AACTGAGGGAGCTACTATTTCGGAAGATTATAACGATGCTTGCACCAATGGAACAATGCGTAGTGCAAATGTACTTACAAGGAATGACGAGTTCTACAAGTATGTAATAGGAGAATAATATAACATTCTGTTTAGCGGACAGACTGTACATCTGTCCGTCTTACAGAGTGTTGTGTTTAGGAAAATTAAAAAGTGTATTTTAAGGGAGGGAAAGTTATGAATAAAAAAGAAGTTATCGCATTTTTTGACTGTGACGAATGGAAATCTACAGACAGTATGCGGCTTATAGCCATAGCAGAAGTTGATAATGCACCTGACATATGGTCAAAAATCAAGAGCGAACATGATTATACAGATGAGGATATGGAAACTTACATCTACACTGAAACATTTACTTTAAATGAGTATGAATAAAAGAGTGATTCTATCAAGGAGGGAAATGTTATGCTGACATTCACTGCAATTAATGAGGACGGCAAGTATATATCATACGAATATAAAACCATTGAAGAATTAAGAAAGGAATACTGGTCAGATAATATTGATATAAATGTACCATCAAACGATTCTACAATAACAGAATGTGACTTTAGAGGTACGCCGCTTTACTTCAATACATTTGCTGATTTAATATCAGTTTTTGGCATCGATAATAAGGAGGATTAATTATGACAGTTAGGGAATTTTTCGCAAATCTAAATCGTATAGTTGCCAATTATAACGTAGCTATGAGGGACGTATCAAGCAGTACAGAACATCGTAATAGTGTTAATACGCTTATGGAAAATGAAGATTTATACAACGATTGGAAAAACGCAACGATATTGTCATGGTACGTTGTAGACAATGAGTTTGTATTGACTGTGCAGAAAGAAACGAAAATAGATAAATGTTGTGAAGTCTTTAGATATTTATTAAACAAAAAGCGTAAAGCTGAGAGTATGCCACATAGTGATGCAATACAGGAGCGAATAGAAACATTGCGTGAAGTAATACGATATATTGAATTTCTCTTAAAGGAGGAAGATGAGGAGGATGAATAATGTTAGAGCCTATGAATAAATCAATGATAGTACAGAAGAACTTATTGAATAAGAAAACTCCTGCAAGGATTAATTATCCACAAGTTGTCCGTGATGACGGAGCAGTATTTGAAGTATGCGGAAGTGATTATTACGGTTGGGAAATTCTTGTGATTTATGAATGGGGTTCGGACAATGTGTTCTTGACTGATGGAGAACGCAAAGGGATGCCACCACCAAAGTTTAAGACCAAAATACAGGCAGTTAAATACATGATAGAAAACGCAGATAGATTTACATTTATGTAATTATGGGAGGGAGGGTATATATGAAAGAAGATGACCTTTATTTTAAGAACGGAAAAATGAAGAAAAAATATATGATGTGTGAGAGCAAGGAATATCTCACGGAAATAAAAAATGTTAACGGATATAAAAGTACAGACGAGATTAATAAATCTTGGGTATGTGCTGGAAATCGTTGCCCTTATTATGGTAAGGGCTGTAAGAAGTAAGGAGGAATTTTAAAATGACACTATATGATTTTATTCGCATGGAAGATACGGATTTTGATACATACGATACAGTATTTGATGCCGAGGTTACGGTATGTGTACCTTACGATGATTCGGAAATTACTGAATGGTATGATAAGTTTTATAACTTCATTATCAAACACGTTGAGTTTAAGGAAAAGATTTCAGAATGTGAGTGTACTGCTGAATGGACAAGCTTCATTACTGACAATCTGGAAGTATTCAGAGAGGCAGCTAATGATATGTGGTATGATGACCGTGTTCCTGATGATAACGATAGCCTTATCTATGAATGGATTAAGGAAATTAATAGCTGGCTTGCTGGATATGTAAGTGAATCAGAATATCAGAAGTTTATGGAAAAGTATGCACCGAGAATGGAGGATTAATATAATGGCAAGATTACATGACCTTATGGGAGAAAAGTTTGGAAAGTTGAGAGTGGTAGGTAGAGCAGAGAACGCTTCTGATGGTCACGCTCAATGGATATGCGAGTGCAGATGCGGAAATATGGTAACAGTTACAAGTCAATCACTTGTTTGTGGAAAGACCAATAGTTGTGGTTGTTTGCGAAAGAAGTTAGTAAGAATGAAATGGAGAGCATCGGTATGTTAAAAAAGAATATAAAGATTATTAAAGGAACATTAAGACCAGAAAAGGAAAAACTTGCAAAGGTTATTCCTTATGGTGGGTTCTATTATGCCTGTGACGATTTCAGAATGGTGCGTTTTGAAGAACTCCCCGATGAACTCCCATTGTTTGAGGACAATGAGCCACGTTTCAATGTGGAATTTGGTGTACTTAGAGCTGCGGAACAAACATACAGAGAGTTTGTAGTGCCATATCCAATTGAAGTGCTAAAGAAATGGAGAACTTGGTTAAGAAAAAATAAAAAGAGAGAACCCTATATATTAGGAATGAGTGGAAAAACTTCTCGTGATTCTGAGCATTGGTTTGGAATTAATATTAGTTATCTTATTGATGCCATTGAAACAACAGGTTCTTATGTGATAAAAGTACCTGAGAGATATACGGCTATGGTAATGGAAGGTAACGGATTCACTTGGTTTATTATGCCAGTCGATGTTAAAGACGGAAAAGATAAAGTGGAAACTGTTATTGACATTCAGTAAATAAAGCTGTATAATATCAATAATAAATGTTTACTATCAAGGAGGATTAATTATGAAACTTATTGAAAAGTTAAATGCAGACTATGCAAGTGGTAAATTCAATGATGGTATGACTTTGAAAGTCACTTACAGCAACAGTGGCAATACATACAGCTATTTTACAAGTGACGGAAATTTTTATGAATCATTCAGACAAGCAACAAATGCAATGAAAATTTTCAGTGACTTCATAAAAGCAAATAACATTGAAGTGACGGAAATTTGCGACAAAGAGCCTATGTGGAATGATAATTGGAGGTCAGAACATCCATTAAATCCTACGGAAAAAGCATCATCTTTTAAATCAAAATGGTAATACGGGAAATCTGCATAGAGTATAAAAATGAAAAGTGTATTTCAATAGGAGGAAAGTTATGAAAAAATTAATGAGAGTTAGAACAAATGCATACGATATGTTAGTAACCTATGACAATGAAGAAAAGATTGCAAGAATTTTACCAGATTCTTGTAAGATTGATATAAGATATATTGGTCTTAAATATGTTGAGGACGATAGTAGCTGGGATGTATTTGAAGATGTAGAAAATATTAATGATATAATCGGTAATGAATCTGAAATAGTTGAAGAAATAGAAGTTGATTTTTAAGAGAGTCCCGAAAAAGAGAACGATGTGAAGGAGAAAATAATATGAGCATAACACTTACAACAGCTTGCGAGAAAAAAGTTATAATCAATATGTCAGACATTATTATTCCGGCTGGAACTGCCGGAGATGTCATTGATATTATTATTGAGGACGGAGAAGTACAGTTCTTATTAGAATTTGTAGACTTAGATACTATTGAGTGGTACTCGGTAGATGAGGTTGAGGAAAAATTCTAAGGCGTAAATATATTAAGATAAAAATGGAGTTGATAAAGATATGTATAACATTATAATCACAAAAGGAAATGACGAAAGAATAATTGATTCATGCACAGATTTATCCAAAGCAAAAGAAGCTAAGAAGCGTTATGAATCAATGTCAAAATATCGAGATGGGCTTATAACTATTGAGGGAAAAACAAGTAAGGGAACTAAAATCTATTAAAAAATGCACCCACTGTCGGGTGCATTTATATTTCTATTGGAGTTTTGCTTTCATCCTTGTTACTGAGATTTTCATTTTCTTCTGTGTAATAAGTAAATAAATCGGAAATTTGGCAATCAAATACCTCACATAACTTACTAATATACTCTACTCGCAACGTTTTTGCAGTACCATTTTCGTATTCAGACAAGGTGGGGAGTCTTATTCCGGTAAGTTTACTTAATTGCTTTTGAGTCATATTACCGTGAACTAATCTTTGTAATCTTATATTAGATTTAAGCATAAACCATTCCTCCCTTGTTTTATTGTGAAAATTGCACAACATTCAACACGAATTTTGTACTTAAAAATTACGAATTTCGTGTTGACATATTACGAATTTCGTGTTATAATAAACACAAACCAGCAGATATATTCTTTATTAGTATTATATCATAAATGTTGGAAATTGTCAAGAATGAAATCAGTGAGGTGAATAAAATGTTACCTAATCACAAAGAAGATAATAATTGTAATATGTATGACATTTCAAACAGACAATCAGTGAGTTATGGTGATATTGATTATGATAGTTTAGTTCCAAAATCGGAATCGGTTAGTGAACTTGAACTTGAATATCAACAGCAGCACAAAGAAACTCAGGGAATGGACGTATTACCGCTTGACTTATATAATGCTATGCTTCATCATTGCTTATTCAGAAAAGATTACAGGTCAGCATTTTGGCTTGCTTGTATGGCTAATACAGGGTTAAGATACAGTGATGCTGTAAAATTTAGGAGAGCGGATTTCATTGACGAGAATGGCAAAATCAGAGATAAGATTCTTGTGCAAGAAAAGAAAACGGACAAGCAGAGAGTTATCTTTGTAAACAAAGCTATAAAAGAAACCTTGCTTATGCTTTTATGGAACAGCGATATAGCTCCTATGGATTTCTTAATCACTTCCAATGCTAATCGCAAGGGATATGAATATGAAACTTATATTGACAAGAACGGTAAAAAGAAAGCGGTTCGCAAGAATGGCAAATATGTTTACAAACTTGACGAAAATGGAAATAAAATTCCTAAACCTCTTTCTCGTAAACAGTCAGAAAACATTATGAAAAAGATTATCATTGAAAGCCTTGGAATTAATTTAAAAAATGATTATCGTTGTAAGAATGAACCTGATGCAGTTAATAAAATCTGTACACACTCTATCCGTAAACTTTACGGTAAAGCTATTACAGATAACTTTATTGCTCAATTTGACAGCAACTCTATGTATGCTCATACGGCTGCTATGAGTTTTTTATGCCAAGACTACGGACATAGTTCAGAAGCAATGACTACAAGATACTCAAAGGATTTTGATAACATTAAAGAAAATATTGTTATGAATATGAACTTGGGATTTGAGGTCATTCATCCGTTCTTTGAGGAAGAACTAATTAATTATTTGAGTAAAAAATAAAAGGTAGGACAAAAGTAAATGATAAACAAAAATAAATCTTCATAGATTACCTATTGACAAACGAGAACAGATGTTCTATAATATAGACATCCACTCAGTTAATATAAATCAAAGGAGAGAGTTGAAATGAATATTTTTAGCTTACTTGGGACTATCCTTGATGGTCTTGTAAATGATACTGTAGTAAAGACAAGAAATGACGGTGATACTGTTAGCATAGAAGCTGAAAACATAAACACTTACATACCCAAAGCAGTTGATAATGACAAGGTGATTTTAAATTTTAGATACAATAGTAAATACAATAATAGGGGAGAATTGTTTTCTATCGTGATAATTACCCCTAACAATGTCGTAACAACATACGAAGTAGGAGAAAAGATTCTTTCAGAAATTTCTTCAATCGGTCTTGATGAAATATATTTTCAAATGTGCGAAGAAATAATGTTATAATATCTTGACATTATGTAAGTTCTATGCTATAATATTTGTACGAAAGGAGTGGTCATATGGTATATCGCTTAGATGATTATAAGAACGCATATCCAAACAGACCTTTAGCTGTTTTAAACAAATTTCAAAATTGTAACAAGAACTTACACGAAATGTCCTTAGATGAACTTAACGATTTTGTAAAGGACTGGAAGCCCAACGATAATCAAAGGACAGTAGATTCTTGGAAAAGAGACATCATTAATTATTTCAAGTGGTTACAGACACAAGGATGTAAAACAGATACGGCAATAATTAGAAAGATTAATTTCCCTGTACTTGAAAAGAAATATTTAATATATTCTACATTGGATATTAGATATTACTATGAGATGCTATTTCAGAAATTAGAGCAGCAAGCTGCATTGACTGGTAAAAATTCTTCTCCAAGCACATACTACATGAGCTATGCTTCGAGCATATTGATGTTTTATGGTTTGTCTGAGGAAGAAATTATAGCTCTTGATTTAAGCGATGTACAGCCAAATGGTATTATAGGATATGAAAACTTAAATATATCAAAAGAAGATATGAAGGTTCTCATGGACTATAAAAATCTGAAAGTGTTATCAAATAATATGTCATTGGTAGGAACTAAATATATTCGTGCTACCGCAAAAAACAAGGACAACATAGATGCAGCTTACTTGTTCAGACCAGTTTCACGTTTGGATTCTTCGTTTGGTGAAATAAAAACCTTGCTTAGACCATTAAATATTCAATTGCTTGGTAAATTTAATCTTGTATTTCAATACGAGTGCAAAAATAATGAGTTAATTGAAATAAATAAAGTAACTCCACAGTGGTTCATGGATATAATGGGAACAACAGCGGAACAAACGGTCATCTGGCATAAAAAAGAATATGTAAAATATCGTCAAGAACGTATTAATAATGAAAAGTCAAAGCCGGAAAGCAAACAGACCGATGCCGATGAAGCTCAAATAAACAGATTAACCGCAGCATTAAACGAAACACTAACACAGATAAATAGCTTGACAAATACTGTTACAGACATTCAGAGCCAAATCGAATTAATTAAAAATAAAAAATAAGTGAAATATACTTGACAAAGTACAAATCGTGTGGTATAATATAAACATAGAGAGAACAGAAAGCTCTGTTTTCTCTATGTTGCTCCGGTTACAAAGTACAAATCGTATTTATTTATATTCCTGTAAAGTATAAATAATATAGATTAGGGTATAGCAAAGAGGTAAGACAACAGATGGTTAATGCGAGTGGGTGTGATAGCAGCACAACCGCCTTTGACACGGTTAGAAACGGGGCAGAACCGTTACTCGCAACCAAATAATAATATTAAAGGAGATGGGTGACATTAATCACATTAAAGAAAAATACGGAGTATATACGATTATTGAGAAATTAAACGAAAGAGCAAAAGATGGACATTCGCTATACATAGGACAGTGTGAGTGCGGTGCGACAAAATGCAGTACATTATCTAATTTTAAATTTCAAGCTGCACAAAAGTGTACGCATTTTATACATTGTGGTAAAATTACTATTCCTTCTGATGCTTTTAAAAATAAGAGGATAGCACATATTTTTTATGGTATGTTGCGTAGATGCTATGACAAAGAGAGTAAAGACTTCAAATATTATGGAGAAAGAGGGATAATGGTTTGCCAAGAGTGGCTTGATAATCCAACTCTTTTCGAGGAATGGGCTGATAACAATGGGTATAAAGAAAATTTAACGATTGATAGAATTTGTGAGAATGGCAATTACGAACCTGATAATTGTCGTTGGACAGTTTTACAAAATAATTCACGATTTAAGTCTAACACTAATTATATTACAGCAACAGTCACTTTAAGTGGTAAGCAATGGGCTTCTTTGATTCCCGATGTTGGTATTAATTATATAAATAGACTTATGCGTAACAAAGGAGAAAAAGAAGTAGTAGATTTTATTGAGTACAAATTAAGGGACAAACGAATATCTTAGCTGACAGCGTGGAAAGACACGCACAAATGGGAGTATAGTTCAGTTGGTAGAATATCTCTTTTTTAATGAGAAAGTCGCAGATTCGAGTTCTGCTGCTCTCACCAGAGCGTACTGAGTACGCAATAAGAACAAATGATTGTTCGAGAGGTTAGTGCGTAGCCTCGCTCAATACGCTCACCATAAACTTCATTTAATTTGTAATACTCCTTTCTGACAAAAGCCGTGTGGCGAGGCTTTGTATCGCCACAAAAATGAAATCTACACTATGCCTTGTGTATAGTTGACCTCCTTCGCCCCGATTGTCGGGGCATAACGGCAAAACAAGGGAAATACTTGCAATGCTGACCAAAACTATTTTATAGGAGGAAATAAAAAAATGAACAACAACGAAAAGATTCAGAGAGCAGAACGACTTATCGCAGAAGCTAATGCACTTCTCGGTGAAGTTAAAGCCAATAGCAGCAACGAGGAAGATGTGATTGCTAAGTATAAAGAAGATTATTGTAAGGATAGGAAATACTATCTTAATAATCAATCTAATGTTGACTTTATAAATATGGGCGACAATTTTGAAAAAGTCAAAAGCCTTACCCAATCTCCATATCAGCATTATCTTACAGAAGAACTTGCTGAACAGGCAAAGAAGATAAAAGACTTCAATGATAAATTATTAGCGTTTAAATATTGCTATGATTTAGATTATAAGCCTGATTGGAGCGATAAGACAAAAAAATATTATGTTTATTATAATGTTTATGATAGCGAATATATAGCTGACGGTTTGTGTTCTATGTGTGAACCATTAGTTTATTTTAGTACAAAGGAAATCGCTCAGAAATGTGCCGATTGGCTTAATTCATTAAGTGAATAATTTTTAAGGAGGAAATAAAAAAATGACATTCGTTGAAATGAGAACAAAAATGCTTGAACACTTTGCGGAGATGACAAAGGATTCAACAGAACTTTTTGAGGTAAGTCTTGACAAGGATAAGCTCTGGGATTTATACCTTGAAAGTTTCCCACCTGAGAAGAACAAGATATTCAGAGAACGTAGAGAACATGATTGTTCTTGTTGTCGCCACTTTATTAAGACAATGGGTAATGTGGTAGCAATCAAGGATGGTAAGATTATTTCTCTTTGGGACTTTGATATTGAGGGTGATGACACATATGAACCTTCAATTAAGGCAATGAGAGAATATGTTCATGAGTGTGCTATCAGAGATGCGTTTTGTACAAAAGAAAGACGTATTGGAACAGAGTACAACAGAGAACTCTCCGATGGTCAGCTTCGCACTTGGGAACATTTCTATGCAGACATTCCTAATAAGTTTGTAATTACAAATGGGGATTCTAAAGAAACAAGACAGGGACTATTTCGTGATACAAGAAACGTATTCAAGCGTTCACTTGACGAGATAACAGAAGAAGCTGTTAATGTCGTTCTTGAACTTATCGCACAGGGTTCTCTTTACCGTGGCGAGGAACATAAGGGAGTTCTTGAAAGGTTTGCAAGTTATCAGGTAAAATACAATCAGCTTACCAATGAGCAGAAAGAAATCTTTGCTTGGGAGTATGCGAGTGAAGCTGGTATAGCTATCGGCAAAATAAGAAATCATTCTATTGGTACACTTCTGACAGACATTTCCGAGGGAGTTGACCTTGATAGAGCGGTAAAAAGTTATGAAGCTATTGTAGCTCCTGCCAATTACAAGCGACCAAAGGCTATTTTTACAAAGCGTATGCTTGAAGATGCTAAGAAAACTATTTCAGACCTCGGTTATATGGATTCATTAAAGAGAAGATACGCAACTCTTGATGACATTACTGTAAACAATATTCTGTTCTCTAACAGGGATTCTGCAAAACGTATTTCTGGTGCAGATATATTTGACGAAATGGCTGCAAGCGTGGCTATTAATCCCAAGAAGTTCAACAAAGTTGAAGAAATCAATATTGAGAACTTTATTGAGAACGTTCTCCCTACTGCACAGGAGATTGAAGTTCTGTTCGAGAACAAACTCGCCTCTAATATGGTAAGTCTTATTGCTTCTGAGAACAAGGACAGTAAAACAATGTTCAAGTGGGACAACAATTTCTGTTGGGCTTACGCTGGTAACGCAACAGATTCAATGAAGGAAAGAGTTAAGGCTGCTGGTGGTAGCGTTACTGGTGATTTAAGATTCTCTATTCAGTGGAATGAGGACGGAAATGACAACTGTGACCTTGATGCTCATTGCATAACACCAATCAATGGTGATGAAATCTATTACGGTCATAAACGAAGTGTTACTCACGGCGAACTTGACGTAGACATAATTCATCCCGATGGTAGGGTTGCTGTTGAGAATATAACTTGGGCTAACAGGAATAATATGAAGGACGGTATTTATAAGTTTTATGTTCATCAGTTTGGTGGTAGTGCAAGGAATGGTTTCAGAGCAGAGATTGAATTTGATGGTCAGATTTATAGCTTTGATTATTCTCATTCTATGAGATACAAAGAAAAGGTGTTTGTTGCAGAAGTGATATTAAAAAATGGTCAGTTCACAATGAAACCTTTGCTTTCAGAAAATAATGTTTCAAGTAGAGAAGTTTGGGGACTGAATACCAATCAGTTTGTGCCTGTATCAGTGATTATGTATTCACCTAATTATTGGGACGAGCAGAAGGGTATAGGCAATAAGCATTATTTCTTTATGTTAAAGGATTGTGTAAATCCTGAGACACCTAATGGCTTCTATAACGAGTTTCTTAATAATGAACTTGACAAACATAAGAGAGTTATGGAGGCTCTTGGTTCTAAGCTTGCTGTCACCAATGCTGATGACCAGCTTAGTGGTATCGGATTTAGTTCTACTAAGCGTAACTCAATTATCGTTAAGGTCAAGGGTAAGACCGAGAGAACATTAAAGATTATTTTTTAAGGAGGAAAACTAATTATGAATATTTTTGAAAGAGCAGTAAGAGAAAAGACACGTTTTGCTTTTAAGGGTAGTATCGGAGTAGAGGAACTTTGGGACTTGTCCCTTACTAACCTTGACACCATTTATGGTAATCTTGAAACAGAGCTTGAAGGTCTGCCTAAGAAGTCTCTGCTCTCCACTAACTCTAAGCAGAGAGAGGAAATCGAGTTCAAGCAGGAGATTATTAAGTATATCGTAGAAACAAAGAAAGCAGAAGCAGAGCAGATGTCTGTTGCCAAGGAGAACTCAGCTAAGAAGCAGATGATTCTTGATATTCTTGCAAAGAAGCAGAATCAGTCTTACGAGAATATGAGTGTGGAGGAACTTACCGCACTGGCTAATAGTCTGTAAGACAAATGAAATAGTGACCGTATGAACAATGCGGTCACTAAAGTTTAATATTTAAGGAGCGTAAATATGAGCAAAACGGCTATTCGTAAAGGAACATTTGAAACTAATAGTTCAAGTGTACATTCAATATGTATATCAAAGAAACCAGTTGGTGCTGTTAAGGGAAAGAAAATTTCATTTTATCTTGGAGACTATGGATGGGAAAATGAAAGCGTTGATGTAGCGGATTATCTTTATACTGCTATTATGTGTCAGAGCAATTCCGAGGAACTTCTCGATAAACTGAAATCAATTCTTGACAAGTATGAAATTAATTACACATTTCAGCCAATAGAAAGGGCTTTTCGTTGGTGGGGAATTGACCACTCAGGAGAAACAATTGATTTTGTAAATGCCGTACTTGAAGATGAGGATTTACTTCTCAGGTGTCTATTTAATGATGATAGTGTTGTATATACAGGCAATGATAACGATGATGCACGTTATGATACCTGTTATCAAGCAATAGAAAATAAAAGTTGTTTTAACCACGAAAAGAATGAATGGGAATCAAAATCAAATCCGTATCACGATGAAAACAATTTTGATTATTTTATAAAAGGAAACTAATAGGAGGATTTGACAATGAAAGAAACAATTCGCAGAGGTATTTTTGAAACCAATTCTTCAAGCGTACATTCGATAGTTATGTGCAATAGTGATGAATACAACAAGTGGCGTAACGGAGATGTATACTATGACCGTTGGAATACAAAATTTGTTAAAGCAAATGATTCAATTCTCAAAGCAAGAGAGTGTGAGTCGTATGACCAAGCATATAGTCTTTATATAAGTGATAAGGAGAATGAGTTTTATAGTGACTGCTATCACAGATTTTTAACTTGGGACGAGTTTTTTAATGACTATGAATATATAGACCATGAAACTTTTAAAGATGAATACACTACCAAATCAGGTGAAACAGTTGTTGCTTTTGGATATTACGGACACGATTAAGGAGGATGTAATGCGTATATTAGGCAGATATAAAAATGGCAATATTACTACAACAATATTAGACGATGGCACAAAGATAAGAAGAACAGAGGATGATGAATTTCGTCCTCTGTATGCCGAAAATTGTGATGTAAAAATTACAGACCATTGCGATGGTGGTTGCCCGATGTGTTATGAAGGTTGTACAGCAAATGGCAAACACGGTCAGTTGTTTGACTATCCAAATCTTATTGAATCACTTCATCCATACACCGAACTTGCCTTAAACGGCAACGACCTTTCACATCCCTTACTTGTACCATTTCTTTTAAAGCTAAAGGAAAAGAAAATAATTGCCAATCTTACAGTGAATCAGATGCACTTTGAGAGATATTATAATTTTATTTGTGATATTGTTGAAAGCAATCTGATTCACGGTCTTGGTATTAGTCTTAATAATCCTACTGACAACTTTATCACTAAGGTTAAACACTTTCCTAATGCGGTAATTCATACTATTAATGGTGTTCTTACACAGATACAAGCAGAGAAGCTGGCTGATAATGATTTGAAAATTCTTATTCTTGGATATAAATATATGGAACGTGGAGTTAGCTATTATCTGGACAATGAGAATGAACTAAAGGCAAATCAGGCTTGGCTGTATAATCATCTTGATGAACTCACACAGAGATTCAAGTGTGTTTCTTTTGACAACCTCGCCATCAAGCAACTTGATGTCAAGAGATTAATGTCAGAAGAAGAATGGGAAACGTTCTATATGGGTGATGACGGTTCGTTTACATTCTATATTGATATGGTTGATGGCACTTTCGGTAAGAATAGTCTGACACCAAAATACAAACGTATTCCCATTGGTGATAAAACCATTGACGAAATGTTCGAGATTGTAAGAAATAATAATTGGGACTAAGAGGATAAAAAATGAATAACTTTATTAAGCTAAATAAACGTAATGATTACATATCTTTTGTAGAAGATACGAGAGATTGCTTTGAGTGTCCAGAAGAATGGGAGAATTTCTTTGGGTTCTGTTTGGAGTGCGATGACGATGGCAACGAACTGGAAGATATTTGGAGTTATTCAAAGAATAATAAATTTGAAACCGAACCTCTTGAAAATGAATATCCTGTTGTTGCTTATTGTAACATTGATAATAGTGCTGATAGATTTGGTAGTTTTAATATAAGAATATTTGATTATATTCCTATGAGGAAGTTGGCTGTAAATGGACAAAGATAAAAGGAGAGATTAGTATAATGAGCAGAAGTTTGGCACATATCGAAAGAGTAGAATGGATTAAACCTATTGAGGGTAAAGATAGAATTGTTCTTGCTGGTATTCTTGGCTGGCAAGTTATTGTCAAGAAAGACGAATTTGAAGTTGGTGACTGCGTTGTTTTCTGTGAGATTGATTCAGTATTTCCCGAAAAGCCTGAGTTTGAATTTCTTAGAAAGAATAAGTTCCGTATTCGCACAATGAAAATGGGTGGAGTTCTTAGTCAGGGTATTGCTTTTCCACTTTCAATTCTTCCAGTTAAAGAATATACAACAGGAGAAGATGTTACTGAGCTTATAGGAATTACACAGTATGAACCTACAATGGATAAAGAAATTTCTCATAAAGAGACACAGCCTGTAAAGCATTATCCTGAGTTTTTAATGCGTTGGAAGTGGTTTAGAAAACTTGTTCTTCCCAAGAAGCAGTATAAGGGGTTTCCCACCTTTGTAAGTAAGACTGATGAAACAAGAATCCAGAACGCACCATTCTATTTGGATATGGATTGCAACTGGATTGCTACTGAGAAAGTAGATGGTCAGTCAGGTACTTTCACCTTACAGCGTATAAAGGGAAAGCATTTTTGGAACAAGGATAAATATGATTTTGCTGTATGTTCACGCAATTTAAGACTCTACACCGAAGATAGTTCATCTTATTGGACAGTGGCAAATAAATATAATATTAAGGACGTTCTTCTTTCTCTTATAGGAGAGAATGAATGGGTTTGCATACAAGGTGAGTGTATCGCCCCTAATGTACAGAAGAACAAATACCATGTTGACGAACCAGACCTTTATGTATTCAATGTTATTTTCCCAAATGGAAGAATGAATAGCATTGAAGCCAAAGCTCTTATGTCAGACAAGGGGTTAAAGTTTGTACCAATTATAGATGAATCAGTATCTTTAAAGGGAATGACAGTTAATGAAGTTCTTACCTATGCTACTGGTAAATCAGAATTATATGATACTTTGCGTGAAGGAATTGTACTTCGTTCACTCGATGGCAAGCAGAGTTTTAAGGCTGTTAGTCCTGACTTCCTGATTAAAAATGAGGAATGAATAAACGTCTGTCCAACTTAATGCTCTTAGCTAATTTCCTATCCACTTTATTTTATTCCGTATCATATCCGTACATTTATGCTGAGACAATTAAGGTAGTTCCACATTCGTATATAGGAATTGAACAGATACTTGCTTGCCTCGGCACAATTATATTTTGTAGGTTATGGAACAAACATAGTGATAGATTATTTGAGCATTATAGATTGTTTTTGTGTGCTGAAATTATAGCAGACATAATTCTTTTTACTGATGTGCTGATAAGAAATGATTTGAGCTTTTATTTTCTTTTAAACATCATTATCTTCTCGGTGATTACAAGAAACCTATGTTGTGCAAGTACAAAAATGAGAGCAAAAGTAAATCCTACTGAAAAAGAACGAGAACAGTATGATAACAATTCAAATATGGTTTGCTCTATTGCAACATTAGTTGGTGCTGGTGTTGCGATAGTATTTGATTTCGATTTACGATTATTGTTTGTGCTTGCCTTTGTGGGAAATGTAATTGATAATGTGTTCTATTTATATATTTACAAAAAGATAAAGGAGTAACAGTATGATACCTCAGATTGGCAATGTATATTATTTTCAAAGTGCGAATGGGTGGGATTTCGGATTCTTCCGAGGCGAACCTACAGGAGAAGTTCGTTTTGTAAAAGAAGTGAACAAGTATGTATATGTATTTAGGGGCGTAGATAGAATCATAGGAGCAATTGAAAACGAAGATGAAATTGAGTCTGAGTACGGAGAGTTTAGGGCATTTGAAGATATGATATTTCCTACTTACGAACAGCTCATATCTGAAATTAACAAACGCCACGAAGAACAGGTTAAAGAATATTATGATTCTATTAAAAACTTGCATGACCTGATGGAATTTCCCCTTCATAATTGTATTAGCTGTGCAGAAGAATACACAAATTGGGTAGCAAGAGAAGCATATATTAAAAGAGCAAGAGACTTTGGTCTTGAATATGACGAATAAAGGAGCGAGAAAAAATGAGTATAACAAGCTGTCCAATTTGCGGTACTCACGACATAGATTACATTCACTATTCTGATTACGGAATTGGTGTAGTCGAGGAATACGTTGATTGCAAACATTGCAACTACTCATTTGAATACGCCTATGGTGCTTATCGAGAATCATTTGGTAGGTATGAGTTTCATTGGGGTTATTCAATATTCAACAAAGACAATGGTGAGATACGCAAGTTCTTTATGCCGATATACAAAGCTAAATTTATGGAGCGTAGAAAGTGGCATAAGGGTTTGAGAAAATGGCTCAAAAGGAGTGAGGTGACTTAATGTTTATTACAGCGACTAATGATAAAGCCAGCATATTGTCAGGGATTATAAACTGCATAGGAAGTTCAGATGCAAAGGTAACTATGGTTATAGCTTCTAAAAGACCTATTGAAGATATTCTTTATATTACAAAAGAGATTCTTTATATCCTTGAAGATACTCAGGATTGCGACTATAAAATCTTAACCAACCGCACTTATTTTTGTGTTGAGTTTGAAAATGGTAGCGTGTTTGAAGTTAAATATTATCAGCCTAATGCTCGTGGCAAAAGGGCAGATATGGTTATTCTTGATGATGGTATTCCAGAAGAAGATAAAAGGGTTCTACTTGATTATTGTAATGCAATAGATAGGAGTTCTTATTGTGGATAGTAAATTTAAAGCTTATATGACAAGAGTATTATGTAAAGAGCTTTGTATAAAGTATGGTTATAACGAAAAGGAATGTCAGGCTTATATTAAAGGCTATCGTGATTGCCAAGAGTTTATGGATAAAAGACTTTCGTTTGATGGCACTGGCAAAGAATTATTTAAAATTAAAATTGACGAGGAGGAATCTTAATGAGCGAGTGTTGTCATAGAAAAGCCGTCAGATTTAAGATTGGCGAAGAATTAGCTTGCAGACTTTTAAAGGTCGATAACAGATGGGACATAGAGGATTTACTCAAAGCTCCATTTGAAATTGCTCCAACCAAAGAATTTTTCATTGACTATAATTTGCCTTGTAGTAACGATGCAGAAGGTGATTGGGGCAAGGTAAGAACTTTGTCCGCATCTGAATATAGCAAATACGAAAAGTTATTTAATGAATTATTCGATTATCAATTAAGATGTTATCCTGATGATTTTAGACTTGTTGAATACAGTTGGTATGACGGCGTAGAAGCACCAGATTATTTTGTATACTGGCTTGACTGATTGGAACGGGAATAAGATATTCGAGGGAGATATAATTAAATCTTATCATAGTGGAAAGCCTATGGGCGTGGCTGCCATTTATGGGCAAGACTCGTCATTTTGGTGTGACTTATTAAATGGCTTAAAATATGATTGCTGTGACACTCTTGACGAATGGGATTGCGAATGTGGTCTTGAAATCATAGGCAACATTTTTGATAATAAGGATATAGTTGATGCAAGAGAATGGTCAAGAGATGGTGAATGGTTGGGAGGTGAACTATGAGCAGAGAGATATTATTTAGAGGTAAAGTTAAATTACCAGACAACTATAGAGGACATAATCTATCGTATCGAAATGGAGATTGGGTATACGGATTAATGAACTCTAATGAAAGCATAAGGGGAATCTTTGTAGACACAAACACTATAGGACAGTATACAGGATTGACTGATAAAAATGGCACTAAGATTTTTGAAAATGACATTTTACAAGTAAATTACCACGGTGATGAAATAGGTCGAGTGTGTATCTATTATAAATTTGCAATGTATCTTTGCAGTACAATTTGTGGGGATATAGATTTTGATACACTTGGGATGCTTAACGCTAATTATCAATTAGAGGTCATAGGTAATGTTTATGACAATCCAGAATTATTACAGGAGAACAGCTAATGAGAGGTAATCTTTATAGAGCAATGGACGAAATATTATTCAGAGCGAAAGCTATAAACCGTGACTTTGATAGAGAATATAGAGCCAATTATAAGAACGGTGATTGGGTATATGGTCTTATAACAAAGTCATACGATGAACGCTTTCCGAAACTTTCTGCTGAAATGAGAAATACCGATGGAATTAGTGGGATTGAAGTTGACTATAAGACAATAGGAATGTGGACAGGCAAACTTGATTGTGAAGAAAATTATATATTCGAGAACGACATTCTTCAAGATGTTGATACAGGGGAATACGTAGTTGTTCAATGGTTTTCAGAACATTCCTCTTTTATGGTTTGGCGAATAACTATTAATAAGGTAGAGTTCCTATATTCTTTTCTTGATTCCAAATACAAAAAATTAAAAGTTATAGGTAACGTATATGATGGTCAGAATTTAATAGATAAAGTAATGGGGGAGTTTGATTATGAATCGTGAACCAGTTCCTATTGACGAGATTGATGGCTATGTTACCAAGGATTCTATGTATAGACTAATATCTCAATACAAACGTGAAGGTCGCATTTCACAAGCAACGGCACAGGATATGTGTAATGCAATCGCTTATTCAATTGGAGTAGAAAGAACCAAAGACAGATGGATATGGGATGCTATGTGTCTGTTCAAAACCATACAAAGCTGGTTTACAGAAAACAAAGTGTCATTCACTATGCTTTTAAGGGAAATTGATAATAAGAATATAGAGTATCTTTATAATGAGATAGATAATCTTTATGAAAAATATAAGGAGATAACACAATGAGTATAAAATTTCCAAACGGAATAAATATTTTCTTTGGAGATGCAGATGTTTTAGACGCAGAGTCATTTAAAAAAATAATATATTACCCTTGCAGCCATGCATTGCCAAACGAAAAACTTGAATGGGTGCGTGACCAATTTGAAAATAAATCTACATTTATGCAGGATGTATCAATAGTAACTAATGATATAATAATTCTTAACGCATTAGATGTATTCTTACATAAATATGGTATGTGGGATGACGTTGGTTTATACATTATTCAAGATGAAGTAAAAAAAGTGAACGAGACAGAGGAAATTTATTCACTCATATACCGAACCTTACAGGACTTAGAAAATATTGAATGGGAATAAGGTGCAAATCATCATTCACATAATGTTTAATTAAGGAGGATAGAGGATGGCAAAATGCGATGAAGAAACAATGTGCGTGGTATGTCCCCATAGATATTGTATTGATGAAGAAGAAATGTATCAGAGATTAATTGAAGATACAAAACATCAGGTAGAAAAATGGGGATTAAAATGGATTAATATTTGGTTTGAAAAGGATGATACTATTGCGTTAAAGGCATTTGAACGGTATCGTGAATGGTTAAGAGGGTGCGGATATGAAGGCAATCAACCATCATATAAAGAATGGTTAGTATATACTGTCGATTCACATAGACCTGACAGAGGATGCGGATGTCACAATGGTACTTTTTATTTTCATAAGATAAAAGAATAATTCTATAGGAGATGGTATAGATGGCTAAAATAATATGCACCAAAGATGAATATGACAAGTTATCAACTGTATTAACTGACAATCCTGAGTTTCTTGCAAATATAAGTATTCTTTATGATATTGTTGAAAAATCACCTACTATACCAAAAGATTATTTATACGATACTGAAACAAATGAATTTTATGTTTATCGTCATAAATATACAGGTAATGAAATTCATATTGTAAAAGAACCATCAATATATCTCATATGTGATTTTTAAAGCGAGAATTTGCCTATATGTCGTTATTTAGAAAGAGGTATTTTTTAAGGAGTGATGATAATGTTTGATTGCATTTATAGAGATGAAGTCAAGCAGAAAATAAAAGAAAAAATAGAGTGCCTTGATTATGTAAGAATATTGAGCAAGGGAAATGTTGAGACACTTAAACAGATTGAAATATTTAAAAAAGTGCTTAATCAAATTTGTTGTGATATTGATAATATAAGAGCCGCAGATGTACAGCCCGTGAAATGTGGATATTGGATATGGGACGGCAACAAAGAAGAATGTATATGCTCAGAGTGCGGAAAAGGTAATTTGAAATACTCTACAGTATTTTGCCCTGACTGCGGAGCAAGAATGGACGGTGATATAGAATGAAAGAATGGATAGACTTATCTTTGCGACTGATAGGTTTTGCAGTAGTTGTCTCAGCAATGATAATCAGTATTCGTCTTATTTTCGACAAGTATATCAGAGGTACGTTCTGTAAACACAAGTATACAGTTCAAGGCAGACTAAAAATGAGGAAAGAAAACATTCTTTTCTTAAAATGCAACAAGTGCGGAAAAGAAAAAGATATTGAGATATATGATGACAAACTCACAATAGAGTTAAAAAGAGAGGTTGAAAAGGATGGCGATACAAATGGGCTGTTATATACAGGACAAAACGGCAGAATTTAATAAGCGTATTGATGATGCGTTTACAGAGCTTGATACTCAAAGAAACAGTAAGATACATTACTTAAAAGGATATGCAATGTATCACAAAAAGGAAAGGGTTGCCAATAACAAAGCAATCAAAGAGCAGGAGGCTGAAAATGTTTGATACAATAGGTGGGTTAAGTGATATGATGTTTCATATAGCTATATATTTGTTTTTATGGCGTATTCTTTCCGAATTGATTGATATAAAAGAATGTTTAAAAAGAAAGGAGAGTGATGCTAATGACGATTGAAGAAGCTATAAAGGTACTCAGACAGCATAACGTAAAAGGTGCGTCAGTATTGAGAATCACAAAAGGACAGGCATTAGAAAAAGACCTGCTTGCACAGGTATTAGATAGCTGTATTCAGCTTATTTCCGAAAAAGCTGAATACAAACGACTGTTGAAAGCGGCGGTTGAGGATATGAACAAAGAAGCAGACTGTGGTATATGCCTACACGACAATGACGGTGAGTGTCCGATAGAAGTAGCAGCTTGTAAATTTAAGTGGAGATACGCTGACGAAGCCCTCGCTCTGATTGGAGATAATGTAAATGGGATATAAAGCATATAGTGATAGCTACCTTATGTCATTGACAAAGGCTGAGATTATAGAATTGCTGCGAGTTACAGAACATAACTTCTTTGCAACGGAAGAAGCCTTGAATAATTCTGCAAAGGCAGGAATGGAGATAGCAGAGAAGTATGAAAAGGCAAAGCGACTTTTGAAAATGGCAGTAGAGGATTTAAACTTTAATACTGTTTGTTTTAATTGTGATACTTGTAAAGTGTGTGCTAAAAAATACGATATATCCTGCGAAGAAAAGTTTAAGTGGTATTATACTGACGAAGTCGAAAAACTAATTAAAAGTTAAAGGTTACATTTTAAAAGGAAGAAGATGAAGGACTATGTTTGAACCAGACCTCTATTGGATTGACCCAAAGAGAGAACTACCGAAATGTAACCATTCAGATGTAATTGTACTTTATAATGACGAGTGCTATATGGCGGTATTCGTTGGAAATAACAACGCTAATATATTTATCATCAAGCACAATGACTGTCCATACATAAAGCAGAGTACAGATATACAAGGATGGTTGCCAATTCCCAATAAGGAGAACATCAGATGATAAATGCTACATTTTATGAAAGGAGTTGAGTAGTATGAATAAATCTTTTCATTTGTATCTCGATAATGACAGTGCAGATATTCTTCATTCTTATGCCAAAACAAAAAAGGCAATCGATGAGAACTATCCAATAATAATGACAACTCAAATATTATTATGTAAAACATCCTTAATTGAGAAAGGGTATCGTATATTCGTATATCCGAAGATTGGAGAACGATTTGAAATAACACTTGGAGCTTGTGAATGTACAAACAAAGAAATACGGATGGGTCACAATATAGCTAACTTAATAGTTAATGGTGAGTTCTATCGTGACGGAATGGTATTGCTATGAATCGTGAACATAAAAGGAGTTGTAAAACATGAGTGAATATACCGATGTGGATATGCTAAAAAGCCTTGTGAGAACAGTTGAGTTGCTTACCGAAGAAAACAAGGAGTTGCGACAAGAACTAAAAGAGTTGAGAAGCAATTATGGTTATTGTACACAACTCACCAACGAACAGAAAGAAGAAATTGAAATGGTTTGGAAGAATTTTAAGGAGGGCAGACAATAATGAGATACGTTGCAGACGATGGTATGGAGTTTGATACAGAACAGGAATGTCTTGAATATGAAAATAAGCAAATGAAGATTAAAGATAATTTTGTTTTGTACGATAAAGACTTTAATAAAATAGATGATATTAACGATACTGACAATTATGAGTATATTTATATTATTTCTGATGTTCAAGGAGTTGCAGAATATCTTCACTATTGGGTTGGCTTTAGCGATGGATTAAACGATATAGGTCTTTTCTGGTTGAACAATGAAGGGGAATGGGAATCTGTAAATGACTTAATAGACTATCATAAAAAGGAGCTTGATAGACTTATAAAAGCGGTTGATAAAATACAGCCATTTAAAAAGTCTTGTGAAACTTGTAAGTATTTTCATGAATCGACTCAGTGGTGCAGTCGGTATAATGATACAACATACTCCACTAATTGCACTCGGTATGAAAACAAGGAGGGTGATTAAATGTCAATTAGCTTAGCTAATAAACAATCTATAAGGTGTCCTTATTGCGGTTCGCCTATGATATGGACATTTGAACGTGATGATATAATAGGTGATTATCCAGTATGTTTTTGTGATAGTTGCAAGATAACTATAAAAGCAGAGAATGATAGTCCATATATGAACGATGACAAAACAGCAGAGTATCTTGTAGATAAACTCATATCAGCTTGCAAGCGAAAGGTTAAAGTCCATAAACGACCAAAGTGTAGTTGCTGGCAAAAGGGACATTGGTACATAAAAAATATGGACACCTGTCTGGGAACGAGAGAGCAAGACCCTTGTGACTGCAAGGGAGATATAAGAAAATGCAATTATTATCCTGAGAAAAGAGGTAAAAAATAATGAAAAATAAGTTTAAAGTCGGGGATAGAGTAAGAATTAAACAGTGGGACGAGATGGTTAAGGAATTTGGACTAACTGTCGATGGCTACATCCCATTTACTAAAACTTGTGACATAACGTTTACAAATTATATGGAACACTTATGCGGAAGAACAGCAACAATAACAAGTATCAATTATAAGACAGAGGAAGTTGACCTTGACTTTGATGATAAATCGGGAGATACTAATTGGTGCTTCTTTTTGGGTGCTATTGAAGCTATTGAAGAAGAAAAAGCAATGGATAAGCAAGAAAGAATCAAAGAGCTTAAAAAGCAGATTGAAGAAATTAACGCTGAGATTAATGAACTTGAACGAGATGATACTCTTGAACAGTACGAGAATGATTTGAGTTGGGCGGTTAAAAGATATACTTTAGATGAATTTGGTCGTATTAAAATATTAGAACCTATTGTTGGTTTTGATGCAAATGAATACAATCCATATTGTCATTATATGACAGAGGAATATGTCAATAAAGCAGCTCGGATGAAGAAGTTCAACGATATGCTTATGGCATTTAAGTGGTGTTATGACAGAGATTACGAGCCTGATTGGACAACAGATTGTGCTAAGTATTGTGTTGTTTATAATTTTGATGCCAACCCCAAGCGTTATTATGTTAATTGGAGTTATGCGTATAGACATAATGCAATTTATTTCAGCACAAAGGAAATCGCACAGAAATGTGCAGACTGGCTTAACAACATTGACCCGAACGTTGAGCTTATGGTATAAAATTTTTTCAGAAAAATTTCAAAAAACGCTTGACAAAGTATAAATAATATAGTATAATAATATATGTACTTTAAAGATTATTTTTTATATATCTACAAAGTAAAAATCATATAATTGAAAGGAAAGAATTAAAATGGCAGAAAAGAAGAACAACGCACCTCACGACCTCCAGCAGACAAAAGGAAAGTTCCAGTTTAGAGGTATTGTAACAGGAACAGGCAAAGACAACTTCTATGTTGACAAGAACACACGGACTGGTAAGCCGTTCAGAGCAATCTCTTTTGGTGTCGAATACGACAAGGACAAGAAGGATTATATCTCTCTTAATGGCATGGAGAAAGACAAAGTTTCCTTCTCTAAGAGAGAAACTGTCGATGGCAAGACAAAGGTAACTACCGAGAAAGTTGCTTGGAAGGACAGATTTAATTTTAAGAAGGAAGGATTCGGTCTTATAGGTGTAACTCTTGGACTCGAAAAAACAATAGACTCAAAGGGCAAGGAAGTAAACAAGAATGTAACTCTTGTTGAATTTGATGCTTGTGACCATATCAAGAATTATCTTGAAGATGGACAGAGCGTATTTGTAAAGGGCAATATTGATTATAGTACATATGATAATAAGCACTATACCAAGTTTGTTCCCACTCAGATTTCTCTTTGTTCTAAGGATGTTGATTTTGAGGACGAGAAGTTTGAGCCTAATCACCAGTTTACACAGCAGATAGTGTATATGGGTATTAGCAAGGATAAGGAGTGTAAGGATAAGGACAGATTCATTATCTCAGCTAAGATTATTGGTTATAGCTCAATCGAAGATGTAGAGTTTGTAACTTATAAGCCTAAGCTGGCTAATACATTAAAGAAAGTTCTTAAACCTTATAATGCTATCACGGTATTTGGTGATATTGATGTAAATGCTTCTGTTGAGACAGTCAAGGAGGAGGACGATGAATGGGGCGATTCCAATAAAATGGACAAGATTAGCAGTCCTTTTGTAAGAGAAATGGTTGTTACTGGTGCTGATAAGGAAAGCATTGATACAGAACTCTATTCCGAGGAGTCTGTTGAGAGTGCTATCGCAAAACTGGCTAACAAAGACAAGGCTAACAAGGAATTTGGTAGCAGCTCTGATGACGATTGGGAGAGCGTTGATAGTAGTTCTGGCGATGACGATGATGACGAATGGGATTAATTTCCCATTCGTTCATACGAAAAAATATTAATGTAATACAAAGGAGATTATAATTATGGCAACAGCTCGTAAGGCAAGCAAAACACAGAGTAAGATAGCAATGGTTCTTTATGGAGAACAGTTTACAGGAAAGTCAACTATGGCTATGCAGTTAGCATATTTTAAGCGACCTGACGGAAAGCCATTTAGAATACTTTACCTTGACCCTGAGAGTGGAAGTATTGACGATTATCTTCCTGACCTTGAAGCAAATGGCGTAGACCTTGGTAACATTTATATTGTTTATACTCAGTCTCTTGGCGAAGTACAGTCGTATATCAAGAAAGCAAGAAATGGCGAAGATTATTATGAACTTGATGATGACGGTAACGAAACTGACGAAGTAGTTGTTGATGCAGATGGCGAACCGTTCAGACCTGACGCTATTGTGATTGACGGTACAACTATACTCAACCTTTCTACCAAGCAGTCTCTTGTGGAGTTCTCTAAGAAACGTAACAGTGTAAAGGCAAAGGCACAGGGACTTGTAGGAGAGGAAAGACTTGTAAAGATTGAAGGTGCTGGTCTTGAACTTAAAGATTATAATACTATTAACTTTAAAGGACAGGATTTGATTCTCGACCTTATGGCTTGTGGTAAGCATTTTATTGTTACAGCGAGAGAAACAGATGAAAAGGTTTCCGTAAAACAGGCTGACGGTTCTGTAACCAGCGTTGCTACTGGTAGAAAGAAGCCCGATGGATTCAAAGACCTCGGATATAATGCAAAGACAGTAATCCGTATGTTCCGTGATGAAGATGGTCAGGTATGTGCTCACGTTGAAAAGGACAGAACGCACGTTCACGAAGATAACGCAATTCTTGTTGACCCTACACTTGTTGATTGGCAGAGTGTAATTGACAAGACAGCAAAAAACAAGGAGTTTGTAGTAAAGAATAGTCTTGTGCAGTCAGTTGAGAAAGAACAAGATATTTACGCAAGAGAAATTCTGGGTAGTGCAGGAAAGCCCGTAGACAATACAGAAGATACTCCTAATGAGTCCAATAATTCAACAGACGAACTCACTTCAATCAAGGAACAGATTTCTGCAATTCAGAAGTCCCTTAATCCTGTACAGAAGTCAAAGGCAAAGGCAGCTCTTACAGAAGCAGGACTTCCTACGGCTATTAAGTCAGTAACAGACATTGAGGTTCTGAGAAAGTGCTTTGAAATAATCTCAAATATTAAGTAATAAGGTGTGAATAAATATGGCAAGGATTAGCAAAGAAGAAAAGGCAATGCGTGATAAACTTATTGAGTTTATATATTCCGAGTATGGAGTAACCACTTTACCCAAATACTTCTTTGTGAACCTTGCCAAAATTTATAATGGGACATACTCTAAGAATCTTAAAGAACCTATTCCTGTTGAAGATTTAAGTGATATGTGGCATAAAAAAATGGACTTCCTAAACAAAACGTATGAATACAATATGCAACACGGCAAGGAAATGTACGGAACTCAGCGAATCGCATACGACCTTGCAATTCTTATCAATAAATATGATTCATACAAGCGATGGAAAGCCAAACAAAATGCTATACACGAACAAGAAAAGTCGTATGTTCAACAACAGGCTAAGATTAGAGTTGTTAAACCTAAAATTCAAGTCCCAGAAGATGATGATATAAGTGATATTATAGACGAGATATAAAGGACGGTGATAAATATAGAAGCCGTAAACAATGTAACAAATGAAATACTTTTCGTAGGAGCTGTTTACAAGAATCCAGAATTGCTGGTAGATTATATACAGCTCGTCAAAAGTAAGTATGATTTCTACGATGAAGCTACAAGGTTCTTTTATGATAGTGCTGAGATAATATACCAGACACGTTCACAAGAGTTTAAGAATACTACCATTACTACTTATATGTCAGAGGACAAGGAACGACTTGCTTTGTTTAAGAAGTATGGTGGTAATAAAACCCTTGAAGAATGGAAGAAATTAGCACAGTTAGAGAATCAGAAAAACTATTATGACATTCTTAAAAAGTATTCTCTGCTTAGAGAGTATCAGCGTAAGGGCTTTGATGTGTCAGGTATTATAGCTCACAAGAAATTTGAAACATTCAATGCGAATGATATATATAGATTAGTCAGAGGCAAGGCTGACAAAATACACACTGTTATTCTTGGTAGTTCTGAGACTGAGGTTTTAAATAAAGGCACTAAGCAAACATTACTTGACCATATGGCAAAACCGAGTATGGGATTACAAATGCCATTTGCTATCCTCAATGATGTGTTTAGAGGAATGAAAACTAAAACTCTTATGGTCGGTGGAATGGTATCAAATGCAGGAAAGACACGTTTTATGGTAAAGCTCATAGCATATATCGCTTTAGTAATGAGACAAAAGGTATATGTTATGATTAACGAAATGACGGTAGAGGAGATGCGAGACTGCCTAATCACAAGTTGCGTAAATAATCCTGAATTTCAAGAATTACACGGATTCAAAATAAGTAAGAAAGAAACTGAGCTTGATATGGGTCTTTACAAAGATAAAAATGGCGATTTTATTTACAGGGCAGTAAACGAAGAAGGAGAACCATTAGAATCCGATGATGCTTATATCAGGAGAGTTGAGCGAGACAGTGAAGAATTTAATCAGATAATGCAGATAGCAGAATGGATTGATTCAGAGTTGCAGACTTCCATATTTATAGATGATGTATCTGATGCCTATGACGATAAGACACTTGAATTTAAAATTCGTAAAGCTAAGATGACATTGGGTTGTAATTACTGGTTTTACGATACATTCAAATCAGATATGGATGATACTGGCGATTGGGCTGCAATGCTTGTCTCTGCTACAAAGCTGGCAACAGTAGCCAAAGAAACAGAAACCTTTGGTTATTTGTCGATACAGTTATTAGACGAAATTTCGAGTGTTGACCCAGACAGAGTTTCTTCAACCCATATTGCAAATTGTAAGGCTATTAAGCGTGTAGTGTATACAATGATGCTTTTTAAAGAAATCCTTCCAAGTGAATTTAAAAAGTATGGTTATCTGCAAGTTGATGAAAATTGGGGAGAGGCACAGATAAAACCTTTGGTTGAAGGGCATAGGTACTATGCTTGTAATGTAGATAAGAACAGATTTGGCAGAAAACCAAAAGTGATATTTGAGCTTGACCTCGATAAGAACACTTGGTTCGAGTTGGGTGAGTTAGTACGAAAATAAAATGAAACGAGGTAAAGAGTAAATGGATATACCAGCAATGAAGGAATACATATTAGAAAATAATTATGCTCCTGTTATTCTTGAAAAGTTGGGCTGTCATCATATTAAAGATAAAGGGGACTATATAAGCTGTGCCAACAAAGATGGGGACAACCCCAACGCAATCACTCTTTACCTTAATACCAACCTTACGGTTGTTAATTATACACGCACTTTAAATATAAATAAAAAATCGCACGATATATTTGACCTTGCAGAATTTTATTTGAATATAAATTTCTTTGAAGCTGTCAAACAGATATGCGATTGGATAGACCTATCTTACTATAAGGACTGGAATGAGGACTTACCTGAGAGCTTGCGTATAACTAAGTTGCTTATGGAACTTGATAATACGACAAGCATAGATACTGATGATAATACTCCATTGAAGCCTATTCCAGACCACGTTCTTTCTTATTATTATCCGTATGTAAATGATATGTTTAAGAATGATGGCATATCATACGAGATACAAAGACTATTTGAAATAGGGTATGATGACCAAACAAACAGAATAACAATACCGATTAGAGATGAACTTAATAATCTCGTAGGCGTTAAAGGGCGATTATTCAAAAAAGAATTGAATGATGATGACCTAAAGTATCTTTACATAGAGCCTTGCAATAGAAGTAAAATTCTATATGGCTTAAATGTCGCATTGCCATATATACAGCAATGCGGATTTGTGTATGTGTTGGAGAGTGAAAAGGGAGTAATGCAGTTGTGGTCTATGGGCATATACAATTGTGTTGCTACTGGTGGTAAAAAGGTATCACAGTATCAAATAGATATGCTTAGTAGATTGTGTGTTGATATTATATTCTGTTTTGATAAGGATGTAGAGCAAACAGAACTTGAAGAACTGACTGACCGCTTTATTGAAAGCGTTAATATATATGCGATTATCGATAAGAATAATATACTTGAAGAAAAAGAAAGTCCGTCAGATAATCCAGATAAATTTGTAGAATTAGAAAGAAATAATAAATATAAGATTAAGTGAGGTTTTGATATGGAATATAAACTTATAGGCACGAACGATTATGATAACCCTTTACAGACTTTTCTCGGTAATAGGGGAGTTGAAGATATAAATGGATATATTAATGTAAGTGAAGATGTGGTTATTCCTTATCAGAATCTCACTGACATAGATAAAGCAGTTGACCTTTATCACAAACATATTGAAAACAATTCAAATATAACAATAGTCGTGGATGCCGATGTTGATGGATATACAAGTGCAGCTATGGTATACTCATATACTAAAAATCTGAATCCAGAATGTAAGCTAACATATCTTATACACACAGGTAAACAACACGGATTGACCGAAGATATTGTTGTACCAGAAGATACACAGCTTCTTATTATCCCAGATGCAGGAACTAATGATACAGAACAGTGCAAGGCTCTTAAAGAAAAAGGCGTTGATATAATTATATTAGACCATCACGACAGGGAAATTGACAATCCTTATGCTATTATAGTAAACAATCAGTGTAGTGACAACTATGAAAACAAGGAATTGTGCGGTGCAGGAATCGTTTACAAGTTCCTTCAAGCTGTGGACGAGGAGTTATGGAATGAAGATGCTGACAACTATCTTGACCTTGTGGCTCTTGCAAATATCTCAGACAATATGGATGTTCGTTCTTGTGAAACTAAATACTTAATTTCTAAAGGACTGGACTTTATCAATAATGCTTTCTTTGAAAAGTTGATAGAAGTTCAATCGTATTCATTACCAGAAGTTGATATAATAGGTATTCAGTTTTATGTAACACCGTTGATAAACGCACTTGTTCGTATGGGTTCACAGGAAGAAAAGGACATTATGTTTAGAGCGTTTATTGGTGATGAGTCAGAAACATTTGAATACAAGAAGCGTGGAGAAAAAGAATTTACACAAGAGAATATTTATGAACACGCTGCACGTTTATGTAACAACGCAAAAAGAAGGCAAAAGACCTTAGTTGATAAACAGCTCCCTAAGATTATTGAACATATAGAAAATAAAGAACAGGACAAGCACGAAGTAATTATTACTAATGTTACTGATTATGTTGAGAATACTATGACTGGTGTGCTGGCTATTAAGGTGGCTGAGTATTTTCATAAACCTACTATCTTATTGAGAGACAGAGGAAATGACGTATACGGTGGCTCAGTAAGAGTTCCAGATACAAGTCCGATAGAAAATTTTAAAGATATGTTAAATACTATGACATTCTTCTCTGCACAGGGACATCCATCAGCTTGTGGCACTACAATCTTTAAACATAATATAAAAGAAAGTATTGAGACACTTGATGATTATATCAGGGAAATGAACCTTACAGGAATAGCTGACAAGCCAGTTGACTTTGAAATAGAATATGATGATTTAGATATGTCACTGTTTGCAAATATAGCTTCATTAAAGTCGTATTATGCTACTGGTTTGAAAGAGTGCAATATTGTCGTGAATAATATTCCTATTAACGCTGACGATATAGTAATTAAAGGTAAGGATTCAAATACTTGGAGTGTTATGATTTGTGACGAAACTATTGAGCTAATTAAGTTTAGATGCCCTGAGAACGATGAACTTTTAAATGGTCTTGGGATGTATAAGATAAACATTATCGGTAAGTTTGGATATAGCTTCTTTAAGGGTATCAAAACAGCACAGATTATAGTTGAAGATTATGAGGTGATTAATTAATGTTTTGCAATTTACACGTTCACGATGCAAAAGGCTCTCTGCTTGATTCTATTCTTACAGTAAAGCAGATAGCCGAGTTTGCAAGAGACAACAATCAAGAAGCTATTGCAATAACTAATCACGGCTACATGACTTCTTATGTTGACTTTGTTAAAGAGTGCAATAGATGTGGCGTAAAGCCCATAATTGGCAATGAGGTTTATGAAGTCGATGATATGGAAGAGAAGTGCGATACGAAAGAGTATCGTCAGCCTCGCTACCATCTCGTTCTACTTGCGAGAAGTCAACAAGGATTCCAAAACCTTATAAAAATTACTTCTGTTGCTTGTACAGAGGGGCTATATAAAAAGCCTCGTATTGATATAGATTATATTCAAACTCACAATTTGGGGAAAGGTATTATTTGCCTAACTGCTTGTATGGCTGGTAGGCTAAGTAGACTTCTTGTTGACAATAAAACAGAAGAAGCTCTTGCATACTACACCAAACTATCAGACACATTCGATTCTGTGTATTGTGAACTTCAATCTCACAATACAGAGAGCCAAACATTTGCAAATAAATGTATATATGAATTTTGTAAGAACAATGAGCTGTCTTATGTAATTACCACAGATGCACATATGCTTTCAAAAGATATGCTTGAAGCACACTCTTACTTTATAGAAATAGCAGAAGATAGAGAAGTGGGCGAAAGCTATACAGACTGTTACTTGCAGACTGAAACAGATGTGTACAATACATTAAAAGACCAATTCTCAGAACAGATTATTCAAACTGGTATTGAGAACACCTATGCTATTGCAAACTCAATTGAGAATATCAATATCGGATTGGGACAGGGAAATCAAATGCCAGTAGTGAAGGTTGATGGGGATTTTAAATCCCATGAAGAATATTTAAGACATCTTGTTTTTTCTACTTTTGATGAAAAGTTTGGTCATATGAGTGAAGATGAACAGAAGGTTCGTAGAGGTCGTTTAAATTTTGAGCTTGATGTCCTTTATAAAGTTGAATATACAGATTACTTTATAATGCTCTATATGCTTGCCAAAGAAGCTCGAAAGAGACATATACCTCTTGGCTACTCTCGTGGTTCTGGTGCTAACTGCTTGTGCTTATTTATGCTCAATGTAACGCAAGTCGATAGTGTAAGATGGGGGCTTGACTTTTCTCGTTTCGCAAATCTTGGTAGAACCAGTCTGGCAGATTATGATTGGGATATATCTAAGCGTAGACGTAAAGAAATGGTAAAAATATCTGAGGAGCTTTTTGGTAAAGACAATGTTGCACCTATTGCAACATTCAACACCCTTAGTACAAAGGTTGCAATTAGAGATATTGGTAAGGTTCTTAATGAAAAAGAAACGTCGCCTTATTTTGGTCAGATACCTTATTCTTTGAGAAATGAAGTTGCCTCTGCCCTTCCCACAATAAAAACACTTGATGACTTAGGAGAAGAAGTAGAGAAAGAAATTTTACTCAAAGACTATGTTAGTAAAGATGAACGCCTACAGAGAGTCTATGAGCAATTTCCTTTGTGGTTTAAGTATGTTATGGCAGTAGAGGGATTACCAAAATCTCTTGGCAGACACGCTGCTGGCACTCTTATCACTCCAAAGCCTATTACAGATTATTGTCCAATATGTTTTGACTCCGAAAAGAATGTAATGATACAGCTTGAAATGCACAACGCTATGGATGATTTAGGCTTGGTAAAAATGGATTATCTTGGGCTTGAAAATTTAGACATAATTGATGATACTCTCAAATTATGCAATCTGACTTGGCAAGATGTAGACATTAACCATCTCGATTTAGCTGACAAAGAAGTGTTTGACAATGTATATAAACAGGGACACACAATAGGTATATTTCAAATGGAGAGTGCAGAAGCTCGTAAAATGTGCATTGAAGCACAGGCAGATAATATAGACGATATTATTGCTATCAATGCTGCTAATCGTCCAGCTACCAAAGATAGTTTTCCAACTTACTGTGAAAATAAATTACATCCAGAGAATGTAAAACTGATACACGAGGATTTGAGACAGTTCTTTAGTAATACACAATATATACTTCTTTATCAAGAACAGGCATTGCAGTTGTTTAGATATGCTGGTTTCCCTGAGAGCGAAGTAGATAATGCGAGAAGATGTGTGGACGAAAATACTCTTGTTACTATGAGCAATGGAGACATTAAAAAAATCAAAGACATAAACGTAGGCGACAATGTTATGTGCTATGATGAAGTAAATAACAAAATGACTTATAAATCTGTTGCAAATGTTTTTGATAATGGCGAAAAAGAGTGTTTTAAAATTTCTACGAAACAGGACGAAGAAATAATTGCTACTGCTAACCATAAAGTGTTGACACAAGATGGATGGAAGGAAGTTAAAGACCTTACACTAAATGACTATATTATGAAACCCAAGACTTACCACGCTTATAAAGACAACATTCCATCTAATAAAAAACCAAGTAATGACTTAATGTATTTAATCGGTCTGCTTATTGGAGATGGTACGTTAGGAGATAAAAATTCTATTAAATTTACCAATTCAGAACACGAACTAATTAACAAATTTAAGAGCATAGTTGAAGCAATGCTTCCTCATAGTCGTAATTGCGAGTTTTACGAAAGAAAAGTTGATGGAGTTGAAGTTGATTATGTTTACACTGTAAGCATTAAGACTCCTAATTTTAAGCATAAGTTAGAAAATGTCTGCGAAAAATACGATTTGCTTCACAAAGCGAATAGCAAAAATATATCTTGCTTTATGGATTATCCTGCGAGTGGACTGATACAACATCTTTTAGCTGGATTATTTAATACTGATGGTGGCTACTGTATGTCAAGAAACGCTATTGAATATCATACAATAAGCGAGACTTTGGCATATCAAATTAGTGCGTTGCTGTTAAAGTTTAGAATAAATAATTATGTTTTGTCAAAAACGGTTTCAGAATATGATTATAAAGTCTATTCCATAGAAATACAAAACACGACAGCTCTCGAAAGGTTTGATAGATATATAAATAAATACGTTATTGGTCGTAAGCATCAAGAGTTTTCTGCTATGATTACCGCTTCTAAATTAAAAAAAGAAAGTCTTGATTATTTATATGTTCTTCCAAATAAATATTCTTCTGAAATAAGAAACAATATTGCTTTAAATGGCATAAGCTATTGTGAATTATCTAAAGACATATATAATGGAGAGCAAGAACTAAAAGTTGTAAATGGTTGCGGAATTACAGACAAAAAAGCATCTGCAATTATAAGTCAAATATATTGTCCAGAAACATATAAAATGCTGACTGCTGAATATTACCCTGTTAAAATAAAGTCGATAAAAACAGCAGGAGTAAAACACGTTTATGACATTGAAGTTTCTGAATGTCATAACTATATTGCAAATAATTTGATTGTTCATAACTGTATTGGTAAAAAATTAGCAGATAAAATGGCTCAACTTCAAACAGATTTTACAAAGGGTTTGGCAAATAAGAATTGGACAGAAGAACAAATAAACTCTATATGGGATTTACTTTTAAAGCAATCTACATATTCTTTTAACAAAGGTCATTCAACAGCATATGGACTACTATCTTATCTTACTGCTTATTTAAAGACACATTATCCAGTAGAGTTTATGACTGCACTTCTCACCTCCAGAAGCGATAAGATAGAGAAGATAAGTGCAACGATTGATGATTGTCGTAGAATGAACATTCAAGTTTGTCCTCCTAACGTAAACAAATCAGACGGTCAATTTACAGTAGTTCCAAATGAAAATAAAATATTATTTGGGTTGCTTGGCATTAAAGGGCTTGGCGAATCGGTGGTTGATGAAATAATAAAAAATAGACCATACAAAAACTTTGATGACTTTACTTCTAAAATTACAAATACGTCTGCTATCGTTACACTTATTAAGTCAGGAGCTATTCCTACTAAAAATAAAATGTCTTTGCTGAGAAAGTACGCAGAAAAGATTAACCCCATATCAGAATATTCACCAGTTTCTACACTTCCTACATACAAGAAACTTGAAGAAATGGGAATTGACGTTGATTCCTTTAGAGAGGGTAAAAAGGTAGATAAAGAAAGACTTCTTGTAAAATATAATTTGATAAGAAAGAAAGCACATTATGAGCAGCAAAACATTAAACACCACAAAGCTATAAATGAATTTAGAGAGAAGTACGCACAGGACGAATTTTTATGGGAGTTCCAAACTTTATCAATGTTTTTGTCTAATGACCCACTACTTGAAAGTAAGCAATATATTAGTAGTCAATGGCAGACTGCTGAAACTGGAAGTCTTGTATTAATATGTTGCGTTATTACTGATATAAAAAAGAAGAAGGATAAGAACGGAAATCAGTTCGCCTACCTTGATTTATATACTTCTGATGGTATGGTTGAAGCTACGATTTGGTCAAGTCAACTTAAAAAATATGCTGATATAGTCAAGAAATCCTCTTGTGTAATAATCAAAGCAAGAAAAAATGACGGTTACTTTGTAGATGAAATGAAACTATACTCTCAGTGGCTAAGTGAAAGGAAACTAAAGAAATGAGTGAAGAATATACATTTGAATTAACTCCTGATTATGAAATGTTTTATAGTGACAGTTCATCTTTTGGAGTTTACAAGTTCAATACAAAATCAGAGTTGCCCCATTTAACGGGCAATCCTGATTTGTTTGACCATACCGTAACATACTCTGGTGTTTTGTCTGGACGTATGCAGAAACTTTATCTCGGAGATACATATAACGTGGTAGCGAAACCAGTGTATAATAAAAAGTATAGTAATTGGCAGTATGAGCCTATTAGTATACAGGCTGCTATTCCAAAATCAGAAGAACAGCAGAGAGCGTTTTTAAGGTCTATCCTTACAGAAAAGCAAACAGATACACTTATGGATGTATATCCCAATATCGTTGAAGATATTATGGACGGTAAAGATGATGTAGACTTGTCTAAGCTTAATGGCATAGGCGAGACTACCTATGGTATTATCAAAAAGAAAATAATTGATAACTATGTAATCTCAGATATACTTGCTATGCTTCAACCTTTGGGGGTAACAATCAGAACAATTAAATCGCTTGAAAAATGGGAGGCGAATCCCGTACTGCTAAAGAAACAGCTTATGCAAAACCCATATATTCTTACAAAGATTAGGGGGTTTGGTTTTAAAAAAGTTGATACGCTTGCACTTAAAATAAATCCTGAGAGCAAATGTTCAAGAGAAAGATTGGAGGCATATATTGTATATTATCTCCAAGAAGTAGGCGAGAGCTATGGTCACACTTGGGTAACAATAGACACACTTAAAAGCAATGTAAGAGATAATGTAATTGAGTGTATTGATTTATTTGATAAGTATATTGACGATGACCAAGTAAAAGAAAATCCTTTGCTTGAAGTAGGCGAAGGCAACAAGATAGGTCTTAAAAGATACTACAATGTGGAAGAATATATTTTTAATAAGGTAACAGAGATGAAAAATATTGAGCCTATTGCCGTAACAGAAGATAATATTAACGATGGACTCAAAGAAGCAGAAGATAAACAGGGGTTTGAGCTTACAGAAGAACAGAGAGATGTTGTGATAAATAGTTTTAAAAACAATATTACTATTATTTCGGGCAAAGCAGGATGTGTTGATTGCGATACTGAGTTCTTTAACGGTACTGAGTGGAAGAAAATTTCAGAATATAAAGATGGAGAAAAAGTCCTGCAATACAACGAAGATGGTACGGCAGAGCTGGTTTATCCGATAAATTATATAAAACAGAAATCTGATTATTTATGGCATTTTTCAACTAAATATGGGCTTGACCAGTGTTTGTCTGATAAACATAATTGTTATTGGGTATCACAAAAGGGAAAAACATATCTTACACCCTTTAGAGAAATAAGAGAAAAACAACAGGATAATAACACTGGGTTTTACGGCAGATTTCCAACAACCTTTAAATATAATGGAGTCGGAATCTCATTGACTGATAATCAGATTAGACTTATGGTTGCTGTTTTTGCAGATGGTTCATTTAATTATCACACTTGGTCTGACAATACATACACTAAAGCAAGGTTTCATATAAAAAAAGATAGAAAAAAGGAACGGTTAATTGAGCTTGCCAAAAAGTGTGGATATGAGTATTCAACTTCTCCAAGTGCAGCAGATGGATATTTGGATATATATATTAGAGATCCGTTTAGGTGCAAGCATTTCCCAAGTGAATGGTATAACTGCACACAAGAACAATTAAAGATAATTGCAGATGAAATTGTATATTGGGATTGCGACTACAACAGAAAAAATCGGTTTTCAACAACGTGTAAAAAGGATGCTGATTTTATTCAATTTGTATTTAGTTCTATTGGTATACGAGCAACTATTGCTAAACAAGACCGCAGAGGCAAAAAGCATTTTACAGACGGAAAGGAATACGAAAGAAAAACTATTGATTATGAAGTCTCTTGGACTAATCGAACACTCGTGGGAATGTGTGCAGATTTTCGTTCTAACCATTCAAAAACTCAGATTCAACAATATAAAACAAAAGATGGATATGAGTATTGTTTTACTGTTCCTTCTCATTTACTTGTTTTAAGAAGAAATGACAAGATTTTTATTACAGGCAATTGTGGTAAAACGGCATCGGTTCGTTCAATCCTTACTATCTACTCCAAAGCTGGTTATCAGATAGGTTGTTGTGCCTTGTCTGCCAAAGCTGCTATGGTCATCAGAGAATCAACAGGATTCCCAGCAACAACAATTCACCGTATGCTTGGTTGTCAGGGAGCAAATAAGTTTAAATACAGTAAAGATAATCCATTACCATTTAATGTATTATTTATAGATGAAGGTTCTATGATTAGTGCAGATATATTCTATCTTATATTCCAAGCTATTAAGCCACAGACCAAACTAATAATATGTGGTGATAATGGTCAGCTCCCTCCAATTGGATATGGCAATATATTTAATGATTTGCTTGATATGCGAGAATATCTTAATAGCTATGAGTTGACTAAGGTCATGAGGCAAGCTGCCGATTCTGGTATTACAAGTGATGCTAATGTGATTCGTGCTGGGAGCAATCCAATTGATAAACCTGAGTTAAAGATAGTAACAGGCAAACTTAAAGATATGACATATATGTTCCGTGACGATAGAGAAGTTCTTAATAAGCTGGCTATTAAAGCTTATATGGGAGCTATAAAGACCTACGGAGTTGATGACGTTCTGATAGGTGTACCTCGTAAGAAAGACTGTGTAAATAGCACAGGACGTATCAATGAAGCTATACAAGAGTTATTGTTACCCGATGAAACTCGTATGATTACATATGGCACTCGCAGATATAAGCTTGGAGCTAAAGTTATTCAGAAGGTAAACAACTATGAAAAGAATGTATTTAATGGTGATGTAGGTTATATTACAGATATATCAACTACAATGAGAGATGGTCAGAAAATGAATACGTTTGCTGTTGAATACAGGTCTGGCGAAGATACAAAGACCATTGAATATGAACAGGGAGAGATTGACCAGATTGACCTTGCATATGCTATGACAATACACTCATTGCAAGGTTCTGGCTATAAGGCTGTCATTATTGTAATTGATAATACGCACTTTGCGTTACTTGATAATTGCTTGCTTTATACTGCTATAACAAGAGCGAAGAAGAAATGTTTACTTCTTGCAGAGCCTTATGCTTTTAAGAAATGTATATCCGAAAACAAGACTGCAAAACGTCAAACGTGGTTTGAAAATTTTATTCCGTTTTAATCAAAAAAGGTATTGACAAAGTATAAATCATATAGTATAATATAGTTGTGGCACTGATAGTGCTACAACTATATCTTTATAAAGTAAAAATCGTATAGGAGGAAGATGATAACATTGATAGTTGCATTGTCTATTATGGCTACCATTGCCAGTCTTGCTGGTAATATTTTGATTGCTTGTTCTAAAAGGTCAGGTTGGATTACTTGGATTGTAGGGAATATCCTTTGGATAGAAGTAAACTTCCTTGATACTATGAATGTTCCTATGGTTTGTATGTATGTAGTCTATATGGTTATTAACATCGTAGGATTTGTAAAATGGAGAAAGAGGTGATTTGATTGTTTAAAATTAACGACAAAGTGAGAGTTATTAATCAAAGAAAAATAAGAAACTACGAAGATACTTATGGTAAAGAAGGACTTGTCGCCTACATTAACTCAACCAGATATGGAGTTGATTTTCCCGATATTAAAAACCCATCAAGTGGTTACGGACGATATTATTTTGAGGAAGGTGAACTTGAATTGGTCGAAAGTAAAATCCCTACGCTTGAAGAAATCACGCAGAGAGGACTGACTTGCGTAATTCATACATCAAACAGAGAAGATGCTATGTGCGTTGTGAGTAAAATACCTTCGTCAAGCTCATATGTAACAGGCGATGAGTGGTTGGAGTATTGGGGCAGATATAAAGAAAATACTTGTTATTATATCGTAGACGGTGCAATAGAGGCTTATAACAAGAAGAGTTATTTTGAGAATAACGAAGATTATATAAGAGAGATTCCATATATAATCTATGAGTTTTCAGACCTGTTTGCCACTGACGGTACGGTAAACATTCACGATTTGCCGTTAACTGAGTTATTTGAAAGAGAATATAATGCAACATGGATTGATAAAAAGGAGGAAAAGAAAATGCCAACATTTACAATTACAGAAGGAACAAGAACAAGAAAACCCTACGAAAAGGACAAGCCTAAGACAATCGAGACAATATCTACAACAGTAAGAACAGAGTGTGGTCAAGCAACAACTACTTGTGATAAGTCTGACTATTACGACATTTATACAGGCACACTCGTAGCTGCTGCAAAGATTACTGCACAGCAGAGCGAAGAAGCAATGCTTCTATATAAGACTGCCATAGATATGTGGGGTAACGAGATGTGCTTCTCAATTCTCAAAGCTCTTGCTAATCGTGCTTTTGCTAATGAAAAGTTCGATTGGGCTTATAAGAAGTGGCGTAAGGCTGTTGCTTACGAAGAAAGACAGAAAGATACTAAAGCTCGTACTTGCTCTGTGTGCGGTAAGGTATTTAAAACCGTTGAAGAAGCAAGAGCACACGAGAAGTGGCATGAGGATTGCAGAACTCGTAAGATTGAGCGTAGAGTAGCAAAGCGTAGAATTGCAAGAGCAGAGCGTGAAGGAAGAATTACAGAATATATAACTGAGATTTTGGAGGAAAGAAAGAAGAACGATGAAAAGAAAAATGAAGAATAAAATCCGTACTTGGTTAATTCGTAAGTTGGGTGGGTTTACAGAACAGGAATATAATGTAACTGAGGTTAAGACTGTTCGCCCTGAGATTCTTCCTTTGGAAGTGAATCAATTTGTAGATAAAAGACGTTTTGAATATATGCAAGAAGTAGGATTTGATTCACTTCATAATATGCTTGCTAACGAAATAGGACATTACATTGTAAACAATTTGTTGTATTATGAACTATTTGAAGAAACACATCAGATATGTGATGGTATAAACTTCAAATGGCGTGTATGGCTATTAAATCCAAAAGACATGAAGGAGACTGTTAATGCTTAAAGAGTTTAAAGATAAACCAGTAAACGGCAATTACATACTTCTTGATATAGTAGGAGATATAAACAATCCTACGCTATTAACTCCAAAAGAAAACTGGACTGCCAAAGATGTAACCAATGTTAATTGCACTGTTTATAACACAAAGACTGATAGAATGTCTACTAAGTCTGCTTATCTCAATTTAAAGACCAAAAGACTCTATCTCAAATCTAAAGATGGTAGGCTGTATCTTGACGAGTTTAAGTGAGGTGAAAAATATGAAAATAGAACTATCTGACGAACTTTTTACCATGCTGTACTTTGGCACACGAAATGTTCGAGTAATAAGAAAAGCATTAAATGAAGCCGAAGATGCTATCAATGCATATCTTGAACCAGAGGACGGTACAACGAAATCCTTATATATTATAAGCCCAGATGGGACTCGTTTTAAAGTTGAATATGGTGCGAAGATTGAAAACTTTGCAATCACTCCGTTTGTAGAGTGAGGTGATGTTGTGGGCTTTGAATTAAATGGCTTTATTAAAGGCGTTCTCTACAATAAAGATGGAACAGTTGACTATGTGTTTGATGATGCCAAACTCGATGAAGTCATTGCTCCGTTTGAGAATGAAGCTGACGCAGAAAGAAATCAGGATAAGACGTTGTTTCTGCCAAGCTCAAAAGACCTTGAAGTCTCTTTTGAATCTGCCGATATTAGTGAAGATATTCTATATCTGTTAGGAGTTCTTCGCTGGTATGATTGGTGGAACAGGGATAGCGTTGAATATAATTTTGAGGTGAGTAAATGACAACTGTTAAAGATTACTTTAATCACGAAATCCATAAGGGAGATATACTTCTTTATAATCAAAAAGCATCAAAAGGTTATTATTCCTCGTTCACCGAGGGTGTTGTAGTGAACGTAATAGGCAATGGCAAAATAGAAGTTTGTGGGATTGATGACTTGGACAAATACAAAAATGAAAATCGTGGTCAATGGGCTTCATATTACACAGACCGTAAGTATGGTCGTAATACAGTAAATCTTACAGCTTTAGGGATAAGAGAAAGGGCTGAGTTAAATTAAAGGAGGAGAACGAAATGATTTGTATTTTAAACCCTACGCTTGATTCTGTAATAATTAATCTTAAATCATTAAAACAAAAGGCAGCATATGATTGTTTTGGTTGGAAGCTCATTGAGATTCCAGTCCCACCTTATGAACTTAAAATTGCTGTTTCAAATAATATTGAATTATCTTATATACTTGACACATACAAAGTAGAGCAAATTGGAATTGCCGCATATCCTGATGAAATTGAGTTCATTAAAGAGGATAAAGGACAGATTATAATTAAATTTGTTTCGGAAGGTAAGTTGCTTCAATTTATAGGTGAGATTAAAAAAGATAATGACAATTATCCTGCGAGGTGATGATATGACAGACTTCTTTGGTAAAGAAATCCAGATAGGAGATAGGTGCATAAGATACAATGGCAGTATTGGAGGTTTAGAAGAAGTCATTGTACTTGGAGAAGATAATAAGGGTTTAAAAATACTAAACTATCTTGATAAAGAAGTGTACACAACAGGAACAGAACACAAGTTGTTTAACCTATCCGCTTTTGAAAGACAAATGCACTCAGAGACTTTTATCAATTCCGTAAAGGCTCTTGATGTGAAACCTGATAGTATAGTAATCGCATCGCTAATTCCTAATCAATTACCTATGGATAATGCCGAAAGTATGTACAAGCTAATGAAGAAAATGTTTCCAGATAACAAGGTTGGACTTGTTATGGGGCTTGATATTACAATTGAAAATAGCAGGAGTGATAATAAATGATTAACAAGAAATCTTGGAGTGAGTTTAGAACAAGCGGAATGTTGTGGTTTGTGAATATGATACTACATACATTTGGGTGGGCTTTAGTTGTAGACGTTGATGACGATGATAATGTAACAAGTTGTTATCCTGCAAGAGTAAAGTTTAGAGGATTCAATGTCAATTCTAATACTAAGGGATATATTGCTGTCAGCGAATATCTTAAAAATAATATTAATGACATATTAGAAGAAGCTAAGAATTGAAATTCTATTTTATTCAAAAACGGAGGCAAGGAGATGATATTACGGAACAGGAAGAAAGCATCAAAAGGGTTGTTGAATGGGCAGAAGAAGAAAGCAAAAGGGCTAAAGCGTTAGACGAGTTCAAAAATAGCCAAGTTCATTTCAATATTAAAAATCGTGTAGGTGAGAAAGACTACACAATGAGTGAAGAACAATGGAAACGATTTAGACAAGTTTGGGAATCATATGGAGTAAAATTCACAAACGATGATGGGACGTATAAATCTCTATACGAAGTGCTTTGTGAAATGAGTTCTGTTTGGCAAAGATTAAATGAGGAGAACCAAAGAGAATTGACAGATTGTATAAAGCTATTCATGAAGCCGAGGATAATTTTATAAACAGGAGCGAAGTATGAAATATATTGAAAATGTTGTAATAGGCAATATTAATGGGAAAGAGGCAAATTTATTTTCCCTTGAATCACACTTATTTGCAATTAATAACGAGGACTGGTATGAAAACGAATCAGATAAAACATATTATACAAACGAGAGATTTCTTCCAAAGATACTTGTTGACTTGGGTATATACCCTTCTATCTCAGAGATACGCAGGAACAGACCTGACCTATTTATAACATTGGACAAGCAAGACTTTATAAGCAAATTAAAAGTAGCAAAGAAAAGATTTTTATGGATTGCAGTAGGAGGTATATGATTTGATAATCAAAGATTTTAAAGTTGGAGATGAAGTAGTCTATCTTGATTTTAATGGATATTCGACACCTAAAAGGACAACATTACGCAAAGGATATATTATTAATGTTGGCAGAAAGATAATTACAATAGGTAAACAACCAGATTCTTCTTATGGCTTTAAGTTTACTATTGATGATAATAATATGTGCCTTCGTTCAACTAATATTGGTATTTACGATTTAGCTTTCAAAGATTTAGAACAGTATGGACGTTATGTTGAATACAAGGAACTAAAATATTGGGCTTATAGATTTGACTTTGATAGACTACCTTACGATAAGCTAATCAAGATTAAGGAGATTGTTGAAAATGATTCGTGATATATTTGCGATGATAGGGCTTGGCACATCTATAACGATATTTACAGTGCTTTTTATAGAACTGTTAGAATATTTTAATCGAAAGAGATGTAAACACAAGTGGGAGTTCTATGATTGTGGTTACACCCCAGAATCTTTTTATATTGAACTTAGGTGCAAGAAATGCAGAGAGATAAAACATATCGAATGTGATATAGATACAACAAAATGGGACATTGAATATACAGAGTAAAGGAGAGATTTTAAATGAAAAAATTTATAGCATTATTTATGGCAGGAGTTGCATTTGCAACACTTACATCTTGTAAAGAGGATGAATCGAAGCGTAGAGCTGACACAGAAAAAACATTGGCGATAGCAAGCAAATTACAAAGTAATCAACCTACGCCTACTGATATTGATTATAGCCTTGAAAGATACAATCTCATTAAGAGAGCATATTGGGTAAATGGCAACAGAGAAAAAGCAAATGCACTTCCTTGTGAAATAGAAAAGCCCTTGGGCTATATAGTTCTTTTTGATAAGGGAGTCGTATTTGGTAAGTTTGTTGTTGATGGTAAGGTATCATCACTTAATAGTTATCTTACACCTGATACTGAATATTACGATGTGGATTATGTAGGTGACAGTAGTTACTACAATGAATGGCTTGCTGATGTTGATGGTTCATACGGCGAGAATGACAATGGTATATTTTTCTTTACTACAGATGGTAAGTACATTGAATGGACAGGTGAATATCTATACTCAGATATTCCCTTTGAGATTGACGAACCTGTATTAAAATTCAAGGAGGATAAGTAATGAATAAAACAATAGCAATAGTTGCAAGCTGTGTACTGTTGATACCAATAATTTATTTTAGTGCTACGCCATCGGGTCGTAGAACTTGGAATAACTGGTGGCACAATGTACAAACTGCCGATGATGATACAAGATATGAGACACGAAAAAAGGTTGAAGATACTTGCCGTTCAATGATAGCAAGTTATAATTCAGATAAACTTACATACGAGCAATATAAGGATTCTGATAATTCTGAAAAACAGTCTTGGGCTGAACAGGCTAAAATGAGAGCTAACAAAACAGCTTCTACTTATAACAACTACATATTAAAGAATAACTATGTATGGAAGAATGATGTCCCATTTGATATATATAGTACGCTTAATTATTTGGAGTAAAAATAATATAAATGAGAATTGTAATAATAAGTCCGTATAGATTTAAGGCACATACCAAATTCAAGCAATTATTAAATGAGTTTACCAAAAAGTATAGTATTATAGATACCGAAGCCACTGGCGAGACTACATACATAATCAGTTATACAACATCAACTAATTGCGATTGAGGTGATAAAATGCAAATATATGCAGACAACGCAGCGTTTAAACCGTTGTTGCCGGAGGTCAAGAAGTTTATACATAACTTCATCGAAACTGATTTCTGCAATCCGTCAGCAATTTACAGCAATGGACGGTCTACACGGAGGCTGATAGAACAAGCAAGAGAACAAGTTGCAAAGGCGATAGGTGCGGACACAGACGAGATATATTTTACGGGTTCTGCAACCGAATCAATCAATTGGTTTGCTCGTAATGCTGACCGCATATACACCACAACCATTGAGCACAAAGCGGTGTTGAGAAACGCCAACAACTTCATACCTGTAGATAATACAGGCAGAGTTGATTTAGATATATTCCGAGAGCAATGTCCGAGATACGGCAACGTGATAGTAGGTTGGGTTAATAATGAGATAGGTGTTATTCAGCCTGTAAAAGAAATAGTTGACATATGTCACAAGAAGCATAGCAGTATCTTGATTGACGCAACACAAGCCATAGGGCATATCCCAATAGATGTACATGAACTTGGTGTTGACTTTCTCGTAGGCTCTTTTGGCAAGCTTGGTGGTCTTACAGGTAGTGGTTTCCTCTATATGAGAAGGGGTATGCATATTGAGCCGATGATAAAAGGTGGCGGTCAGGAACACGGCATGAGAGCTTCAACCGAAAACATAATTGGCATTTTGGCAGGAGCGAAAGCTATTGAAATTGCAACAAAGCACATCGTCCCAAACACCATACGTCGAGATTATATTATTGAAAGTTTGCTCAATATCCCTAAAAGTTATTTGAATGGTTCTTGGTCTAAGAGAGTTGACAACAATATAAATGTGGCTTTTGAGGGCATAGAAGCCGAGAGTTTAGTTTTACAACTGGATTTAAAAGGCATTGCCGTGAGTGCCGGTTCGGCTTGCAACTCCACAAACATTGAACCATCACACGTATTAAAGGCAATAGGATTAAGTGATGAGATAGCAAAGGCTTCAATCCGCATAACAATAGACGAAAATATTACAGACGAGCAGATTGAATACCTTGTAAATACCATTAAAGACTGTGTGGCAAAGATGAGACAGTCATCGTCATTATGGAAGAAGATTGAGAACGAGGATAATTGAAGATTATTTTCAGGATGCAGAAAATAAAAATCTCTCGAATTTTTTAAAAAATACTTGACAAAGTACAAATCGTGTGGTATAATATGAATATAAGGTTTTTAAAAAATGTATACAAAGTACAAATCGTATACAGCCTTATATTCATATTTTTATAATGTACAAATCATATAGGAAGGTAAGGTGATAGCGATGAAATTTACTTCATCATTCATCCGAGGCTTTATAGCCTCAACAGCATTTATTATTTTACTTGGTGTTTGCTTAGTAGGAATTGGCAAACGTGCAAGCACAGACACGACAAACACGCAGAGTATAATTCCTACAATGGCAGAATCAACTTGTTTGACTACAGTTTTCACAACCACCACAACTACCACAACTGAGTCCACAACAACTACTACAACAAGCACATCCACAAGTACTTCAACATCAACAAGTACTTCAACAAGCACAACAACTACTACCACCACAACAGCAATTGAACTGACAACAGAAGTTCAGATTCAGACAACAGAGTGTATACAAACAGAGCGTGTAGAAACCTATGATGTTACTGATACTTGTTCATTTTTATCAGAGCAAGATTGGATTTTAATTAGCAATGTTATATCACACGAAGCAGGTAGTTTACATATATCAACCTACGAACGTTCCTGTATTGTAGCAGCTATTATGAATAGGGTATATGATAGTAGATTCCCAAATACAGTTGACGAAGTTGTACATCAGGCAGGACAGATGTTCGATGTACCATATTATAGAGTTGACTACTCAGGCATAGGATATGAACCTATTGACGAAGCAATAAGAATGTATCTCGCTAATCCAGATGGCTATGGTAATATCAATAGTTGGAGTGGTGACGGTTATCATAATTATTTTAGTCGTAAGTAAAGGAGACATGATGCGAGACAAGTATAGGTTATTTAAGTTCTACGAAGAACTTAGAGAAATACATATGAAGTATTTCCCCGATTGGCGTTTTGGACAGATGATAAGCAACGTATTAGTTGATTGGCGTTTTAAAACAGGGAGAGATATTTTCTTTCCAGAGGAAGATGAAATGATACAAATTTTTAAAGATTATATAAAGGAGAACGGATATGATAAAAAAGACAATCCTTCTTGATGATGTAAAGAAGGTATCAAACTTTGTAAATGAAACTTTTAAGTTCAAGGGAGACATCACTGTTAAACATGGTAAGTATATAGTCAATGGTCGTTCACTTCTTGGGCTTATGTCATTAGATTTATCTAAGCCTCTTACTTGTGAAATTGAAGAAAGAGAAGAACAAATTTGGAATGTAAACTGCAAGAGATTCGAGGTACAGTAATGAACGTTGAGCTTATTTCTTGGACGAAAGACCCACTTATGACTTGTGCAAAAGCAGCAAGTGTTTGCTATGATTCTGAGCCAAGTTTAAAAATAATTAAGGGTTGTATTAAATCAAGGCATCTTTCTGTACTTGAACCCGCAAGTTTTATATTTAAGATAAGCGGTATATCTCGTAGCTGTTCACATCAGCTTGTTCGTCACAGAATAGCTTCATACTCTCAGCAGAGTCAGAGGTATGTAAAATTAGATAATCCAACTTGGGTATTACCTACTAACTATATGCCCTATGATGACGAAACAGAACGACTTGAAAAGGTTATGCTTGCAAGCTGTGAAAAATCCCTTGAAGCATATGAAGAAATTTTAGAGCTTGATAACGAAAATAATAATGATACTGCTCGTTGTGTTCTTCCAAATGCAACACCTACTACAATTGTTGTTACAATGAATATCAGAACACTTATGAATTTCTTTAATGAAAGATTGTGTAGTAGAGCTTCGAGAGAAATCAGACAAGTTGCTATTAAAATGAAGAAGGCTATTTTAAACTGTCCTGATATAACAGCAGAAGAAGCTGATATTCTTGATAACATATTTGTTCCTAAATGCGAAAGATATGACATTCCATTCTGCCCTGAGATACAGTGTTGCGGTAGACATAAGAGACTTAAAGAAATAGTAAAGGAGGAGTACATCAAATGAAGCCATTAATAGCATTAATAGGAACAAGTGGTTCTGGGAAAACAACGCTTGCAAACAAGCTTCAAAGAAAATATGGATATACTTCTGTAAAATCCTATACCACGAGAGCAATAAGGAATGACCCAGAAGATGCTTTAAGTCATACATTTATTTCACCTGACCGAGTAGCAGATTACAAAAAAGATATTGTTGCTGATAATTGGTACAACGGTAATTATTATTTTTGCACAAAGCAGCAACTTGATACGTCAGACATATACGTTACGGACAGAGAGGGTTTAATAAAAATATACAATAATTATATTGGTAAAGACATTATTGCAATCTATCTTGATGTTCCTCCTGAGATTGTTGCCAAACGTATGGAGCAACGTGGAGATAGTAACGAATCTATTTTATCAAGGTTGCAGTATGATTCAAAAGCATTTGAAGGAGCAAAGGAACTGTGTGATTTCGTTTGTTTAAATTGCACTCAGGAACAGCAAGGAGATATTTGTGAATTTATAAATATGCTTTTTAAATACAGAGGTGGTACTAATGATTAAAGTTCACGTAAGTACAATTTTCAATAGTGCAACAATAGAACTCTTAAATTTCTTGGACGAAAGAGATATTTCATACGAGGTCGAAAGGGTTAGTACCGAGTGGGTAGGGAGTCACAAAGTGAAGTCCTTGCCTGTAGTCGAGGTAGATGGAGAAATACTTTCAATGAAGAAGATAATGAAACGATTGAAAAAGAGGTGACAATATGACCATAACTTTATTTACAATAGATTGTCCTAATTGTAAGAGGCTTGAAGAAAAGCTTATTTCATTTGGCTTTCAGTTTTCGATTTGTAAAGATAAGAATATAATGGCAGAACGAGGAATGACCCATTTGCCTGTACTTGAAGTAGATGGAACAAGCATGAGTTTTAAAGAAGCAATAAAATGGATTAACGACCAAAGAAAGGGGACGATGTAAATGTACGCAGAAAAATACGAAAAGTATCGTAATAAGATTGATTTTATAAACAGTTATAGAAAAGCAAAGAACGCAGCAACAGGTTCTAAGTATGATAGCAACGCAAACGTAGAACATAAAAATATTTGTACTTGTGCAGGAGAGCTTGTAAAAGGAGATAAGATAGGTGTTAACCGTCTGCTTATGATAAATAAGATAACAGAAATGTGGGGCAAAGAACTTGCAGATGAATATATCAGACAGCTTGAATCTCACGAAATTTACAAACACGATGAAACAAATATATCACCGTACTGCGTTGCTATAACAATGTACCCTTTTCTTCTTAATGGTTTAAGAGAGCTTGGTGGTGTTTCAAAAGCTCCTAAACATATTGAATCCTTTTGCGGTGAGTTTATTAATCTTGTTTATGCCATAGCCGCTCAATTTGCTGGTGCGGTGGCTACTCCCGAAGTTCTTCTTTACATGGACTATTTTATAAGAAAAGATTACGGAGATGATTACATAAATCATCTTGACGAATATGTTACCCCACCTTTTGCGAAAAATCCTAAGACACTTAAACAGTTAATTGAAGGATATTTCCAGCAGATAGTTCATAGTATTAATCAGCCAGCAGCAGCAAGAGATTACCAGTCTTGTTTCTGGAATGTTTCTTATTTTGATAAGCCTTATTTTGAAGGTATGTTTGGAGAGTTCCTTTTTCCTGATGAAACAGAACCTATATGGGAAACATTTAACTGGTTACAGAAACACTTTATGATTTGGGTTAATACCGAAAGATTACACTATGACCTTTCTTTCCCTGTCGAAACAGTTAATCTTCTTAATGATGGTAAAGAAGATTTTGTTGACGAAGATTGGGGCGATTTTCAAGCAGAAATGTACTCGAAGGGTGCTTGGTTCTTCACATATTCAAGCAATACAGTTGATAGTCTCAGCTCGTGTTGTCGCCTGAGAAATGAGGTAAGTGAAAACACATTTAGTTTTACCCTTGGTGCAGGAGGTGTGTCAACAGGTTCTAAGGGAGTAATGACTATTAACATAAATAGGCTCGTGCAAAACGCTGTACGTGATGGCAAGGACATCTCCGAAGCTGTCAGAGAACAGGTTAAAAAAGTTCATAAATACCTTGCAGCTTATAATGAAATAGTGTGGGACAACTTCAAGGCAAATATGCTTACTGTTTACAAGGCTGGATTTATTGACCTCGACAAGCAGTACCTCACTATTGGAATCAATGGATTTGTTGAAGGTGCGGAGTTTCTTGGTATTGAAATTTCACCCAATGATGCTTATTTTGAATACGGTGAAAAGGTATTAAAGCCTATTTACGAAGAAAATAAAAAAGCAAAAACGGAACACTTAATGTTTAACACAGAGTTCGTTCCTGCTGAGAATCTGGGAGTAAAGAACGCCAAATGGGACAAGGAAGATGGATATGTAGTTCCAAGAGATTGTTACAATTCTTACTTCTATATTGTTGAAGATGAAACAACAGATATACTTTCTAAGTTTGAACTTCACGGTAAGAAGCTCACTAAGTATCTCGATGGTGGTAGTGCGTTACATAATAACCTTGCAGAACATCTCACAAAGGAACAGTACGCAATACTTAATAAAAAGGCTATCAAGGAAGGCTGCTCATACTATACACACAATGTAAAAAATACAGTATGTAATAAGTGCGATTATCGTTCTAAGCATACACTTGATATTTGTCCTCGTTGCGGAAGTCGTGACCTTGATTACATAACAAGAATTATAGGTTATACAAAAAGGACATCTTCTTTTGCAGAACCAAGACAAAAAGAAGAAGGCAGAAGATTTTATGGGAAGTATGCAAAGGCTTAAATATCTTGGTCGCTCCATAGTTTTTCAAGAAGTACCAAATGAAATAAGTCTTGCTATAAACGTTAGTGGTTGCCCTTACAAATGTAAGGGTTGCCACAGCTCTTATTTGTGGGATTACAAGGGTAGATACGTCAGTGATGATATTAAAGCATTAATAGATATGCACGATGGCATTACTTGTGTTTGTTTTATGGGTGGCGACCAAAACCCACAAGAGCTTAATAAGCTAATAGATTATATCCATTCAAGGGGACTAAAAGTTTGTTTATATACTGGAACAGACAACATTCCAAAAGATATATTTCATTTGGATTATCTTAAAATAGGTCATTACTCAGAAGAGCTTGGAGGGCTTGACAAACCAACAACAAATCAAAAATTTTATGTTGTACATGATGACAAAGAATACTTTGATATGACTATTATGTTTAGAAAGGAAATGCAAAATGTCATTAAAGATAATAAAGAATCCTGACGAGAATATTTACAATGAAGTTACAGAAGCAGTAATGTCAAATGGGCGTTACTGTCCGTGTCGCCTCGAAAAAACTCCTGATACTCTTTGTCCTTGTAAAGAATTTAGAGAGCAAACTGAAATAGGAGAGTGCCATTGTGGTCGCTTCTGTAAAATAGAGGAGAACTAATATGTGCGAAGAGTGTAGACACAACCCTTGTGTTCCAGCTTGTCCAAATTACGAACCACCTATAGCATATGAATGTGATAATTGCGGTGGTGCTATTTACGCAGGAGACACAGTTTACGTACTCAATAATAATCATTATTGTGAATACTGCTGTTACAAGACCGAAGCAGAAATACCAGAGCCAGATGATGATGATTTGATGTACGAACGTTGGCGTGATAGAAAGTGGGAGCAAGAACACGATGTTTGATGAAACAGTTTGTAGTGAATTTACAATTGATAAGAATTATTTCTTATGGTTAACATACACTACCGAAAGCGGCAAAGTATGGTATATCACATCTAATAAGCAACGGACTGAATATCAGCTCTGGAAGGAAAACAAGAAAACAAAATACAAAAGTGACAATCCAACTGACCTTTATAAGTATATTAAAGAATAATGGAGGAATAAAAAATGAATAACGAAAAGATTATGGGATTTGACCACGCACTTGCTGATATTGACAAACAGATTGAAGGACTGTATGCAAAGAGAGCAGAAATCGAAAACAGAATGGAACAGGTAAGAAAGGAGGCAGAAGAAAAGCACAAGGCAGAACGAACGGAGGCGTATCAGACAATCGAGGAATTGATTGATAACTACAATGAAAAGTATCACGGTAGTCTTGTGTTAATGGAGCGTTTTGATGTCAATAAATTGCTTTCTCGATACGGACTTATATGAGGTATGAAAATGAAGATTGGTATAGATATAGATTGTGTTTGTGTTAATACAACAGAGTGTCTTGTTAATTATATTAATGAACGTTTACCAGTTAATCTTAACCTCAATGATATAACTACATATTCCATCGAAGCTGCTCTCCCAGAGCAGTATCGATGGATTGTAGATGCTGGATTCAGAGATTCAAAAATGTGGAAGAAGATTGAAATGATACCATACTGTGCCGAAACAATCGAACAGTTATACAAAGATGGTTTTGAAATCTATTTTGTAACAAGTTCACTTCCTGAGAATCTAAGAAAGAAAATTAATCATCTGACAAGAAATATGCCGTTCTTTCCAAAGGACTTTGTATGGCGACATACAATCAATATACAAGACAAGAGCTTACTTGACTTAGACATCCTAATTGATGATTGCTTGGGACACCTTTTAAATGAACGTAGACATTACAAGTCTATCGCTCTTGACTATCCTTGGAATCAGCTTGATGAATCTAATGAACCAAATGATTTTTATAGATGCAAGAACTGGCGAGAGATATACTATTTAATCAAAGACATCGAAGACATCGAAAGGAACTGCTTCTAAAAGAGCATAACGGATATAGTTGGTGACATAATATACATATATAAGGAGAGATAATAATGGAAGTTAATATTACTAAATTAAACACAAATGCAACAATTCCCACAAGAGGTAGCTCTCAGGCTGCTGGATATGACCTTTATGCTTGCATTGATGAGCCTGTTGTGATTTATCCACACTCTACCGTTAAGATTGGCACGGGTCTTGCTATTGAAATTCCCGAAGGATATTTCGGTGCTATATTTGCAAGAAGCGGACTTGCAACAAAGAAAGGTCTTAGACCATCAAATTGCGTGGGTGTGGTGGACAGTGACTACAGAGGCGAATGTATAGTTGCACTTCACAATGATACAGATGTGTATATGTCAATTGAACCGCATGAACGAATGGCACAGCTTGTGATACAGCCTTATCTTTCGGTTGAATTTACTGAGGTTGATGAATTATCAAATACAGAACGTGGCTCTGGTGGTTTTGGTTCTTCGGGCAAGTAAACTAAATTCACGTTGGGAGGAAGTATATGAACGAACAAGACTGGTTGCAAGCTATAGTTTCAATACTTATACTTCGCAACGTAATCACAAAAGAAGAAGGAGAAAAAATTAAGGGGAGCAAATAAGCTCCCCTTAATTTATTATTATAGATATATTAACGTGATATGTAAATATAACATTGTTCTTTCCGAATATTCTAATAACATTTAATTGTTGTTCTGGTATCATTTTACAGAAGATGACCCCAGAACTACGATTAAACGAGCAATGAGATTCGCCAAAATTCATTATAATATTAAGCTCCATGTTTTTCTTATCAACTGATGTTACCTCTATACGTTCTAAAAACATACCTACAAGAATGTCAACTTCTTTTTGTGTCAACTTTCCATTGAGTATATCATTAATAGTTTTTCTTACTTGAACTAATCTTTTTTCAATGTCTTTATATGAGGATTGATTATCTACTAACGATTTACGTTTATGTTCAAGTTCATCAAGTTCGGTACTTAAACTATCATTTCGTTTTTTAAAATCTACTTTGTTTATATCTCCGCTCATATATAAATCTAATAGCATTTCTTTCTTGTGTTCTATATTATTCTGTTGTGCAACAATCTTGTCGATTGATTCCTTTGAGTTATTGTCGCTTAAAGCAGCTTTACATAATGACATAAATTTGTCAGTGTAATCACTTAGATTCTTTAAGTTTGTAACAAAACATTTTGAAAGAATATCATATATTTCTGTTTCATAAATAGCAAATGTAGGACAAGTAGCCGAACCCTTGCTTCTCTTTTCTCTACATATATATTGATAGATATTTTGACCTTTGTGTAGCCTGTGACTATAACTTGTTCGCCAGAATGGGGCTTGACAATGTGTACAAAACAGTTTGCCCGAAAGAACGGAAGTCGTTTTCTGTCCTCGACCTCTACTCTTTACTTCTTCACTTCTTGCTTTAAATAAACAATTTGCCTTATTCCAAAGTTCTTCGCTTACAATGGCAGGAACAATTTCACCTGTTTCGTCTTTGTAGACTATCCAATCACTCTCAGGCAAAAACACTTGTTCCTTGGTTCGATAATCAGCTATCTTTACCTTGTTACCACAGTAGTACCCCTTGTACTTAGGATTGTTTAAAATACCAGATATGGTATTGTGACTAATTGGAGTACCGTTTCTTGAAGTAATCCCTTTTGCGGTAAGCTGACGTTGAATTTCTCGTAAAGCATATATTCCTGTCGCATACTGTTCAAATATAAACCTTACTATTTCAGCTTCTTTTTCATTGATAATCAATCTACCATTGAACTTATCATATCCATAGATACGACTATTACCCATAACAACGCCCTTCTGAATAGATTGCTTGTGTCCAAACTTAACTCTTTCAGATAACTTACGCACTTCATCTTGTGCAATAGAAGCCATTATGGTTAAACGAAACTCAGCATCACTATCTACTGTATTTATATTGTCGTTTTGAAAGAATACACCCACACCATTTCGCAACAGCTCTCTTGTATAAGTCAAGCTATCAATTGTATTTCTTGCAAAACGAGATACCTCTTTTGTAAGAATTAAATCAAATTTGCCATTCTTACCATCCTCAATCATACGCATAAAGTTCTCACGATTGGCTGCTGATTCACCACGAACTCTATCAACATATCCTTCAATATATGTCCAGTTAGGATGCTCTTTTATCATTTTATCAAAGTGCTCTATCTGATGTTCAACAGAACTATCCTGTTCTTCTTTGAGTGTTGACACTCTAACATAATAAGTAACTTTTATATCAAGGTCAAAGATTGTTTTATGGTTCTGCCTCATATAATTAACAGTACTATAAATGTCCATAACATCGCCCCCCCTTAATATAATTATACCATAGAAAATATAGATAAATCAAGAAAAAAATAGGGGATAACAAGTTTTATTTTTACTTGTTATCCCCTATAAATTATCCAAAAAGAAGCTCCTTAATTTTCTGCCAAATAGACTTCTGTTCTGTTTTTGGTAACGTTTTTGTACCAGATTTTTTTCTCCAATATTTTTTCTTTTTAACTGTAATCTTCTGTCCCATATACACCCACCTCGTTTCCATATCCGACAACTGCCGTATTTATTCCATCCGAGTCTTGACTAATCTCAACCTCAGTTTCTTCTACATATTCAAATTCATTAATAAACCTTTGAGTTTTAATAAGTAGACAAGCTGTTATCAATAAGCAGATAACTAATATAGTAAATGCAATAACAAGTCCAATTGTCATCTTGGTCATATATTTATCAAATCTTTGTTGTGCCAAAATATAATTATCTTTCCATTTTTTATTCTCACACGCTTTGCAATCAGACATAATTATCACCTCTTTACTGCTTCAAAATCAAATTCATAATAGCCATAACAATAGCTCCTCCAGCAGTACCTAAAGTTGCATATACACCCTTTATGAGCATTGACATCTGAGAAGTTAATTTAGTCAATGTTATTTTTAACTCAGCCAGTTCTGTGGCTGAATCGGCATGACGTTCATTACAATCATCTTTACGAACAAATATTTCATTAGCTATTTCTGAACGCATATATATATCGTCAAGTTTAGCTAAATCTTCTGGACTAAGCATAATACCCCTCACTTTCTTATTAATACATTCCAATCGCCACCGCCTAAATAACCAACTCCTAAACCATTATCTTCCTGCCACTTGTATATGGCACTCATAGTTTTATTGCCAGCTATTCCGTCAGCTTCGCCAGAATTATATCCAAGCTGATTAAGTCTGTCCTGTACCCATTTAATAAGATTTCCTTTATCACCATTTTCAACCGTATACTTTCTTACGGCAGTAAGTGTCTTGTTTCCAGCGATACCATCCACGACAAGATTCGCTCCACCATTATTTAACGTCTGTTGCAAGGACGCTATATCTGCACCAGTCTCAATGTTTGAAGGCGATACCGTATTCTCTCCTGCAAATACAGTACCTCTCTGAAATGTTTTAATCCAATCATTCTTAGGCGTATTGCCATAAGTATATTCATTGCCAAACCAATGATTAACTACAATGCCATTAATAGTGTATTTTTCACAATCACGGGTATCAACGTGACAACTATTTGGTAACATTAAACCTATACCACCGAAGCCAAGTCTTTCAGCTACTTCTGCAATGTCCCAAGAGGTATACCAAGAACCATCTTTCTTCTGCACTTTTATATCAGCAGCTATACCTCTACGGTGAGCATCAGTTTTACTTCCCCACGGATTGTTCTCACAACGATAACCTGAGTTGACGAATATAGCTTTCGCATCCATAATAGTAAACATCTTTTCAAGCCTGTTTATAAGAAGTTTAGACATAGCGTGTGAATGTCCGCAACACTCACAGTTAAATTCGCTCTGCGAAAAATGAGTTGATAAATCTCCCATACTTATTCTCCTTTCTCATTATTCTTTTTGTTGTTCTGATAATTAAAGAAAAAATTGTAACACATAGTTACTAAAATCAAAAATTCTTTTGACTCTATCTTACCCTCTGCGAATCCCCAACAGAGGAATATTGTAAGAAGTAGTGTAAGAATTGATTTAAGGTCTATGAGTTTACAGATTTTTGCAAATAAATTTTTCATAACACCACCTCGTTATAATAAAAGAGGGTAGAATAAACTACCCTCTTGTTGTTTAATATTGTTGTGATTGATTTTATCTTCCTGTGTAGTCACGGAGTTTGTAGAATATTAGACCTTACTTGAATATGATGCATTTATTCTTATCTCGTTATATTCTTCCTTTGTATAATATGGAAATAAATTTCCGCTTGGAGTTATCAAAGCAAAGGAAGGTTCTTCTACACCATTTAATATATTTCTATATATACAAGGCAGTATATAACCTATTGAAGATGTTCCGCCGTTTGGAATATTTGCTACTGCATTTTCTTTTACAAGATGGTTTCCAGATGGAACACAAAAACTTGCACAAATTGTTACTATACCTCCAACAATTCTTGACTTATTATAATATATTGTCGAATTATTTAGAGATTTAAGTGATATTGGCTTAGCAAATTCACTTAACACATCATCAATAGCGTTTATAAAATCAGTAGGCATAGCAACTTGCTTAGCTTTGATAATATAGTTGACACCTACGGCTTTGACTTCGGTAGTTTCACCATGACGACCAATGACAATTTCTCCAATAGTACCTACTCCTGATTGTCCATCGTCTGTCACAGGTACTATATGTATATCTCCACTTTGGTGATACGTGTTAGTCAAATGTGTTCTATGCATATGGTTTTGCACTCTATCCTCAACAAACTCGCCAAGAGAAACACCATCTGCATCATAGTGAACACTACTTTTTCCGCTTAAACCTACACCCTTTGTTGTAGCTTCTCGTAAATCTGGAATATTAAATGTTGTGCTTCCATCACCTGTACCAAATGCTGTTCCAATGGCTTTAAATAAGTCTGCATACTCAGTTCTACTTACTGCTTGTCCTTGACACAAAAGCCAACCTGACGGAGCAGTAGTGCCACCATATGCTTGAATTGAACCTATCGGAGCATCTGCATATAATGTTCCACCAGCAATTCTTTGTAAAGAACCGTCTTCTTTAACTACGTTTACACTCATATTGTTTTACCTCCTTAATTATACAGTATACGCTCCATATACTGTACCTGTAATATAAGAATTAACGGGGAATTGGTCACTACCCCAAGTACCTGTACTTCCATCTGTTTGATACATTCTTGCAGGTGTCCAAAATTGATTTGTAGCCGAAGCCATAGCACCAAAGCCCATATTATCAATAAAAACAGCACCAGTTGGTGTAAAAAATATCAAATTAGAATTGTTGCTTATTGGAGTTATATATGGTATATCTGGTAGTAAAGTCTTTAATAAATCTCTATTTAAACCCCAATTAAAAGTAGATGTCATAGTATTCGTATTTATTCTGGCTGAAAATTTTATTTCAGCTATTCCATTTTTTAAAGTGATTGACACACGACCGTACCCTGTAATTTCACCTGCACTACTATTGATTATAAAGCCAGAACCCTCATAAGTTCGAGATTGTACCTTTTGAAATTCATCATATACCGCATTACTTGTAACAGGGTGCATATCGCCATTAGTAACAGCATCCACTACAACATTTGGGTCACTCTCATCATCAGTAATGTTTACTTGTTTATAAGTAAGTTTTTCTTCGGTGGTGAGTGCATCCCATTCTGCCTGAGTTCCAGTAAATTCCTTCGGTATATCTGAATATGTAGCCATACGTTCGGTAGTCTGATTTGCCTCATCTCCGGCATAATATACCGTACTGGGAAAATAAGAAGAAGAAAACAGTAAAGGAGGAGTGGCTGATATACTGGTATTTGTACTTGAAGTACCCGATTCACTTGAATCCCAATTAAGTTCATTTCTTACTGTATCTACATACATTAAAGCTAAAGTTTTTTCAGGAACAGAATAATGATTTGTCCAAGTCTCTCTATCCATATATAAATCAGGATATGTTTCTATATCTATACGGTTATTAGCTTGGTCTGGATGTACTGTAAAATATTGTGAAAGATATGCAACTTTTTCATCAAAAGACATTCCAGATGAAAAGTTTACTTCTATTGTACCAGCTTTGCCAGTAACAACCTCTTTAGTTCTATAAAATGTGTTTTTTACATCTGCGGTTGGAAGTTCATTAACATCTATAATGGCTTCTGAATCGCCGCCTGTTTTAAGTTGAATTAATGTCTGTGTTTTAGAATTTCCAACATAATACAGCTGATTAATTACTCCTTTTCTACAAGGCTTTTCAATATTATTAAACACAGAAACGCTACCGCCTACATAGATTATACCAACATTACCAGCTCTGGGAGCTATAGCTTTTATTTCTATCCATTGATTATCCTCATACAAGTAAAGCATAGAGGTTGGAATAGCAAATAAGTATTCTAAATAACCCGACTCAGCAGGAGATAACCATTCGTGAGGTATAGAAGGTTCGGCATTGAGAAAATCCTCAATTGATTGTTTGGTTTCATTTACAGTAGTTCCCCTAATACAAAATGTTGTATCAACATAAGTTATTTCATCTTTAATTACATATATTAAATCCTTAATGTTTCCAGCGGTGGGTAATTCTTCCACGTATTCCACAGCAGTATTAGGACTTACTTCTAATTGATTCCAGTTATACGTACCATTACTTTGTACACACTCATAGAAATAGCCTTTAGTATAAGTTCCACTCTCACCAGTATACTGATAAATATTTCCTAATTCGTCAGCACTTGCAAGAGGAAGTTCTTCTTTCTGAATACTCTGTCCGTCAAATGTTTTTTCACTCAGTCTTGTTCCGTCTGCAAACCATACATCTTCTGCATAAGCAACAGGGAATGTTCCTAAATGTTCACTATCTACATAGTTATTAGGTCTTGCTGTATCTGCTAATTTAACTGCCATTTATTTCTCACCTCTCTTATTAACTTACAACAGCAGTCAGTGTTCCCAAACTTGGCTGATGAAGTCTTACTATCTTATAGGTTGTTGTATATCCACTTGCATTTGTAAATGAACGTGAAGCAACAACGGTATCAAGGTCTGTATCAAATCCATTTACCTTTACGCTTATAGACATTCCAGTAGGAATAGCCCAATAACAATACTGTCCTGTTCCTGCGGTAAAGTTATATGAACCCTTTGCGTTTGTAGCTAACTTGTTTCCACTAAGTCCAAGAATCCACGCATCTGTATAATTGTCTTGGTCTGCACTTACACCCCAATAAACCTTGTTCATAAACTGGAATGAAATAGATTTTGTTGCTGTCTTTTCACCATCACCACAAGTAAGAGTAAATGTCTTATTAGCAGAAATGTCATTAGCATAAGTAGCTGTTCTTACTGTCTCGTCAGCAAGTGTACAATCTGTAAGTGTCTGACTTGTCATATCCTTATTGTAAGTCCAGTTGAATACAACACCACCTGTGATAACCGCACCATTTTCATACTGTAATGTAGAAGGTGTAGATGTGAAAGAAGAAATCTGAGGGTCAATGTAATACAGCTTTACAAAGATAGCATCAAGTGCAAGGTCTACGTTGGTATAAGTAGGGAAGTCCGCATTTGTATAGCTTACATTCTCTGCACTACCACCAAGAGTAGATAAGGGAGCGAGTGTTATATCTCCGTTTTCATCTGTGATAACTGCTTTATTCGCATTGGTTGAACCCTGTGACGTACTTACCTTACCATTTATTTCTGTTTCAATAAGTGTCTGTAATGCTTTCATAGCGGCAATATCAGGTACTTTGTTTGTAACAACTTCTTCACCAGTATATGTGCTTACTACATCAGTAGTCTTTGAAACATATTCATCAAATGAAATTGAGCCTGCACTAACGATAGTTGTCCATTCTCCATCAATAAGAATAGACTGCATAAGTTTGTCGCTATCCTCATAATAGAACCATATAGAACCAGCATCAATTGTGTGGCTTACTCCACCCTTGACATAAGTAATCTTATCTGTTGTGCTGTCATAAGTAGGCATAGCATCACACTTAATTGCTTCATCTACATTAAGCAAAGCTATCTGTTCGTCAGTATAAGTATTTGCATCAGAAACTCCCTGTGCTACTTTACTATCAACAGAGCCAGTAACAGTTGAATCGCTATTAAGAGTTGCTATATCTTCTTTATTCTGTTGTACCTGTGCTTTTTCTGTATCATCATAATCATTAGTCGAAAGACCTTTACCAGTTTCCTTTTCAACATACTGCTCTAAGAAAGCATTAATTTCTGACTTAGTATAATAATTCAAAAGGTCAGCAGAACCGCCACTTAATACTCTCCACTTACCTGTTTCGTCATCAATTGTGTTTGCCTTGTTAAAAAGATAAGGCAATCCAGTTTCAACACACGTTGCTATAAAAAGACTTGGTAAATAATTCTCATTATATTCTCGCATATCAGCGAGAGTTTCAAACATATCTCTCTTGACATTAGGAGAAGATTTTCTAATGTCAAAGTTATCTAACATACTAACAGCCATTTATAAATCCCTCCTTACTTAAATGTTATCTGATTATCTTCCGCTGCTGTTGGTTCGATTAATGTATAACAATAATAATCTATACCATCAACTGATACTTCGCTTCTCTGGAATGAATCCCAGTAGTTGATATTGTTGATTTCATCCTTGATACTTGTTAAAGCACCAAATGACTTAGGATAAGCATAGAATACTTTACCCCAATTGGTAGTAATTCCACTATAAGTATAAGCCTTTGTATCTTTCAGCACACTTGAACCACTCTTAATAACAGTCTCGTCAGGGTCACTTACACTTGCATCACAAATACCGTAATAAGATTTGCCAACAAATTTGATTGTCACAGTAGAACTTGTTGACTGCTGTCCGTCAGTTGTCATTGCCTTAAATGTAACATCTGATTTAATAGGTGTAGTAGGTGTATACTGATACTGAAAATTACCACCATCAGCAACACCAGTTGTGACCTCATTAAGTAAAGTATCGCCTACATAGAACGATACCTTTGTGACAGGCTTGCTCTTTTTAGTTACAGCACCTTTAAGAAGAATAGTAGATATACTATCGTTCACAATATCATACAACTTTGTAGCAGGCGTTGTTGAAAGCACAACCGTAGGTGGCTGATACTTTACAAGCATATCTTTTACCACTTTCCAAACAGGAGTGTTTACAGAAATAGTCTGACCAGAATTAATACTTCCTTGACTCTCTGTAGTAACAAAAGATTCAGGGAACTTGTCTGTAACAGTTATTGCACCAGCATCAATAGTTGAACCGTCAGAGAATGTAAATATTAAATGATTGTTCGCATTTATAGAAGCGTTTGTAATAGAAATACCCTGTTCACCATCTTTGACAAGCATTTGAGTTGTCTGTACAGTACCAGAATCGCCAGTCCAACGAAAGGTTACAAGATGTCCATTATCTACATCTGTGATAGACTGAATTGTACAAGGCTTTCCTCTAACTGCACCAAGTCCCTCTGCTGTTTTACGAACATAAGCTTGACATAATGCGTATGTTACAATATCCATTCAATCACTTCCTTTCTTACTGCTCAATCCAAGTCTGAGCTTCTGCATTATAAAAAAACACAGTGCCAGTATCTATCTCTAAAAAAGCACTACCAGTTAGTATGGGATAGCCTTCATAAAAATCAATTGGTTTAATATCGCTTGATAATCCACGAAATTCAAGTACGGGAGCATTGGTATGCTCTCCTATTTTTGTCATTGTAATTGCCATAATAACTCTCCTTTCTTTAATCTGGATAAAATTTAATCCTGCACCCTTCTGGAAACGATGTAGGATAATACTCGCAATCGCTTGCAATAACTACTAATTTTAATTTAGTTTTTGAAAATGCATAACGTCCTATTTTCTTACAACTTCTGGGAATAACAACTTCCGAAAGATTAATGGCATTAGCAAAAGCTCCAACTAAAACTTTTTCTGGCATGAAGTTATTAGTTAAACCTTTATATTCGCTGATATACCATTGTGCTAAAGGTCTACCTTCTTTGTGTTGTAATTCTGGTATTAATTCCGATGTTATATTTCCGTCATGCTCTACCCTAAAGTATGATTTCGGATAAGGTTTAGTCATCTCAGAATTAGCAGTAGTATAGAAATTATTACAAGTTAATTCATTATCTTTTATGTGCCATATATAATCTGTTTCATAACTTATATCGGAATATAATAGTTCTATCTGTACGTTATCTGTTATGTAACCCATGTCAATAACCAGATAGGCTAATCCAGAATAGTCCGCAGTAATAGTTATGCTATAATCTCTTAACACGCTACTGGCTTCTGATGATACAGCAGTTCTGCTTAAAATCTGATAGTCAGTTATCTGTCCACTACCAGAGGGTTCATTTTTTGTTATAGCGATATAATCTTTATTATCACCATACTGGCAAGTAAAACCAGTAGGACTACAGAATTTCAATGAAAAACTTAGGGATAAGCCTTGTGTAACAGTTACAGGAAAGTATATTCTCTCACAACCACCCCCACCTGTAAATGTTAAGGTGTTTAAACCATCAGAATAAACGTTATCAAACTGTGTAAAACCAGCAGAGTTTTTTATCCAGTTATCAATATCTTTTATTCCAGTATCAGATTCTACGATTTCCGCATTACAACTTACAATATCTGACGGAGTTATATTAGTCCCATCGGATTTGCTCAAAACTACACGAAAGTATTTTGCAGTTGGGTAATTAGTAATGTCAATACTCTCCCCATTGTCAACCCAACCAGAATCCCACAAAGCTCGATTAGTCGTAGAATCTGCGTATAACATAACATTTGTTTTTATGTTACTATTACTTTCTGCGGTAATTTTTATTTGTTGACCAAAATTTACCGTATATCTTCCAGCAGACCTCACTCTGTTGGAAGAACTTTGATTGCCATAATCATCAATTGTTCCTTGCTCTATGTCTGTTATATCTATTAACCTTGTCGACATATTAATCACCTACTGGAAATCCGACACTTCTCAAATAAGAAGCGTCTTGCAATTGTAATGTGGTAACACCTGTCATTCCAACATAAGTTGTTCCAGTCGGAAGTTTATCTGTATTAATTATATACGGATTATGACTATGACCATTATCATAATTAAACCTTGCATTTTGATACTCGGTGACATCCATATCAATGACATTGGTAGTGGAACTACCATCCGAGGGAAACAGAGGATAGTCCGAATTGGCTACACCTTTCAACGTTCCAGTTATTTTACAATTAAGTATCTTATTACCATAAGTACTTCCAAATAACTGGCTCGGTAAACCATAAAAATCAAATAGACAAAATTGATAATACTTATTACTATCATTTAATGCATTTTCTATGAAAGATGCGGAAGTACCAAAAGTGATGCTAAACGTTGTAGATTTAAAAGCTGGGCTACCATTTACTCCGCAAAAAGTCCCACGAGTAATAAAACCACTGAATTGTACATTGTCTGTTAATAAGCGGTCACTACCACTATTAGGAGTAATAACCCCGTAGTAATCAGTGCTTTCTGAATAAAAGTTTAAAAAATTTATATTTTTTATGGTAGAATTTCCCGCAAATCTTAACCCACACGTATCATTAGGCACATAACAATTTATTATGGATGCACCATTCCCATTTAAAGTAACACCATTAAAATTTAATCTAATACCCATAGGAGCATAAGCATTTGCATCAAGTATAAATCCATTTTCATAATAATCACTTAGCTCAGATTCAACAGGAGATTGTATTCGATTACCCTGAGAATCAAAATACAATTTTCCGTTCATTATATGTTCGTCTTTAGTTTTTATTGGTACTATAGGCAACTCCACATAAGCTCCTGATGTGCCTATAGCCGTAACAAAGTCATCCCACGTATTAGGAATAAAAGGGTCATTCTGAATTCCTGTTCCCGTCATTTATTCGCACCTCCATTATTCAATTTCTTCTATTCCCTCTGGTATATACACTGATTCGATAGTGCTATAATTAAAACCAGTAGAATATATTTTATTAATTTCTGTATTTTGTATTATCTGTGGAATTTGAGGATTCGTGCTGTTTCCTATGTAATAAATAATTGAATTGTTATTAGCATCAATAATATAATCATCATCTGTCGTAGGGTCAAATATAACTGTTTCTTCGATATTAAACCCATAAACAAAACATTCAAAATCTAAAAGAGTCACCATACCCTTGACATTTAATTGAATTTTATATTTTTGATTCGCTTCAAATTTTAAAGGAAACGAAACTGAAACGATTTCCTTTTCATCCTCGTTTATATTCTTATATATCGTCTTATAGATTTCTCCATTAATTAATATTTGTAGTCCAAATTCTGTTTGCACCAGTCCTTGTACGTTCATATTAACATTCAATAGTGAAGGCGAATCAGCAAAACTTAACACCTTACAGTTTGCTAAAGGCATAAAGTCAATTGTTGGTAAATCACCAACGATATTAAAATTAATACACTGAGCTATTGTACTTCCCGAACCTTGTCTATTTAACGCAGCTCCTATAAAACAGTTCCTTTGGTTGAAACTGCCTTTGTAGAAAACTTGACATAAATCTCCCTTTTCGAGAGCACTTCCGCTTAAATTAGGCAATACATAAATACAGTCATTAGACAGCATCTTGACCGAAAAATTATTCGAGTCAACTTGGTCTAAAATAATGCAAGGTGTAGTATTAATAACGTTGCTTTCGACTATTGCTTTTTTTACCCTTTGGTCTATTACTTGTAAAAAATTATCCATACTACACCTCCTTATTCAGTATATAAAAAGTCTACCTGTGTGGCATCTACACTCATTTCACTACCGTCCAACGGCATAGACAAAGAAGATATGATGAATTTGTTGTCATTAAGATTATTTAATTTGTCAACAATTGTAACAGCTTTTCCTACGTCCATATGCGGCATTAAAACTGAATTAAAGTTTGCCTTTAGTCCGTTGAAAGTCTCTTGTATAAGCAAATATTCTGCATATTCTTTACAACGCTGCGTCATCCTTTTTACGTTTTCCTCAACATATGGGATTTCAACAGAATCCATTCTTCTAATTCCTACCAAGCTTACTCGTATAGGACTGCATGGATTGTCATTATATGCCGTATAGCTAACATTCTCAAACTCAGACGAGTTAGTGTAAACTGTTACTGTATTTTTAGCGGAGTATTCATAAGATAAACTTAAATCATTATACAGTCCTTCACTATCTATAAACTCCCATTCTATCGGTGCGTAAGAATATTTATTTGTAGAATCATCAGGTAAGCTTTTTTTAAAAACCAATCTACCTGCTGCATCATAATAAACATCTGCACCATATCCGTCTGCAAGACTTTTAATCAAGTCTCCAATAGGAGCATTGCTATCCAGAGAAATTTCAGCCTCGGTGTAAATGCTCTTATAATAATAATCAATCAAAGGAGATATTGTATCTACATTGGACTGAACTCCGTTGGGTAAATTAAAACTTAAAGCCATAGAGTCAGATATTACTTTATATATATTAGATTGAGGTTCTACAATATATTGTGTTTCGATAATGTTTGTGTTCAAGCTACCATCAATCGCTCCACCCTTATCGATACCATTTACAGTAAATACCCCGTCTTGATTTTCAACACCCGTAGCGAGATATACACCCTGTTCAAACCAATAAGTATTAGCGTCATCACTTATTCCAATATATAATTTAAATTTCTTACTCATCCAAAACGGATTATCTTCATTTATAATATACTTTCCGTCCTGATTAAAGAAAGAAACATTGCAAGTACGTCTGGTCAATTGTTCTAAGTTGATAGTAATTTGTCCTGAAACATCTTTTAATATCTCCCCTTTAATTGAATCAAATGGTTTTTCAAAAATGTTAAGAAGTTCAACTTTTACAAGATATTTTGGGTTGGATGCATAAAGCATCCTTTTGTATTCGTCATTAACGAGATTCAAATATTCCATGCAATCACCTCGCCTAATTTCTTATCCATACATTTTTGACGCTTTCACATTCAATCCAGTCAAAAGAAACCTCTAAAGGTAACGGAGATATGTTTTCTGTAGTGTTTATTTCACTGTTTAATATCTTAACAATATAAACTCCACCCTTTGCCGTTTTAAGAAGATATAATTCATATTTTTTGACGAACTCTCTCCATTTGTTCATCATATAAGCGTCATCTTTATATTCCCCAATCCCACTTCGACAATCTGGATAACCCAGCATGGCAGTTAAATTACCAGTAAGATAATCATTCTGACTGTCAACAACTTTAGGGAACTGAGAATATCCTATGTGTGTTTCACGATTAATGTTTTGAGTTTCAGTAGTGTCCTGAATATCACCAACAAACTTCCACTGTTCTCCTACACCATAAATTTTCTTTTTTGTCTTTTTTGTCTCTGGATAGTCTTTTGTTTCTGAAATTAATCCACTTATTGTATATCCATCCATATTAACATTTATAGACTTTTTAGCAATACCTTTTTGGCTAATATAAGTTCCTCCTGCGTCCAGATAAGGAACTAACATATATTCAACATTGCATCGGTTAGGTACTGTGTAATCAAAATAACTACCATTAGCCATTAATTGATAATCTAAAAATTCCCAATTTTCCGTACCGACATATCTGCGATAGAGTTCACAATATATAACTCTGTTGTCTGAATCTTCGTAGAACCAAAGCAAACTTACAAATTGTTTTCCTTCCCATCCAGTGCTTATATAGCTTGGAGCAACGACATTATCATGTTGTTCTAAGTCAAAAGAATCAAGCGTTGGGTCGTATTCGTTATCTACTGCATTTCTTACATTATCTCCCACCGTAATGGTTTGCCCACTTGCACTGGTTATTTCATATTCAACGTAGGTGTCGCTGTATAAAGACAGCATATCATCAAAAGCAAAAAAATCATAAAAGGCAAATCCTATATCCTGTGAATAAATATCGCCAGATTCGGCAATTAAAGTTTTTATGGTAGTATCGTTTGGATATGTCAAATATAAACGAACGTTATACTTGTTAACCAAATCACCTTGCTGTTGAGTATATGTGCCAGTAGTATCGAAAGACAAATGATATATGCCTGTAGTTAAGTCTCGGCTTAAATTTCTACCCATAGTATCAACTTCAAAACTTGGAGTTGTTTTGAGTCCGAAACTATATTGTGGGGTAATTAAATAATTCTTATAAATCCTGTACTGCATATTAGCGGTCAAATTAAAACTAAAAGGCTCGTCCACAACTACCTTGCCTGTTGTTGGATTATAAGAACTTATTAAGTGTCTCTCAGTATTTATTTCTATCATCATGCCAGACACAACTTTTTGTCCGATTACTTGTGATTGTAAATTAACCTTGTCAACAATTAAAGGCTTTCTTTCGCCATTTACTTCATTCCATTCGTAAATATTCTTTATATTATTCTCGATATAAAACTCTTGATTTGTCATTGATGCATTTGGTTGAAGCTCTCCGCTTAATGCGTACATATCGTATATCTCAGTGTCGACAGTTCCTTGCATTAGCATGACTTGGGCGATATAGTCTCGCCCGTATGGTGTTTCCCATGGTATCTCGTGCTGTGCCGTTTCGCCATTATAACGTATGTGTTGGTTGACTTGTACATTAACAGGCGGTGACGAAACAATAAATTGCCCAGATTCCAAGTCCCATATTTTTACCCATGTACACAGTAACAAATCTCCATTGAAAGTGAAGGTAATATCTCTGTCTACATGATGGTCTACTGCAATATTTTGTGGTTTAAAATTTGTTGGGTATTGAAGCATAATTCACCTTTCCTTTCGATGATAAAGCCCCACAAAAGCGTGGGGCTAATCTATCATTTTACATAACTCTCATTTAGTTTCAAATCCATATATGTATGAATTTCTTTTATAAACTGACTATGGAACTGTTGCGGATTATCTGCCTTTATAGTCATATTGTTGATATTTACCGCTGTGGAATTAGATGTTGGGGCAGAAGGTTTAAACGCTCTATTAAGTCCTTGCATAACTCTATTTTCGATTTGTGTAGCGAACTTACCTGTCCTAACCAAATCGTAAAGTTCCTTAGACTGACTTGCATTAAAGACTGTCTCTGAGTGATTCGGTGTACCATGAACCATTGTCATACCAGTAAAGTCAACAGAGCCACCGTCTTTATATCCTTTTAATCGCCTTATAATGTCAGCAGCTTTTCCTCTATAAGATTCTCCATTAATGACAGCAAGAGCAGAATCCGCAAAAGTAGAACCTATAGCATCTAATGCCAGAGCAATAGTCTCAATTGATGATGTTAAATAATCTATCAAGCCATCCATAGCAGGAGCACCATCGTTTGAAAGTTCTGCTATTTGATTTGTTAAAGCCTCTATTTTATTTGTCGTATCATCAATTAATTTGCTTTTATCACTTATAGCGTTCATATAAGCTATATAGTGATTCTTAAAGGCGTTTAAGTTATTGTCTCTCGCCTTTAAGTCTGATGCCTCATTGATAGTTACTTGGTCTAATATTTTCATATAATCTTCGTTTGCGTTTTTAGCGGCTGTTGCTGCGTCTTGCACAGATTTCTTATATTTATTCCAAGCGTCTATCGTCTTTTGCTTTGCTTTAATCTCAGCATCAACAGATTCAATAGATTTTTTAAGTGTTGCAATTTCGCCATTAACAAGCTTAGAGAGTTGATTGTTGTAGGAACGATATTCATTCTTAAACTTGCTAAGAAGTTTGATGTCTTTATTTCTAATCTTTTCACGCCACTCAGAGCCAAGCAATTCGTCAGCAAGTCTCTCTTTTTCCTCTCTGTCAAGCAAATCTTTTATTCCAGACCACTCATCGGCATAAGCTTCAAATCCCTTTATTTGGTCATCATAAGCCTTAATTCGCTTGTCTCTTTCCTTTTCAAGCTCTTTAATAGCTTTATCATCATCCGCTTGTTTTAGTGCTTCTTGTGCATTGGCAATTGCATCTCTGTCAACAGCATATCCCCAGCCCGTAGCAGCACCATAAACTCTAACTTTATTCTTCTTTGCGTTTTCAAGGGCAGCAAGTTTTTCTGCATAATCTAATGCGTCTTTTCTTTCAGAGTTTTCATCTTTAAGTTTATCAATAAGGTCATTATAATATTTTTCAACCTCGTCTTGATTTTTCTTAATTTCGTCAACTTGGTCTTTAACCGTAGCACTAATAACATCTGCCACATTATCATAGTTTTTAATAATATCTTCTATTTGCTGTTTTTGCTGTTCAAGAGCGTCAAGCTGTTCTTCTAATATTTTTTTATTTTCTTCTAATGCGTCTTTTTCATCTTGAAACTTATCAATAATTTGGTCAATCTTATATTCCTGTGCTTTTAAAAGATTGTCGGCAGACTTGTTTAAATTATCAAGTTCTGTTTTTAATTTTTCCTGAGATTTTTTTAAAGCATCTATCTGAGCTTGTAGCATATTCTGAGTATTAGCAAGATTTCCCAAGTGTGCATTATATTCACGAATGAGTGTTGTGTCTCTCTGAATTTCATCACCGTAAGCTTTTGAACTTGCTTTTAACTGAGTGATAGATTTACTAAGGTCGCTCTGCGTAGCAACAAGTTCTTGTGAGGGTCTTGAATTGCCTTGTGCTGTTCTTGCTATTTGAGAATTAATTCTTGCATATTCACGTTCGTATATTTGAATCTTCTTATCTACATTCTGTTTTGCAATGCGTGATTCTTCCAAATCTTGTTGAATAAGAATTTTATTTTTTTCAATTATATCATCTTTAAGAGAAATTAAATTTTCAAGTTCAATATGATAATTTCCAGAGCCATCTATACTTGGTACACCCAATAAGTTATTTGTATCTAAATTAAGTATATCCCATGCGGAACTGTGATTTAATCCTTCTCCTTTAACAGCAGACACCATAGCTGATTCAATCTTACTAATATTATCTAAAGCATCTTTGTGAACAGACTTTAACTGTTCCTTAAATCTTTCATATACTACTTCTTCATTGCCAACTACTCCCTCCATTGATAATCCCATATTCTTCAATGCAGAATCAGCATATTGAGATAATACTGGGTATTTATCAATAAGAGATTTTATTACATCTTCCTGCTCGTATAAATTTTGTAAAGCTCCATACTGTTGTGCTGGTGTTTTTGTTGAATCGTTAACCACACGATTAAGTTCTGCCATACTCTTGATTGTCGATTCATAAGTAGCTAAATCTTCACTTGATAATAAGTTTTCAAGAGACTCAGAATTAGAAAGCATTTGTTGTTTAGTCTGAATCGTGTCATAATAGTCAGAAACTTGTTTTAAAACACCTAAAACGTGGTCTTGTCTATCTCCCTCTAAATCAAAATAATCTGCTACAGAACCTTTTTGCTCTATTAATTGTTTGTAAGCATCAACGTAAGCGTCTATAGCTCGTTTTGTTTGTTCTGCATCCAGCCCCTCTTTAAGAGAAATATTATACCTTAAATCTTTTACAGCTTGATTGCCAATCTGCCTTTCGATTATATCTTCATTATATGTAAACAAATCCGATACATTTTGTTCTTCTAAGGCATCTTTTAAAGATTTATAAAATATATTAGCCTCGGTAACAGCCGCTTTTTTAACGGCATCACTTTTCTCCGTAAGAGTGTCTATTTTAAATGTAGACAAAGAAAGACTCTGCCCGAAGAAATCCTCGGCATCTTTAATTGTTTGTCTATTATCTGTAAGCCAATTTTCATTTCTCTGCTTTTCTTGTTCAAGCAGTAAACCGATATTATCTTCAAGTTTGCCATTAACTAAATCAATTGCATCAGCTTCAAGTCCATACTTTTCGATAATCTGTTCCTGTATATTAATAAGACTATCTTTTACATCGGAAAGATTTTCCGTGGATGATACAAGTTGTATGTACTGACCAGTTAGGTCTTGTATGTTTTTACTTTCTTGTTCATAAAGCTTTGCACTTTCTATGGTTGCCTTACGTCTTTCTTCCATTTCTTGACGTAACTGTTCTGCTTGTTCTGCTGCTTCTTTCTCCTTGTTAACCCATTTTGAAACGGCATTTACCGCCCAACTAACGGCAAGAGACAAGCCAAATGACACAAGGGTATTTAAAGCAGCAACGCCAGCTTGTGCAGCAATAGACTTAATTCTCACCCCATCAAGTGCAACACCTATTTTGGCAATACCACTTGCATCTGTTTTTTTCAAATCAGATTTTACATCAGACCATTTTTTACCAAATATTGTTAATTGTCTTGTTGCTTCTTTGGCATTTTCTTCAACACCGAATATACCTACACCTTTTGTTATACTAAGAGTTGCACCCAATCCTGCCATTAAAGTTGGGAATGTACCAAGTTTATCAATTGTCTTAGTAATAATTTCCAAGAAATTCTGAGCCACTCCAAACATTTTTTTTGTAGACTCATTGTTAATAACAGTGTTTGCAAATTCTTGATATGCAGCTTTCAGAGTATCAAGTGAGTACTGAATTGACTTTGAGTACTCCTCCTGTTCTTGCATCGCAGAACCTTCGGATTTGATAGATGTCTGTAATACATCGTCAAGTTTTTCGTAATTTCTCAAAGCACTTGCTACAACGTTAGCCTGTCTCTTTCCTGCAATTGCTTCAAGAATCTGTGCTTGCTCAATATCTTTAAGGTTGCCCCATACCGCACCAAGTTCTTTGATTATATCATAGGTAGATTTGAATGTATCTTTATCTACCATGATGTCTACACCAGTCATGCTTTTTATCATTGCTTGGAGCTTTGCAGTTGATTCTACCATTCCTTCGGTATCTTCGCCAGCATCTTCGAGTTCTGCTTTCGCAGCTCTAATTCTCATTGAAACGGTACGCCATGCTTGTGCAACTGCAACGGGGTCTTGAACAATTTCATTAGCAACGGTAGTTAACGCAATTGTTTGGTCAAGTGTATTATTAGCACTTGCCATTGCTGATGAAACTCGTTTTAATGCCTCTCCAAGTCCACCAGAATCTACAGCAAACGTATTACTTACCTTGTTGATACGGTCTATAATACGCTCTGAATCTTTAGCTTCTAAATTAAACGCTTTCATAATACTGATAATAGATTCAGCAGCACTATCTATAGTTATCCCGTCACCAACATTTTTGTATAGCGTTGCAACCCTACCAAGTTCTTCGGCATCTGGTAAGCTAAATCCAGCTCTACTAAATACACTTGTAGCATTAATGACATCACTAACACTTGCACCTAATGTTTTTGCGGTTGAAGCAGCGGACTTCTGAAATGCTTCAAATTCCTCATCACTTGCCTCTGTAACTTTCCGCAATTCTACCATTGCATTGTCAAGATTAACTACTTCATTCATCAATGACCTTATAGTACGAATAGCTCCTTGCAAAGAAATCCATTGCATAATGACTTGACTAAGCTGAGTTCTCATATCTCTAAAGAAAGCACTCATGGTTAAATTAGCAGCAGTAGCTTCTTTCTTTAGCACAACAAACTCTTGATTAATCTCTTTAAGTCCGTTTTCATCCAAATTCTCCGATTTGAGTCTTGTAATAAGTTCCTGCCATTTTTGAGCAAATGTTGTGACACCATCAGACATTAGCTTATTAGAGTTAATTACTTTTTTATTCTGTTGTGCATAGGAGTTCATGGATGCACTCAGCCCCTTAATGCCGTTAGCAAGTTTTGTTTGAGCTGCATTGTCATTCAAGGATGCAATTAACCGTTTTGTAGAATCGTTAACAGTATTTAATTTTGGCTTCAAGTTATCTAATTCGTTTTGAATAGCAACTAATGCTTCTGGCGTAGTTGCTGTTTGCAACTCGGAAGATAGCTTTTGATACTCGCTAATTAAAGACTGAATCTCAGCTATTTGGTTCTGTACATCAATATTGTTAGCATTTTTGCGGAACGTTATATTTGTGGTTTTAGAGCTAAGACCACTTATATTTGTACTAATTCTATCGTTTAAACTTGTTTTTGTAGAATTAAAATTTCTCGTTATTCTATCAAGTTCCTCATAGTATTTCTTCATATCTTTAAGAACTTGATTTTCAGCAGTCATTGCTTTTATTCTTTCATCAAATTGTCCTTGCCAATATTTATGTTGTGCAGATTCTCGTATCTCTTTTTCTTGCTTTGCTAAATCAACTATTCGTTCTTCATCACGAATTTTTGATTTCATATATTGATTTTCGGCTTTTATAGCAGATATATCAGAATTTAAAACAGATAACTTATCAAGAAATTTATTCATACCATTGGTATCATTTACAGATGCCAATTCAGTTTTTAGTTCGTTTATTCTGTTAGCAAATGTCGTAGAATATAATTCAGCAGTTTTTAACTGACTAATAATTTTTTCTAAATCTGAAAAACGTTTCTCTTTTTGAACGTCAACACCTTCGTGCCTAAAGGTTGTAGCGTTGGTAGCCTCACGAATCGTTTTGCCAAGATACTCATACACTCTCGCTTCTTTGTTTAAACTATAAGTAAGAGTCTCTATTGCACCATTTTCTTTTTCTACTTGAACCACAAATGATTGTAACGACTGAGTAGCATCTTCATTGGCTCTACGAACTCTTGAAGCAACATCACCAGTTCCATCAAGAAATGTATTAACGGTATTTTTAGCAACTTCCAATGTTTTATCGGTATTGCCAGTATAAGGAATCTTGGGGTAATAGCCTTTTGACATTCGAGCTTTATTAAGAGCTATAGCATTTTCAGTGGCGTTTTTAACTTCTTTATTATATTCTTTTATTTGTTTAACCTGAGATTGTGAAATAACATCGGCACTTGAAGAATTTGATATGTTTCCAACATTGATTTTAATATCTTTAAGCTGATTCTTAATCTCATTTATGCTATCTTTGTCAATAGTACATTTTATTTGCAAAGCCTTTGAATTATTAATTCTGTCTCTAATTATAGGTATATCTGTATCTACGATTTGCCTAACTGATTTATCTTCATCGAGTTTTGCAATCAGTTCTATTATATTATCATTGACAGCCATTCAATCACCCCTTTCTTTAATCCTTCCAATAGTTATGTAAAATCAATCTATCGTTTATTTTAATCTTTCCATACATATTGGGATGCTCTCTATAAAAATCCCATATACCACGTTGAATTGCGTGTATGCCATCGAAGTGAGTGAAGTTTTCTATTCTTTTGTGAAAACGTGCTTCTAATTTTCTTGCTGTCCACCCGTATTCCATGAGGGATGGTGTGTAAGATTCGTGCGTAGCCCAAGGCGTATAACTTGTAGTTTCTCTAAGGTCATTAGTAAATGTCCACTTGGACAAACTGGTATGCCAAGACAATTCATCATTAAAGCGAACAGCAATTCTTATTGTGTCACCAACAACTCTTATGTCAGCTATGTCCTCTGCATATAATGCACCTTGATAACGATATGTTCTTTTATACACAATAGGGTCGTAAGTGTTATACCATTTATCAATATAATACTGTATATGGTTATACAAACTTTTGGCTAAACGTGCCATAGTTTCATCTAATGTTTCACCATTGGACAGCTTTACTTTTTTGAGAGCTATTCTTGCAAGTTGTTCTTTAATGCTTGCCATTAGGCTCACCGCCCTTGGCGTTGTCAATTACAGCTTTAACAAACTTTCTTTTGTCAACTCTGTTAAGTTTGTTAAGAATATCCGAAGCGTTCTTCAACTGGTCACTCATATCTGTCTTTGCCATATTTACGAGTTCATCACATAACACATCAAACGAAGTTTTTCGAGAACTAAGTCTACTCTGAATTACTTCATCTACCGCATTTTCAATATAATAATGAATCTGTGTTGATGCAATATGCTTCATAAGTTCGTTCCACCACTCTGCCTGAGATGCTTTGAACAATTCTTCAATTGACATACCATCAAGACTAATGTTGGTAAAGAACTTTACATACGCCCAACGTTTTGCAACTTCTCTATACTCAGGCTTATATTCTCCTTTATTATTAAAACAACTGTCAGCAATTGAGTATACACAAGAAGCAAAGCCATCAAGTGTAAGACTATTCTGTACCTCAACACTAACTTTGTTTATCTTTATAGTTTCGACATCCTTGTTTCGTGAGTTCTTTAAAATATCAAAAATATTAGCCATTATAATTCTCCTTTTTTATTTATAAAGATTGATACCTTCGTATTTATTCACAGCCCAACAGCCTATATTAATACTATCAGCTATGTCATCATCTTTTTTATTGTCATTAATTTTTAAGTCAATACCAAATATTTTTTCAGCCAATGCTATGCTTTGCCTTTTTTGCTCTGGTCGCTTACCTTTTATCTTAGCAAAAGATTTCCAAGTAACAGGAGCTACAATATCAAATTGAAAACCTTCTTCGGTAAATCTTTCCATAGTCATACCACGCAAGCAAGATAGCATACCAAATGTTTTTATATTTCCGCTTGAATAAGCATCCTCCAAAATAACTATATCAGGTTTGTATTTATTAACTCTTTCCATAATTAGGTCAACCATTTGTAAAGAACGCCTGTAATCTTTAATTGTTTTATCAGCAGTTATTTTTTCATAGGTTGTGAGTTTACCATCAACCCAAACTGATAGGGCTGTGTTTATCGTAGCTTGGTCAACCGAAATTATAATCATTGTCACACTCCTCCTTTATAAAAAAATAAGGGATAAGCCAATCGTAATTAACTTACCCCTCTTTCATATTATTCTTCCTCAGAACTTTCTTCTGACTTCTTTTTTACAACCCTTTTAGGTGTTCCTTCGGCTATAATACTTTTAATTCTTGATGCGACTTCGCTTAAACAATCAAGTTCTGTATCTGCCGTTATTCCTATATTTGCAAACATCATTGTTGCTTCTTTTGCGTTAATGATTCCCTCACGATACTCTCTTATAATAGTAAGAATTTGGTAATGTCCATGTGAACACGCCACCGCCTTCCAACTACCACGTTCATGACAAGGAGCACAAAAATCATATTCATTACCACAAATCCAACATTTACGTTTCAATCAAACCACCCCGTCAATTAAACAGTAGGAAGTGTAGGAAATACGATTCTAAAGAGCTGCTTATTACCATCGCAATAATCCTGCTGTGCAGAGAATGAGAATGGGAATGTATCAGTTCTACCAAAATTATCTGTAACAGAAGCGGAAAGCTGTGCTTTGGGGAATATGGCGTAACCAGCAATAGCCATATTTGTATCACAAATAGGGTGACAAAGAATTTCAACTACCATTTCCATGTTCTTAGGGAACTTGTCAGCAGAGTCGAAGATTGCTACACAATCCTCAGAGTTATAGTCATACTGTACAAAAAGCTTATCTCCCTCTGCAATATCTCCCTCTGCAAAAGTAATCTTATGAGTAGCTGATGTATATGTAAATACTCCTGCTGCTGCCTCTGCACCAAGTTTGAATGTCTTATTTCTTGCACCGTCCTTACCAAGTGTACATACAGTAATTCTGTACTCAGGATTTGCAGTTGTACCTTTATTGGCAGCAGAGTATTTAAGCGTATATTCGGTAAAAGTATCACCAGCAGCATACTTCTTTTCCTCGGTAAGAGGTACGATTACACCATTTCCAGTTGTACCAGTTGTCTTTTCCTCTCCATTAAGCTGCTGAGAGAAAAGGTCAAGATTCCAGAAAGTCTCTGCACCACTGAACGAAGCTGTCTTTGCGTTCATCCACTTAGCAATAGGAGTACCCTCTGCATCATTCTTAATTACTTCCTGTGCATCGCACTGGAGAGATGGGTCGTTAACCTGTCCTGTAATAAAAAGCGGTTCTGCGGTTACGATGTCACGACCCGTAACTCTAATAACCTTATCAACAATAAGCTGAGAAGTTGTAATTGCCATATTATTACCTTCCTTTCTTTAGGCTTCTCTAAGCCAATTAAATTCTTTTTTATTTATTTTACTCGTATCAATATTTCCTGAGTACGCACCAATACTTAAATGGTTTGAATTTTCAATTATATTAATACTTTTAAGAGCGTCATAAAATGCATAGACACTCATATCCCATACTTCATCTAATTTGTATTTAAAATAAGGATGATTAGTCGCCCTTGAAACAAGAGTTTTAAGTATTGACTTGGGCTTTCTTCTTTTGGCGAGTTCCATTTCTGAATATGCAAGTTCAATCATTTTTTGCTTCGTATATTCATTAGCAACTCGTGTATACTGCGGTGGAGAAAGTGCATTTATTATACGAACGCCATCTACTATTTCTTTGTATATTTTCTCATTTATGACAGTATCATAAAATCTAAGCTCAAACTTGCCATTATTCTCTATTAACCTAAATTTTGAAAAATCTAAATCACCAAATAATAGCTTCGTTTCTTTAACATCTAATAATTTATAAAAGACACAAAACAATTGAAAAGATGTAATTTTAGTAAAGTCAATATTAAGCTTGTCCAATTCAGCTATCATATCAAAAGGAGAACTAACTAAAATCGCTAACATTCCAGAATATTTTTCTTCACCTAATTCTTCGATTTCACTAAGTTTGGGCTGACGTAAAATAATACCTTTGGCAATTTCGCAATCCCTTCCCCTTAATGTATGTAAGTTTTCAATCACTATCACACATCTCCTTATTGAAATCCAGAATCTCAAACTTTACTTCACGACAACGGTATACATCACTCAAATTCACTGGTAAATCTGTTATTCTTTGTATTGTACCAATTCCAGCTATATATTTACCATTGAATTTTTGACTAAGAAGCTCTGTTATATGGTCTGTACGAACAGCAGAATGTCCAGCAGTTTCCATACGTATTACTGATTGATGTGAAACTACATACATATACATCTCGCATACATCATAAACAACTTCATTCTTATATGCATTAAATCTGTCACACACCGCTTTGATAGCACCTTCAATAAATATATATGTTTTAGCTTCTTCTTGGGTAGGCTCAATAAAATAATAGGGGAATAGTCTAACATAAGACAAATCTTCTTCATCTTCGTCTTTATTAATCGCTAATGCGTTTATAATCTGCTTGTCGTTTTGAATCTGTTCTATTAACTTATTTTTTAATGTAGTGATAATTGAGTCGTTAGCCATAATTAAATTCCACCTTTCACACTTATTAGAAGTTCACTTGATTGACTTCCATTGTTGGCGACAAGCTTAAAATTACTGCCAACGATATTAACATTGCTCTTAACACTAATCTTGCAAGTTTTACTGTCAACTACCATCAGTTCAATATAATCTTGGCATTGTTCTGAAACCAATAAGCTAAATGTTATACTATCTTCTGTATCAACAGTAAATGTTTTAGTTCTACCTATTCTAATTTCGGGTTTACCAACATATGATATTTCAATTGGACTTGTTGGCTGTGGTATATTTTCAATATAATCACATAGCATTAAATCAATCCTATCGGTCTGAGGATTAAATTCATGTTCTGTAAATGTAATACGCATGATTCGCATTTCATTGTACGAATAAGGTACTTTAGACATTGACGTAATTATATATACGTCTGGATGTTTCTTTGAGAAATCTATAAACATTCTTTTGTCACGTTGTAATTCAACGGTTATATCATCAAGTGACAACCAACTCATTAGCTGAATATATCCAGTCTGAATCCTTTCTCTTGCTGATTCAACACCAGTATTATACTGAGTGGCATCCGCAGTATAAGATGGATAGTAATATATTATTCCAGTTTCAGTATCTTGCCATTTTAATGTATAATTACATTCGTGAGCTACAACTTTTGTATATATGCCATTATTATCAGGCATTGCCATAATGACATATATTTGCCAATTATTTTTGGTGTCCTTAATTTTGATATACTTATAGTCAGCCACCATATCACTAATTCGTGTTAATAATTGTCTTTTCCAACCCTGTGTATAAGCGTCAAAAGTTTTGTTCTGCACAACAGCTTGTGTTTCAAATTCTGTTTCAAACAATCCTGTTTCACCATTAAACTGACCCCTACAAAATATAACTTCTTCTCCAAGCCGAGTTTCAGTTAGGGCTTCGTCAAAACTATCACTAACCCAATTGTCCCATTCTTCATTTTCTAAGCCATTATTAATTGTTGGTTGTGGATTAATAAGATACCAATTCTGAGAATCCATATTAATCACCCCAATCAATTATTAAATGCGTGAGTTTTCTGTTTATGAAGGAACTCTTGAACTCGTTGCTGCTGTAATACCAAATCCTTATAAGTTACATTTTTAGAAGCATCGCTACCAGTTAATTGAATATCCTTACCTCGAAATCCATTTATCTTTTCTGCTTTTGACAACTCTCTCGTAAGATACTCTTGATACATAAGAAGTCCTAATGTATACACAACAAAGGGTTCGAGCTTTGAAGCAAACTTAGAACTGTCTACATCATAGCCAAGTTTATCAATGTCAAGTTCATATTGACCCAAAGCAGAGTCAAACCATTCGTCCTCTAAACCCTCTGGCAAGACCTGTTTTGCCATTGGGAGAGAACGAAATTTTTGGATAACATCAGCTTTTGTCGTTACGTCACCCAACGCAAATCACCACCTTAATCTTCGCTATCGTTAATTGCCATTCCAGTATACTTTTCAACAAATTTAATTTTCTTATAATCGTTAATTTCAAGCTTTTTAATAGACTCAACAAGAAGTTTCTTTTCAGAAAAGGTTACAGCAAGCTCTGCAATCGCCTGTTCAAACGCCTTGTTTGTTTTGCAAGCAAACGCAGCCTTTATTTTATCTTCACTAATAATAGACTGAGGCTGTTCTTCTGTTTCAAGACCAACATAAATTCTTGTTTCTTTATCATCTATGTAGATGTATGGATGTGAAGCGTTATAATTTTCTCCACAGAACTGAATGTTACCAGACTGAACCTGAGAAATTACTTCTGCTCTATCACAAAGAATTGTAGTTGACGGAGGGAGGTTAATTTCTCCCTGTCCATTAATCCTTCTAAATCCAACAGGAAAGCTGGTAATATTTTTAATCTTAATGTTTTCACTCATATCAAGCGACATTTATTAGTTCCTCCTTTAAATTAATGGGGCGAAATTAATCGCCCCGTAAATTACACTTTTAAATATTAGCCTGCTGTATCAATAATACCAATCTTGTATTCCTCGCCCTTTGCAACATCAGCAGCAACTTCAAGGTCATATCTTGTAAGGAGCTTACCAGTTGTTACATCTGTGCCAGTCATAGAAGTAAGACCACCACGAGTCCAGAGCTGAATAGGAGAATTATTACCTGTAGGAACAGCAAAGATATATCTATCAGATACAAGCTTCTCAAACCAAGTACCAGCAGCATTAAGCTTGCTAAGGTCATATGCATTATCAAGACCTACAACAGAAGCACCCATAATAGAAGAAATATATGCGTTCTTTCTAATTTCCTCCATAGCCTCCTGAGAAATATTAAGATAAGGAGTAGCCTGACCATCAGAATATGTAGCAATGTCATTAAGTTTAATAACAGCAGATGTATCACCAAGGAAGCTTACCTTACCAAAAGGACGAGCCTTATTAAGAATACCCTGTACGTTTGTTCTTGTTACGCCAGAAGCGAAGTTCTTTACATTTGCATTAGTGATAGCTGATATAACTGTGTCAAATGCGTAAGCAGCAGCCTTATTAAGTATATCTGTCTTAATATTCTCAATAAGAATATTCTCGGCAGACATATCGCCGAACTGTGCCTTACGGTAATCTACTTCATAACCAGCAGCAAGAGAAGTTGTAGGCACAGTGTACTTATCAGCATAATTGAAGCTGAAAGGAACATCGCCATTAAGAGCCTGTCCTCTTGTATTAACATTCTGTTTGATTATCTTACGCTCAACAGTTTCATCCTGACCAAGCTGCTCGTAACCTCCAAAGAAACCAAAGAGCTTGATGCTTTCAAGAATATCAGGGTTTACAACAAAAGCTCTGATAGCATTAAGCTCGGAGATAGCTGTAAGGTCGCCAGACTCGGCACGAGCATTAAGCTCTTTGATTTTGTTTGCACAATCATCACCAACTGCAATACCCTTGCTGTCCTTGATACTACCAACTGACTCTCCTTTTACAAGAGCAGAATATGCAGCCACAATAGGTGACTTAGAATTAAGTTCATTGTGAATAGTGTCCTTACGGCAACCATTCATTTCATTAATCTCATATGTTCTCATATTATTTTACCTTCCTTTCTATTCAAAATTACTCAGCAATCTGTACAAGTACTCTTATACCAGTTGTTGTAAGTGCTGTTACCTTAAAGCAAACATCACCAGCAGTTGCGGTGTCCTCCTTGAACTTAAAGGTTGTAGCATCAAATGTAAGTGTATCGCCAACGGCTATGTTAGCAAATGTTCCTGTAACATTCTCCTTTGTAACGTCAAGCTCCATACCTTCCCACTTAGAAAGCTTAAAGAGATTTACATACTCTCCCTGTTTGATAGGATATGTAAGAGCGTATACATTATCGCCCTCCTGAGTATTAAGAACAATGTAAAGTTCCTCGCCAGTAGCAGGAGCTTTAGTTACCTTTGAAGCACCTGTATATGTAAGACCAACAAGAGCACCATTAATCATATCTGCGTGTGCTGTAACATTAGGGTAGCTATCACCGAAATGTTCAATCATCTTCATAGTATGTACCTTTACCATAATAAAACCTTCCTTTCTTTTAATTAATAAATAGAACCTTTTTCTGTGTTGCCAATTGTAGACTTAGGCTGAAATACTTCGCCGTAAATATCAGCAGCAGAATTAATCTCTACAACAGGCTCGTCCTTCTTTTCAATGGACTGCTTACCAATACCACGATAGATGGCATCAATTACAGTATTGATTTCAACATTTACGGGGTCAGCATTAAACTTTTCAATCTCGTCCTTTGCATATCCCTTCTGTTCCTCTGTGAATCCTGCAATAGCAGAATTAAGTTCGCCAAGTCTCTCCTTTGCCTTTGCTTCGCCAAGTGCAACTTCTAATGCTCTCTTTTCCTCCCAAGCAGCATCGAGTTCATTTGACTTCTGCTCAATCTCAGCTCTAACTGCATTAAGAGCTGACTGAACCTCCTCTACAGAAGCATTAAGCTCTGCAATCTTTGCATCCTTATCTGCGATAGTCTGGTTAAGTTCTGAAATCTTAGCTTCATATTCTGAATTTTTAGAATTTGTTTCTGATACTGCAACCTTTACGGAATCAGTAATCATAGCAAGTGTCTCTTTATCCATTTTATAAACCTCACTTTCTTTATTATTGCTTGTATTTAAAGAAGCTGCTTCTAATACAATTGCATTTTTGTCAGCCTCTTTTACACTTAAAATAGCCGTTCCCGAATAGGAATAAACCATAGGCGTTCGATGTTCTTCTGTGACTTCACCATCGTAAACAATCTGATTATTATTTTCTTCTGTACCCATAAGCTCAATAGATGATTTGACTGTATTGGTTTTTATACTTTCTTTGAGCCATTTAACAAAATTAGGATAACGTTGGTCAAATAAATACCCTTCTCCTACAAGACATTCACTATCTACACCATCAACATTTACTGTTTCAATCTGTGCCTTTTCAATTGTTCCAACTACTTCTGAATTTCGGAAGATAGGAATAGGATTTCCATTTTCATCTTCAATTTCATCTGTATAGCCGTGTCCAAGTGGAATTGTTTTATCTTCATCTGCAAACTCTACACATATTGGCATATTAACAGCGGTAGAAATATTATTTAAAACATATTTCTTTTCCCAATGAAGTCCATTATCTTGAACATCTTCTGCATTTTCATGAATAGAATGAAGTGCCATCTTAATATATCTTCTACCGCCCTTGGTTCTTTTGCTACCCATTTCAATCACTGTGTTCATTTATTCACCACCTTTCCCCTAAAAATAAAAAGAACCACTATATGAGTGGTCTATCTCAACTATTAGGTTTGGGCTGTTTGTTTGAGTTGTTAGTTTTGCTTCTAATGGTATTCTCATTTGTGGGATTATTATTAGTTGGTCTACCGCCCTTGTTCTGACTATCCTTGTTCTGATTGTCAACATCGCTGTTGTTACCAGATGTATTAAATGACGTAGCATTAACAGGGTACTTGTCCAAAACACCTTCTTCAAGTTGTTCATCAAGCATAGCAAAATAAACTTCTTTGGATAGACCAGCACAGTTTGCAAGATAAGCAAGTGAACCTCTGCCTATTGTAAACAAATCTTTTGCAGTTTCAAAATACTTATCTCTATTTAAGTGCGTTATAGGAAGATAATTAACTTCTACATCTATATATGACAAACCAAGTATGTTGTAATTAATAACCTTATTTAGCTCTGCTACAATACTTTCAATCCATTCAAATATTTGAGATGTTACAAGTTCAAGGTTCGTTTGCTGAGAACTAAATGAAGTCGTACCACTTGCATTAAGAAGCGAAGCGGCAAATCCTAAATCAGTACCAACCTTAGTGTCAAGATTTGATTCATAATCATTATCGAACAAATCAGTCTTAACATCTATGCTACCTATCTTTGTTCCTGCTGCAACAGAAAAGAACGTAGTGCCATTAACTCCTTGCTTATTCTGAACCGCACCTTTGACAGCATCGTGTTGTTCTTTTTGCTGTTGTTTGCTTAATGCAGAAGTACCAGCAGTCTTTCCCTCTGGGAATGTTTGATATATGATTTTATTATTAACATTATCAAGCAAATTCCTTTTTGTGTTTCTAAAATAATCAGAGTAAAGAATATCTTGAATAGCGGCAAGAACTAAGGGTCTACCCCAAGGCTCGTCCAAGTTAGAAGAAACCTTGTGAACAATAGTTTTGGTATTATCTAAAACATACATCTGATTATTGCTCTTGTCATTTATCCACTTATTATAAGCTACCGTGAACTCAGCAGGATATTTTCTCAACTTGTCCTGTGGTGATTCTATTCCGCTTTCAAAATAACTTAAATCAAATGCTACAACATAGGAATTGTTTCTTGTTCCTGTTATACGACAATAATCTATTGGCAGCGATTTTATAGCGGCGTTAATCTTTGCCAGTTTTGGTTTTAGTGCATTTACCTCACTTATGGATTGTGCCTTGAATTTGCTAATAAACTTTTGATTATCAACCTTTGTTTCAGTTGTATCAAGGTAATAAATAGCAATACCATCAATACAACCTTTGAGAATTGCATCTCGTATAAATTGTTTGTGTTTTATTTTTCGCATCACATAACGTACAATTTCTTTATTAACCTTCGATTTGTTGTCATTTACATAGCTTGTAATTATATAATCTAAAGAAGGAAGTGCTGATATGTAATCGAGAGTATTTCTTGTAATACCATCACTTGAATACAATCTTCTTGAAATTGTTCTTAACTGCTGATTATTTGAATCAAGCATTGGTTCTTGAATCATTTTAATGAGCTGTTCAATATGATAATCGCACAAAATGTTAATATAGTTATTGGTAGTAACATCACTTCTAAACCAATAACTATTCACTTCGTAATTTGACATATCTTTATGTTTGGTTAGTTTATGTATTTTTGCCATTTGCCCCCTCCTTTCTTTTAGTTTACAAATACAGAGCTTGCATATTCTTCATCAATTGATAAGTCTTTAGCAAATTTGTCAATATACCAAAGCATATATATTAAAGCAGACACCCTATCCTTATCAACCTTTCTTGCAACTCTTTCAATTGTTATTCCACCATTAGACAGATGCTTCATTTTTAGATTTGCAGCTTCTTCAATGAAAGCATCCGTTTCAATATAAGGTCTAATTAAATTTTCAGAATCGTCCCATTCGCTTTCAGTAAACTCTGTATCTATTTTTCTTTCCAATAGTTTTAATTTGCCACTTTCAACATAATCAATAAAAGTAGTAACTATTTCATTTTGACATGACTGTGCTTTAAGGTTATATAGTATCTTAGGCGAATTTGGAATCTCAGGTTCATTATTATCATTAATTGTGTCCCAGCACCCTAAACTTTCGCCCGTGACTGGGTCAATAGTTTCAGTTAGTAAAGCATCAATTAATCCAGCACCCAAACCGTTACCATCGCAAACAACTATTTTTGCATTGTACTGTTTCTGGACTTGTTTTACTTTTATTGCTTGCTTGGTAAAATTATATATATTTGGCACATTAACAATATCCACTATCTCAACTGCAATTATTCTTGAAGCATCAGAATTTCTTATTACCTTGCCAACTACAATTGAAGATTGATTGTTAGAAGTCTTTTGGCTTCGTGCAACATCGACACCCATAAAGATTTCGTCATCATCTGCGACCTTTACTGGTTTTAATAGAACTCTACAATTAAGCAATTTATTAATATTTACCAATGCCCCCTCAGAAGCTCCAACCCATTCTTGCTCATAGTTCTGTGCGAAAGCTACCAATGACATATTCTTTTTCTTATTAAGTATCTGGCTCTTACTTGAACCACGACCATACCAACAAGGCAACATCCAATTAGAACCAAGAACAATTTTTCCTTTGAGTTGTTCCATTTCATCAACCATACTTACCAATCTAAGATATTCGTCACTACCTTTGAATCCAGCAGTTGTAAAGAAATGAATTTGTTGATTAAGTTCGCAAGGGTCAGGTATACCAAGTTTTCCTACTGTCAAACGAGGAACTTCAACAACAGGTGCAAGTGCATCCTCGAACAACGCATTATTAAGCAATGCAGATTCTTCTATTTTTAATCGAGTACGTCTTTGTCCCTTTGTGCTTTGTGCATTAGCAATTGCATCAATCTCAGAACCATTTTTAAATTTAATATAAGCAATACCTCTTGAAAATTTAGGCTTGTCCTCTATCTCATTTAACAAAAGCGGATAGTGTTTTGTTATTTCGTTCCATTTAGCAGCCAAAAGGTCAGCGGCATTTTCTTTTGTTTGTGCTGAAATAGCAACAGTTATATTGGGATATAACATTGCAGCACAAACGCAGTCCAATACCTCATCATATGTTTTGGCATAGCCTCTTGAAAAATCTCCATACATACTAAAAAATCTCAAATCACACCTGAGAAAAATTCTTTGGTCAAGATGAAGATTGATGCCTCCCTTTGGAGGTTTAAGCATATCCAACATTAAATCAGGATAGAAACGAAAGAAGCTTATTAAATCATAATAATTCTCAATTCTTTTGCCAAAAGGAGTATCATCTACAAGAGCTTTAATTCTATCATTCGCCATCGGTATCACTTCCTACATTGTAGTCTTTCGGCAATTGAATAAATTTTTTTACAGCTTCTCGGTTTTTTTCAGAAGTATCATCTGTAAAGATACCATATGGGTCGCCATACTGTGCAATATATTCTTCTTTCTTTCTATCATAGAATTTATAAACTTCTTCATAATCAACTTCTGGTAAGCCTTTTAATTTACGGCAGAAATTAATATAGCACCAAATTATAAAATCTGGTGCATCGTTAGGAGCGTATTTGAATCTTGGTAATATCTCTATAATATCAGCAGCTTCTTCAACTGCTTTAGATATTTCGCTAATAGTAGTTATACCACCTTGTAAGTCAGCCTGTGTCAATTGTTTTGGGGTAAGCTTAGCTTTTTCAGCGGCATCCTGTGCCGCTTTATTCCATTTGTTTGCACTCTCCACATCTCCATTTGCTGTCGCTTCTTCTTCTCTTACTTTAAATCTAACATATGTTGCAAGAGCTTCTTCGTGAAGATTTGTTGTTAACTGATAGTTCTGCTTTAGCTTGTCATACTTTTTTTGCATTTTAGCATATTGACTTTTGGTATATCCTTCACCAAATCTATCAACAATATCTTCGGTTAAGTCAAAATCAATATTTTCATTAATAAAGACCGCTTCTTCTTTTCCTCTATTAGTTCTTTCTACAACAGAATAACGTACTGAATTTGAATTAGTTGGTTTATCTTCCTTGTAGTTTTCACCATCGGCAAATGTCATTTTAGAGTATGGGATTAAACTTGATATGTTTTTCATATATAGTCCAACCACATCTGTTCTAACAGCATTATCACTACAAGTTTTTTCTGATTCTTTTATCGCTATATCTAATATCCTTGGAACGAAAGGACGGTCAATCAGCATAAGCATATTTTTGAACGCATCAGCATTTATTGTTCCATCAGGATTTGTGGAGCAAATTTTGATGCAGTCTTTGCAAACATTAACTCTCTTGCCATCACTTGAAGTGAATGGATTTGAAGCAACATAGAAGCTACTCAACGGTAATTCTCTATTGCAATTAGTACAAGTCTTTCTTACAGTTGTCGTATTTTTTTTTGACTTTGAGCCTTTAGGTCTACCACGACCAGCCATTTTTATTCCTCCTTATGTAGAGTGTTTCCCATAAAATCCAGTACATTTTACAACATAATTACCGTTACAATAATTTGTTGTCATGTCCCTGTTTGCATCCGTTTTGCATATAGGGCATTGTTCGTGCGGATTATATTCGCTAATCTTTTTCTCTACAGAAAATTTGTTGTCACAATTTGGACAAATATAATTATACTCAGGCATTATTTCTCTCCTTCTATTTTTATGGTGCAACTTTTCATATCTTTGCAATGATTAGTTACTAATAGGGGAGGTGAACTCCCCATAGGAGGAAATAAGTATTATGATGATGTCAGTAAATATAACTTGTGGCTTTGCAGGACTTGTCCCGAATACCTACTACTGCAAGTACAGCGGAGAGGCGGTTTTCATCTCTCGTAGAATCCTAAAATCCTACCCTCTATTTGGTGACGATTGCGAGAATTGAACTCAGCATTGCATCCTTGAAAGGGATGTGTCCTACCTTTAGACGAAACCGCCACATAGCTCTTTTTACACCGATTTACCATAAAGGTGGCTAAGCAACGTATTATCGGGAACGTTTACTCTAAAATAGAGCCTCGCACAGCGAGTAGAGCATAATGCTCGTTGGTCACGGAGACAGGATTTGAACCTGCGAGTGCCAGAATGAAAATCTGGTGAGTTAGCCACTTCTCCACTCCGTGATAATGCACTGGTTTGCTACTTGTCCGTAACCTACCAATGTGCAGGTTTGCCTTTCCACATTAGGTTGTGGCAACCATAAAAGTCCTTGCGTAGTCAGCTTGTAGGCATAACAGAGGCTTGCAAGGCTCATTGATTATTGATTATCAAAGCAAGCCTTGACAACCTTTCAACATCATAAAGTGCTCGTAAAGAGCTGTGTCTTAAAAGACCTACCGTGGTACGCTTGCAACAGAGGCGTGGTAGGTACGTTGGCGGTCACAGTAGGACTTGAACCTACGACAACTCGGTTAACAGCCGAGTGCTCTACCGACTGAGCTATATGACCATCACCCCTTTCGGGGTGTACAGATATATTTCACTTCCCTCTCTTTTGGGAAGAACTTTATTTTAGTCGACTATTGCCGACTTAAAGTCAAAATACATTCTCAAAAATCTGAGTTTTAATTTTAAACGGCACAACCTTTGCGTGTAAAGGTAAAACAAAATCCTTTGCACTATATTCCACAAAATACACACCGTCATCCACATACGCAGACTCGTCACTTAAAGCCTTTTCGCAAATCATTTCTCCGTCATCAAACAAGGTAATCAGCATATTGCCATCATACTGTTTGACTTCTTCAATTTCTTCATACGCTTCGTCCGCAAACTCACGCTTCATAACAACACTTTTGCCATTAATGGTAAAAGTATTAAGCAACTGACACACGCCAAGTGCATCCTGCCAATTCACTATAAGAAAAACAGAACCGTTTTCCATTGCAGAACGTACAAATTCAGATATAAGTTCATTATACTCATTGTACTCTTTGCACATAGATTCTGATATGGTCATATCAATCACCACCCTAATTTAATATTATTTTATAAGACTCTGTATGACCATAAAGTTCATCAAAGCCATAAATCTTTACAGCTCCTTTTGAACCAGTAAATAAACTATCCGAGTATGGGTCAGAACCAATAAACGATGGAGCTATTAAAACCTCGTAATCATGTGTAACCCCTTCTCCAACTGTAGTCTCTTTACCACCGTGATAATGCCCCATGAGAACAGCATCAACATTTGAATTAATAAGGGTATTCAAATTACTAATTACACCCTCTGGGTTCTTTATTTGATGTCCGTGCAAAGCATAAACGTCAAACCCAAATACATCTTCGATTTTTATATACTGTTTACCGTTGTCAGCAAGATTAACAGTTACTCTTGGATTGCTTGTAAGTATATCTTTAATATAGTTACCAATAACATATTCCAAATCCTCAGTAGCTATTTCGCTCGCCTTGCTGTTTAAAGGTCTAATCTGAGTATGATTAGCAGTAGGAACGTGATAATAAGATATATCAGCATATTGAGAAAGCTCATTTAGAAACTGAGCAATTAATCTGCTATAATCAACAACCGCTTTAACAACAGCAGTATCGTTTATTGCAAGGTCAGACATTCTGAGAATACCCTGTAGGCTGTCCCCCAGAGAAGTTACAACCAGCTTGTTCACCCTTTTGTTTGTGATAAATGAAATTAATTTACCAGTTAAATATTCAAGTCTTTCCTTAAAAATATCTGGCGAATATGCATTTCGTTCACTTTCAAATGTAGCTCCATAATGCTGGTCGCTTATCGCAACCACATAGGTTATACCATTCTTTGTGTCACCACAATAGGGAACGAACTCTGGTACAGGCAAAGTCTGGCACAAAGAACCTATCTGCTCATAATAAAGTTCCTGTCTTGCTTCATTTCGGTCAAGACGATTTCGCTCTAAGTTTGCAGTCTGTAACTTCATTCGTTCTTTGCGAAGCTCACGACTCTTAATTTCCAATTCCTTACAAGCATCATTGCTTGATGTGAATATATCCTTACAAGCAGAATACATTCTGTCGAAATATTGCCACGCCTTTCTAAAACAGCTCTCAGAATATTCAGTTCCGAAACGCTTATTAAGTATATCAGCTACTTCGTTCCAATCTTTATAAAATTCTTTTTTAGAACAAACTTCATAGATAGCTCGAAGTTGCTCTTTAGTAAACTTGTCTTTTATAAAAATTCCTCCCCATTATCTCTCTACAGTATTTGAAACACTGATTGTTACATCAGCACCATCAAAATGACTGAGAATAGATGCAAGTTCAACTGCCTGTCCATCTTCAAGTTCAACAACAATTATATTGTCATTAATACCAAGTATACCCTTTATGGTTATTGCGTTCTTTTCTACGATACTTGATTTCGCCATATTTATTTCTCTCCTTTTCCACATAATCGCATTTTTTTTAAAAACTTATCTTATCGCCCATTACTGGCGTGTGAACCTTTGCACTCCTATCTGCCTTACTTAAATTGTCACGAAGCATTTTTGCAAATTCCTGTTTGCCATTGCCCTCAGAATGAACAAGGTAAATTTTGTTATACTGTGCATTGGTATATCTCTGTAATAATTCACTTCTGCAAGCATGACTTGAAAATGATGTAAGCTGCATTATATTAGCTCTGCTTCTCACACGCTCACCATCTATTGTCACCCATTTTTTACTATGCTGAATTTGGTAGGCAACGCTATCTTCATCACCAGCGTAACCGCACAGCATCACACGAGCGTTCTCATTTGGCAATATAGATTTAAGCCAAGAAACTACTCGTCCGTTCTTTAAAAAATTTGATGTACTAATAATTACCTGAGAAGTTTTTAGCTTTTGCCACTCCTGAGATTCTTCGTAAGTATTAACCCACACGATGTTCTTCCATGCCGACACTTTCTTCCACAGGTCATAATCTTTCTCTATAATCCCATCCCATAAGGCAGATATTTTCATACCAAGTGGTGCGTCAATTATTATGGGCGTTGCAAACGTTTCATCATCGCCATATATCTTATACAGTGTTGTTAGAATATCCTGTAATCTATTGAGTGAGAACGAGCCAAATAAAACCTTTTGAGTGTCGTGTTGACAGCACTGGTCGACCACACACTTTATTTTTTCAAGGTCTTTGTCTCTGTCTTTCTGCTTATGTGTCTTGTGACTACCACCATAAGTACACTCAGCCAGTAATACATCACAGTAGGGGAGTCGTTCATACGGTAAGAGATAATCCTTTTTAATATCCGAACCTATATCGCCTGTAAACCCAAGTGTTTTAATTGTCTCTCCCAACCTAAATGTTAAATGCACTTGTGCTGCATTTATTATATGGCTTGCGTGGTAATACTTTATAGCAAGGTCATCAAATAAAAAAGTGGTCTTGCCAAATGGTAATTCAACTAAATGTTCAAGAGCAATTTCAATATCTTTCTGTGTGTATAATGGAGCTGTGTTGATTCCATATCGCCTTTCAAGTTTTATACAATCGCTCTCAAATATTTTAAGGCTATCTTCCCACATAACACGAGCAAGTGGTTTATTGCCTTTAGGAACATAAACACTACCACGATAACCACGAGCAAACAAGTAGGGGATAAGCCCACAATGGTCTGTATGAAAATGACTGATAACCACAGCATTAAGATTAGAAAAAGGAACTTTGTAATTTCTATGATTGACCTTGTACTGTTTGAGAATATCATCTCCACTTGTTTGATACAAGCCAGCATCTAATAAGATTTGTTTGTCGTTAAAAGTAATATAATACATTGAACCAGTTACACCATCTGCTGATTTGCCAACCATTTCAATTTTTACTTTATCGTTTTTCTTTGTCATACTTGTTCCTCACAGCCACAATTACATTCACCATCACTAATAAATGAAAAAATAGTTTCAAGGTCAATATCCTTGCCTATAATACTATCAACCATGTTCATTTCAACAAGGTCATCTGCAAAGAACCAAGTGTCATGTGGCATTATCTCCGTAAGTTCCTTTACTGTAAACTTTGTTCTGGATGCAATTGCTTTATTATATCTCTCAGTAAGGCGAGGCGAGAATTTAGCCCAATCCTGTGCCTTAGTTGCAGTTGTCCACGGACAAAACTCATATCCATCATGAACCATAAATACAGCATCAGGAACAGACATTCTTTTATGACAAACTGCATAAATTCCAAACGCCATTGAAGCACAAAGCCCAAGACATACACCAGTAACGGGAGTAGTAGAGTTCTGAATAGTATTGACAAGTGCCATTCCAATCATCGTATTGCCACCGCAACAATTAACAATAAGAGTTATAGGTTTCCTTTTGTTAGTTGGTTTTCCGTAATCTTCTCCATTTATCTTGCATATTTGCATAATAATTGTACGAAGAATATCATCATTAACCTCGCCATCAAGATAAAGAACTCTATCGTGCATATCTTCAATTTGAAGCCGTTCTGCAAGACCTATACTCATAACGGTTTGCATATCATATCCAGTATTCGGCTCACCATTGGCTGCTTCGAGTTCGTTACTTGTTTCTTCTATTTTTGTTTCTGGCTTCTTCTTTGCCATAGCCATTTCCACCTTTATAATTTGATACGGTTATCCAACCGCCCTTTGAAAACAAAGGATATTAACCAATTGTGCCGTAAGTTTCTTTTACAACTAAATTAGAATTAAACTCATTTATAAGTTCAATTATACTGGTATCTTCACAGGCGTAATAATTATGTCTTTTTGATTTCTGAGACATTGTTCGAGCAACAGGAAGTTCTACTCTGTTATCATTAAGTTTTTTTCTTATGTACTCAGCCTGTGCTTTGGTAACTTTAATCATTTTTTTATTCACTACTTTCAAAATTATTTACCACATCTATTGACTTTACAACTACTATGTGATATGATATAAAGGGGGGAGTGTATCTCTTTTTTGTATTCTGTAAAAAAGAGAACAAGAGGGGATTAACCCCTCTCGCCAGAGATAAAACTATATCTCTGATTATACCCGTAACAGATTTTATTCTCTCTGTCATAGGTAGGTTTTTCTTTTTGAAAACAAATAACGTATTATAGCCAAATTCTTAATGTTGCAATGTAAAAATCGTATAACGTTTTCAAAAAATTCCTGTCCACAACTTACTTTCTATATTCTGATTGTTTTAAAGTCTTGAATTGTCTACGATATTTCTTATAACAACAATCGCAAAGTTCACGCTTGGATTTTGAACCAACACTAAATTCAGCTCCACAGTTTACACATATTCTTGTAGGTGTATATTTCACAGGAATGTATTTCTCTCTCATATCATTTCTATTGGTAATAAGAGTATATCTTTCCTGACATTCCTTACATCTGCAAGTATTAGTTCCTTTACGAACTATTATTTCTTCACCACAATCAATGCAATAGCTTATATCTATTTCACTATCAAAATCTTTCATTAAGTGCTGATACATTGTATTGCCAAACATCTCCCAGAACATTTTCTTTTTACCAGTTGGATTTCGATTAAATATTTCTTCAACAATGTTATCGACTATATCATGCCAATTGGTTATGCCTATCTCTTTACAACGAGAATAGATTTTATTCCTTGCACCATTAATCACGAATCGGTAATCTTTTACAACTTCGTCCTGTTTCTTGTCAAAACGTGAAGAATTGATAACGTCCTTGTAAATACCAACCACCTTTGAATTGAATCTGCTATCAGTCATAGGACTGCTAAGAAATTTTGTATAATCAAACTGTGTTTCAAAGTCATATTTGCCGTATTGTATTCTTGGTATCTTAATAACTTTAGCAATATTATTTGCAGGAGTGTCTGTTAATGTATCTGTCTTTTCTTCTTCATAGTTCTTTGCGTACTCAAAGAAACGTGGTACTTTAACATTGAGATACTTGCTTATAATATAATTGATATTGTCTGGTCGAGTTGGCATATACATTGTCTTAAAATAGTCAATTTGAAAATTGTTCTCTCCTACAAGAAGTTTTATTACTTTTACCTGTTCATCAGTTAAACTCCAATCGTTGTTTCTTCCTATGTTCCAAATCTTAGTAATTGCATTGCTATAATAGCCTATGCTTTTACTATTGAAAGCCATTTCCATACATCTGAAAAGTGAATCGTTATTAACTGGTGTACTATCAGCTTTTTTCATTTCATAATACAAGGGACATATATTTAGTTTTTTAATGACTTTCTTTGCAGCTTTAATTATTATATCATTGTTACACACAAACAGATGGTCGCCATCCCAATCGAGTGCCATTATGCGTGACATAAAATCGTGAGAGTTCGTATAGATAGCATTGGTAGTAAACCACTCCTGTATATTATTTGTTTCTATGCAATGCTCACAATAAAGATGCGGACTACGCAAACAATCAAGGTCGATGCCGTTATCAAATAACCTACAGCTTACTTCGCCAGCTTTTAATAAACCGTTGGGGTTTTCAATTCCCATAATCAGATGTTCACAGAAAGCATATAGGTCTGGAACAGCAAACGTATAGTTTCCTTCTACCAAAAACTTTGCTGAATATAAATCCCTTACCAGACTTTCTTTTTTTGATTTAAGCTGCTCTTTTATGTATTTGTCTTGCAACATCTCAGGATATTCATAAAGGCATTTTTGAAAAGGCGATTTGTTTTTATTGCTTTCTACTGCACCAAAGATTTCAAGTATATGTTCTTTGTCAACTTTTTTATTCTTGGTAGATACGCCAAGGTTTAATATTTCATCAAGATTTGGCTGAGACAGATTTAAGATTTCATCATCGGTTAAACAACGCAAGGTTTGAATCATTTGATAGTTTATGTTTCTCACGTTGTCAAATTCTTCATCTTCTTCATTACCGATACACGCTTCACAATTATATTTTTTAAAGCGTTCTTTGTAGTCATTCCAATCTTTGTAATACTTCCACATCTTAAATTGGGATTTTGTAAATATGACTTGTATATCTTCCTCGATGATATTATGTTTCACACCATAAATATCCTTGACCACAGGAGAACAATCATTGACCTCAATAAATTTTCTAAAGTCAAATACTCCCAACAGTCCTTTAAACCACGGCAGTCTGATAACAAAATCCTTTGAGCTAATACTCGGTAACATCATTCCGCATCCATCGTTCTGCTCCATTGGTAGTGTTCTAACTCCGTGTGTTATCTCATAAGTGTCGTAGTCTATATAATCTACCTCACCAGTTACCTCGTTCTGAAAATCATCTACGACAATAGACTTATCAATATCAAAACCTTTCCAAGTTTTAGACATAGAGCTACACAAAGAAACATAAGCAAGATACTTAGCTGTATTACAACCACCGCAATCATTAATCTCCTTGATGCTTAATCCAGCCATAATCTTATTCCAATGTTTCTCTTTTAAATCTTTGCGTATAGCTACAAATTTTTTGTCCTTGGTTTGTCCTGCTGATGCTGTAAAAAATTCATATTCATATCCATCGTACATAAATCCATTCTTAATCAAAGATTCCATAATACCAGTATAATAAACACGAATAATACAAATCTCAGGATTAAACTTATTTTTATTAAGACCAAGAGTTCTTGTTAACGCACTATCGCTTATAGTGACCTTCTTGCCACTACTAATGCCATAACCATTTCTTTTTGCTATTTTTTCATATATCAATGTTCGCTTGGTATCTTTATTAGCAACAATGGCATCTCTGAATTGATTCTTCAACTCGCTAAGAGTTTTTTTAATTTCTTGTATGCGAGGTTTATTTTCTTCTTCCCAATCTGAAATTTCATCACTGTTTATCTGAGTTTTTATTCCATTAACCTTTTTATATTTCTTTTTTGGACATTCCTTTTCAAGAAGATACTTTTCAAGCTGTAAGCTTTCAATCTTATTCCATAATTCTTTTTCGCCATTATCTTCAAGAACAAAGTCTTGTGTATCAACTCCAAGCACATAATACAGTTTGCTATTCAATTTATTTAATTCCTCCCATATCACAAAATCATAGTGAATATTAATGTGAAATCCACATTATACCTAATAAACCAAGTGATAATGATATTGACATTACAAGTGCTAACGTAGCAAGATAAGATAAAACAAGGTCGTGTTCTTTTAATGCAAATTTTAATGCTTTGAATATTACTCCTTGAAACCCTGTTATTATTCCCCAAATTATTAGCATCCGCATACCATTGTTCCTCTATCCTTAAATACTTCTTTTCTTTCAATCCATCTGTCTGCCATAGTATCGCTGATAGGTGATAAGTCATAATCCTCACAGCCATAATATTCCGCAAGTTCTTTTAAGGCAGAACCATTAGGAGTACCCATTGCAAGTATTTCAAGCATTTTGTGTATTGTCATTTTTCTTCACTTCCTTTTTTATTTCTTCAAGAGTTAATGTCCTACAGTCCTTATCGGTTCGTACAACTGATAGAGGACAGCTCAGACAATGTATCTGTTGGCTACATATCTGTTCTCGTGTCATTTATGTAATCTCCTTTCATAGAAAGCATAGGCATCGTGCATACACTGTGTAGTCAATTCCCATTTGTCATCTATCCAAACATGATATACAGGTGTAGTCCAATTATAACAAGGTACGCCATTGCCTATTCTTGTCTTGGTCATATACAACCCCGTTGTATCGTTGCTGCTTTCGAGCTGATATAAACATCGAGTTTTATTGTCGAAAGTAGAAGCCCATCTGCTTAGATTTGTCATTTCTATCTCTCCTCAGCTATATGATTTATACATTGATAGATTAGCACCAATCATCTACATACTGCTTGTAGTCCGGATGACCATAGAACTCGTCTGAGCTTTCTTGATTGTCTATGACAGTAGAATCTGTATAATCTGTAGTCTGGATGTAGTTTATGTAATCCTTAGTCATTATCGTTCACCTCCTTAATAAGAAATATATCTTCGATTCCGGTTGCCTGTGCTATCTTTTCCTTATTAGCATATATACTATACAGTGCAGGATTAACACACAGGTATTCTTTGATAACATCGTTCTTGGCTGCTCTGACTGCGACCAACACCCCTCGGTTATCTCCGTTCTTATCTGGGTACTGAATCTTTAATAACTGATTGACAAATCGCTTCGAGTGAGAGATATTCAATCCAAGTTTAGCACATAGCGTATCAACCGACATCTTTGTAATTTTTGCTTTATCAGTTTCCCAAGGGTTTTCGCAAAGCACATTATAGGTCAAATTAACATAAGGGAGTATCATATACATATAAGCTAACGTTTTATGAGAATCAATCGTGGCGTGTTCATACAAGAAACGAGTTGAGTATATAAACAACTTGGCTGCTCTTTGGTCTTTGGCTTTCTGTAATTTACCTTTGCCAAATATATTAGAGTTAATTTGAAATCCTTGTTCATCTTCTATAAGGTAATTGTATCTCTTGGCTTCTCTAAGGAATGACTTAAAAGAAGTGTCTCCAAGTTTTAATAACGATTGCAATTGTCCCCTTGATAGAAGTTGTCCATTGTCATAAGCTATGTAATTGTCCTTATTGACGTAGGTTGCCAAATAAACCAATCTGCTTATAGTTGGGTTGTTCAGATTATCAAACGAACGCTCGGATGGTATAAAGTAATGCCACACATAACTCCCTCCTTCACTTATACTATTGTCATAATCGCTCTCGTCTTGTTGCTTAATGGCATAATGTTTTCGTCCATAGTTCTTGCGGCTGTTGTATTCTTCTTCCGAAAAACAAGTAACAACGCTATTCTCAGGAGGTTCTTTAACTTCGCCTTTGTCATTAATAATCGCTTTGACACGTTCCATTGCATCATTCCTTTCAATTTTGGTTTTCGCCATTTTGCGACCTTTTTGGGGGTGTTTTTCGCCATTTTGCGACCTCACCCAATTTGCAGTTTTTCCCGAAAAATCGGGCTAAACTGGCGTTTTTTGAAAAATCCGTTCTTTTAGATTTAGTAAACCCCATACGCTTGCCAAGGGTACAGACACTTGAACTATATGATTTATTCAATCTATATGATTTATACAATGAACAAATATAAAAATAGCTCACCTGTGTACTAATCCTATTATATCATAATATTTATACTTTGTCAAGAGAAAAAATAAAAAAATAAAAATTCCCCCTCTGGGGGACGAACGAGCGTAGCGAGTGAGATAGGGGGATATATTATAGAGTTATAGAATTATAATTTAATATTTACTATTTAATATTTACTATATTGGGGACAGGGACGGTAAACTTCGCTACGCTCAGTTGACCTTTGCCCTTTCCCCAAACCCCTTTTCCTAATTTAATTATCTTATATATCTGTTATTAGAGTGTATATTATTTTTCTGATTTATTAGCGTATTATTGGGATTTATTAAGGATTTGAAAATTTGGTATGATTATTTATGCGATATTTTAATAATTAGTTTATGGCTATATATAGAGAAGTGAATGATAATTAATATGGGAAGATGTGGGGATAATGGAGTGGAATGAGTTAGCGTGAACTGGTGTGAATGGAGTAGAACACCTTACCCAGTATTCCGGCAGCGAAATTTGATTTAAAATGTAAACATACCCCGTATATAATTTTTACAAAGTGCCGTATTTGCCTATTTACCGCCGTTTAATTTCCGTTTTGTTCATTTTAAGTAATTAAGATATTTAATAAAAAGAACGACTGTTCTATTTGATGGTAATCATTTAAGTGAAAAATTAATTAAACATTGGTTATTTAAGCACTTAATTTAAGAGCTTAAACGCAGCTTAATTAAGTTATTATGTGATTAAACAATTGAGATTAATTTATCTGATAGTTTAATTAAATTTATACTTAAAAGATTAACTCCCTTTAATTATTTTGTTGCAATTGCAACACATAACAATAATAAACATGAATATTCATATACAAAACGCTCAATAAATCCCTATAAATAGCCAAAAATCAATATACATATAACAAATATTCATAAAAATGCAAAAATATTCACTATTAATTAAATAATAAAACATAAAAAACTGCTCAAAATCAGACTTGAAAAAAACGCTCAAAAAATGTTTATTTTTTCCCTATATATAGCCATTTATGGCACTTCAAAAAAAGTCAAAAAATAGCCGTTTTTCTCAGCTCAGACAGCCAATTGTTGAAAACTCATTAAAAACTGCACAAAAATATTTACTTCTCATTGTATAATATGCACAACACGTCTCTTTTATATTATAATAGTATACTACTCATACTATGACGAACAGTATAAAACAAATATAATATTACAAACTGTATTCACACAAACACTTTAATACACTAAAATCTTATTGCTTATTGCACAATTATTCAATTTAACACACTAAAGTTTTTTGTGCAACCATCCAAAACTAAAAAACTTTTCAAAAATCGTTGACAAAGTAAAAATCATGTAGTATAATAGCATTGTAAACAAAACACGGAGCAACAAAAAGCTCCAACGTCCCGACTTGATACGGGACGCTAAAAGAATTCAGTTAACGCCGCAAATTTTGTGGTATTACGGTATATCATAGGGGCGTACACCGTTAGTTATAATGCAAGTGTACGGGGCGTGTGCCAACGTGCCTAATAACATGGCAGGCAGCTATTGCCAAAGTATAGCAGCCGAAAATAAACAATTTTCCGCTATAAGCGACTTGAAAAAGTTTCAACGCTTATACCGTGGAGCAGTCCACGCAAAATAAACAGTGCCGTAACAGTGCAATATCTCTTCTGTATAATCTGTACAGCGTGACAAAGTTGATGTTGTCAATAGGTACTATGTTCTTACTGTACAATAACACTAATTTTGTGCGGTATTACCTTAAAACATAGGCGGTGAAATAAAATAGCTAATACCGAAAAATAGCTGAATAAAGGGACTTTTTGAAAAATTTTTAGGTAGTCCCGACTCTGTAAAGAGGCGTTAAGGCGTGAGCCGTATTGCGGTAAAAAATTTGTACGGACTACTAATTACAATAATTCTATGCTATAATTATACTCAAATTATAGCATTTTGTCAAGCGGTATTGGAGTTAATTCTAATACCGCTATATATGTACAATTTAGCGTAAATCCGCTGAAAAGTACAACCATAATTCTAATTTTAGGAGGTCATTATTATGACAAAATTTATACTTTTTTTAGGACTGTTCGATAAAGACAGCAAAGCACAAGAGATAAGCACTCTCAATGCGTTCAAAATAGCCTCAAATCTGGTTACTGATATTGTAGGCTATGGCACTATAACTGAGGCTATGGGTATCTATACTCATGATGATGGTACTATCGTTAATGAGCCTACACTCCGTATTGAAATAACTGGAAGTGAACTCGAAAAAATCAAGAGGCTTGCTATAGTCTTAAAACAGGCATTTAATCAAGAATCAGTCGCTCTTGAAAAGGTCAATTCAGACTTTAATTTTGTATAATCACAAAGTACAAATCATATAGCTAATAATGCAGAGTAGGGGTGTATTATACGCCCTTAATGCAGCCAGTCAGACGGTTACAAGCCCGTGACTAACTGTATAAATCTAATTTTAGGAGGCTAATATTATGTTAGTAAATGGCAATATTGTTGAACTGCGTCCAACAGATTCTCATAAAAGTTTTTACGGTAAAGCCCGTGTTGTTATGGCTGAAAATGGGGATAAAACTCTAATCAGCTATACAACTCCCGTTCTCCGTCTTACTTCTGACGGTAAACTGGAAAAGTTGTGGGATGGATATTCTGCCACAACTATGAGACATATAAATTCATTTTGTGACACTTTCGGTATCAACGGAGGCGGTAAAAGGTGGTGGGAAACTTTATGACACACAAATACTCTTTGCGGTATTGGATAGGTGAAACGTGGTTCAATCTAAGGGAAAATTTACCTTTCTTTGCACTCTTTTTACCACCATACCATTACAACGTCAAGGAAAATGTAAGCTGTTTAAGTTGGAATTTTGCAAATAATGTGCAATACTATTCAAGACCGCCTACATTTTCAAAAAAGCATAACGCTGATGGAGGCTTGTGGAATTTTCTGCAAGCCTTAAAGCTACTCTGTCATATCCAAAGTAGACAGGTGCTTAATATCTTTTTGGGAGGCTAATACTATGACTAAAACTGGATATTTAAGAGGCTTTAAACGTCTTACAACTGAGGAAATTTCTGAGGAAAAAGAACGCCTTAGAGCTGCTGGAATTAGACTTGATGTTGAAACTGGAAAACTCTACAACTCTAAAAATATCCCTTTGGGAATAGTTAGCGGAGTTACAACACCTACTGGAAAACAGTACAAGATAGGCTCTCAGAATGGAAATTCTGACGTATGGTACAATGACAGATTTCTTGGTGATAACTATGCCGTATTTGTGAAAGTGGAAAAGTGCGGATTTTGGCAGCAGATAACACCATGGTATTGTCGTATTGGAAATGCTGTAAAACGTATGACAAAAATTTCACAGGAGGGCTGAACTATGAAAATAACAATCGGAAATTTTCTCGATAAAGGTTTGGAAAATGGTACTATCAAGCCTAATCAGATAGTAGCATACTATGACCATAACAATAACTTAAAATGGCTTGGAAAAGCTGAATTTGCACCTATTTTCTTGGATTGGGCTGCACTCGACCACTATGAATATGTGGAAAATGAACTGAGAATATGGGAGGAAAAACGTCCATGTTAATCAAAGACCTAAAAATAGGGGAATATTTTACCCTTAAACCGATAGAAAATCCAACGGAAAAACAAGTCTTTATCCGTGGAGAATATGACCGCACTGAAAAGAAATTTGAGTGCGGTCGTTTTGATGATATAAGCTATACACGTTATCTCAGCGGAAAAACTGAGGTATACACTGACTTTACATTCTGAGGAGGATATAACTATGGGAAAAATCTACACTGTTAAATGCGTTGACTATGGCTGGACTGTCAAAATTCGTACACGGAAAAACTATGCCATTGGTGACTTATGTATCGTCAATGGCTGTATCTGTTCAATCATTAAGGAGGGATAAACTATGCCAACTAAAAAGGAAATTTGCACAAATAATAAGTCCATAGCTTATTGGAGTGGCTGCAACGGACTGGAAATTAAGCACATAGAGTACGGCATAGATGATTATGTGTACTTTGTCGCTGGAGCTTGGAACGGAAAACCCACATACCATAAGGCTAAAGTTCATTACGGAGAACGTGCGTATTTTAGATACCACGGATATACCGTCTATCTCGATGAATGTATCAGAATGTGAGGAAAAAGCTATGTATAGAAATTTTCATATATTCAACACTGGAAATTCCTTTGTGGTCAAAGCTGATAGCAAGCGTTTTGGAAAACAGGCTATTGTTTATGAGGACTATGACCTTAAAAAATGCGTATCGTGGATATATTCACATTACCGTAATAATAATGGAAAAATTATAACAAACAGAAGGTGGACTGACCGTATATATGCAATTGCTATGTCAACCTGTAATTGTGCGGATAATCCTTGGTTTAAGGGAGGAAAATAACTATGAATAAACGTCAGAAGAAAATGAAATGGAACAAAATTCACTGGAATAGATATATGCGTTTTTGTGATTTGGCTATGCGTGTATCCGTACAGGCTGATATTATACAGCGTATGAGTAATTCCTCCGAAAATGATAAAATAAGAATATATCTTAATGAAATCAAAAAAGAAATGGAAAATATACGATATGATATGACAGGAGGAAAATAATATGTTACACATTAATTCAAAACCAATCACGGAAAAAGCTCAGATAGGCTGTCTGAACTATAGCTCTATCTTTTCGGAACTTATTCACGCTGCAATTGTATGTGAATACTATGCAAGCGATGTATTCATAGACTTAAAGCGGATAGAGTGTGCTATCACGGGTGCGGAAAATAAAGTGTTCTATCTCGGTTATCGTGATAATGGTGTTGATGGAAAAACTTTTGTCAAGTCACGACTTTCGGAAAATAGATACTATGAATATATCCGTTTGTACAGACTGGAAATATCTTCTGACGGAGAATATATTACAGTGGAACTCAAACGTATATCAAGCTATGATGCACATAAGGAACTTTGCGAGGAGGAAAAGTAAATGAAAAATATTATATTCTCAAACTATTATGACAGTGACAGGGAAAAAGCAACAAGAGAGTTCTTGCTGGAAGATAGAGGCGAGGACAACGGCTGGGAAACTATTGACGATATTCCAGACAGTGAAGTGTGGGATGAAATGTCATTCAATGAACAGATGGACTGGGAAAGTGTTACAAGCGAACTGGAAAACTTCTTTGAGGGTAAGGAAATTCTTGTCATCGGAACTGTAGGCAGATGGAATGGCACATACTCTGCTGGAAAAGTTATATCATATAACGAACTTCATAAGTGCTGGTCTGACTGCGACTATGTGGAAATCTATGACGAGGACGGTCATATGCACATCAATGCAAGTCACCATGACGGAAATAATCACTTTGAAGTCAAGATTCTTACGGGAAAAGGCAGAAACTACTATTCACGTTGGAATGAGAATTGGAGTGATTCACGGTCAGAACAGGAAATTCACACAAAACTTGTGGAAAGTTCACGCTATACCCACATACCACACTTTGCAAGGAAAGTTTACGGCTGTAAAACACGATAGGAAAAAGTATAATGGGCACTTGCAAGTCCCATTACCATATACGATAAGGAAATTTTTAAAGGAGGAAATTACTATGGTAAACAAATTAAGTAAAATATTCCCTAATGGCTGTACATCAAGACAGAGGGATAATCTTATCGAGGAAATATGCAGTCAGTACGGAAATGTAGGCAATTGGAAAAAATGGTCTGATTCTGCTAAACAACTTTATGAGGAAATGAGTGCATTAAATATGCTTGAAAGTTGCTTTGCGTATGGTGGAATATCTACATTCTATGACCAGCATAAAGCTTGGGAATATTGTGGAGAGGGCAGTCATTATGACCATTACTTAGCGGACTATATTGAAGTCGGTGGAAATAAGAAAGAATTTGATAAAATGATAGAAATTCAGACTAAATATCTCACGGAAAAATGTGAAGTAGTATACGCTGGAACTGATGGCGAGGGACTTTCGTACAATGGAATAAGGGAGGTATCAGCAATATGAGAATAACAGTATATTTTAGCAATGGAGCTATTAAGGAATATTCTGATGTTAAAGATACTCGGAAAGTTTGGAGGGATGTATCAAAACTCTGTAAGGCTTATGGAAAATTTAGAAGTCACTTCATAAACATTTGCGGAACGGAATGGAAAGTAAGAGTAATAAAGGTTGTCAAGGAGGATTGAGCTATGACGGTATTGGAAATATTAAAAAAGCGTAGAGAAATCTACACAAAGGAACTGGAAAATAAGTATATTGGACAAAAACGAAAAGCTGATACTGAAAGTAGATTATCAGAAGTGGAAAACTTAATATTCATTATCACTACAAACAATATTGATATAGTCAAGTAAGGAGGAAATTATTATGTTAAAAGGAATGATTAAGGAATACACAGAGCTTATGACTTCTCTCAATGAGAGTAAGGAAAAAGCCGATGCCATGAATAAGAAAATGTTTAAGACGGACATCAAAGACAGGCTTGCCGATAAAGACGGTTGGAAAAAGCAGCTTGATGAATACGCTCATATGGAGAATACAATAAAGCATAAACAGGAATATCTGTACATTCTCCAATACAATATGTTCAATGCTTTTATAGTTGAGAATATGGAAACGATAAGGGAAATTATAAACAAGTACGCTAATAAGCCTATCGGGGAAAAGCGTAGAGGAAATTTGTATGATGAAATTCACGCCCTTATTCCGAAAGAAGTTATGTATATTTTCAGCATAAGCATTAACTACGGAACTTTCGGAGGAATAGAAATATACCTCAACTACAAGAATAACCGCCATTGGGTATGGATAATTGATAGCAGAGAGGGTAACACATATTCAGAACTGACAGAGGAAAAAGTCTCTGACATAATCAATAACGCAAAGGGAAAAATCGTCAATGATATTGACAAATACATTGCTGATACCTATGAAAAAATAGCTGTCCTCAATGGGAAAATAGAGGAAGTTGAAAAGCTGTATTCAGAAGTTAGGGATGCAGCCGATGAAATGAATATATGGTCATATGACACGACTGTAAAGAAGTATAGAATATAAAGCTATTGGAAAAAAGTAACAAATAAATATTACATTATTTGTACAATGTAACCTATTGACAAAGTACAAATAGTGTAGTATAATACAATTACCGAAGAACAAATCGTAAAGTGATTAAGGAGGAAAACATGGCAAAGGAAAAATACTTTTACAAAAAATACTTTTACATTGTTGAATATCAGGGCGGTGCTGAATATGAACCTGCGGAGGGCGGATATTATGTACCGGTGACGGAAGTTTCCGCAGTATCTACAAAGCGTTATAAGGAAAAACACGCAAGGCGAGAATTAAAAAAGGCTATTAAAGAAGCATCCGAATATTATGGCGAACCTACTTATGTGGGAAGATATAATGCCGTATGGTCTACCGGAAAATATGTAGGCGATACATTTGAAATTCGCATGACTGGCTGTCCTGCGTTACATGAACAGCACTATTATGGATATTGTTAATTAAGGAGGAAATGTTATGAATACACCATTATCAAATCTGTTAAAGGAAAATAGCAAAGCGTTACAGGGACTTCACGCTATTGCTGATATGGACTTTCAGAAGCCATTTACCATAATAGAGTGTACTGGAAACTTTACATACAACTCTATTCTTAATGTGTTCGGAAAACCTGACCTTGATGAAGTCAATATATTTGTAATGTACAAGTCATCTAAGAGCTGGGATGCAAACTATAATTATCTCGTTCACCTTATCAAGGGAGGAAAATTTGAGAGTCAGAGAGGGGAAATTGAAGGCTATGAGTCAGTTAGTGGCTGGCGTTGGTTCGATACTGCAATAGGTAAAGGAACTTTTGAGAAAATAAGAAAAGACAAGAATTGCCACTACTGGATAATTGCACAGGAACGGAAATATGCTGTACAGTCTGAGCTTAAAGTTGTGGATTATTCCGTAAGATACAGAACAAAAATAGACTATGGAAATTATTATGCGATACCGTATCACAAAAATGGTGATTGGTATTATGACAATGTATGTGATTCATTATCAAAGTATAACTTTGATAAATCAGGCTATACGTCACTCGTCAATAATTATGATAACAGAGTACGGAAACTTAAAGCAGAACGCTCCGCTGCCGAGGCTGCAAAGTTTGACAATACGGAAAAGCTTAGAGAGTTCACTGAGCGTATTAATCATTGCAACGAGGCATTGCAGATTATTCTCGCAGGAAATTATTTGGATATTGACTATGAGAAAATCTCAGATGCCATACGTTGTCTGCGATTTGGAAAACATTTTTATAAACAACTTAAAGCAAACAACTTTACTTCCATGAGAGATATTAATTATACTTTGGAAAGATTGGAAGATGAAGTTGGAAGTGCTGAAAAGCATTTGAAGGGAGAGTAAAATGAAAAATAAAAAAATGGAAAATATAATTAATAAACTGCTTGATTCCGCATTGAATGATGCGGAGTCTGCTCTCAAAAATAAAAAGGGACTTAATAATGACCTTGTATGCAAAAACTATTATCACTCTATGGGGGTATATCATGGAATTTGTTCGGTCTTGGAAAAGATTTCAATAGACAAGTATATAAAACGCTTTGAAAATGACAGACTCCGTATGTATGATATACTCCAAAAAGCTGATACTCTAAACTTATAAATAAAGAAAAAAACAGGAGACAACAAATGAAGCACTATCGCTTAAAGGAAAATATTAAACAGGGAATATTCCTGATAGCATTAGGTTGCATCTGTCATAAGGTAGGAGCGGACGGAGCAGCAATTATAATGTGGTTTCTGGGAACAATAATATTCCTTGGAAAAAAAGAGGAGGAAGTCAATGACTCAGAAGCAGAGAGAAAATTGTCTCAAAGTTAAATCTGCTTTGATTGACATTTTCGACAACGGAAGATTAACAAAGTATCTTCCTACAAGTTATCTCGCATTTGAATTGGCGAGAACATACAATCATATAATTAAAAATGAACCTGTGGAAACTATCAATAAAGAGCTTAAAGACTTCTACGAAAAGAATGGGTTCACAATCAAAAACAAAGGTATAGGCTGGACAATCAGCTTATAATAAATATTGAATTTTTAGGAGGAAAATATTATGACAAAGGCAAACATTTCTTGGAACATTAATCAGATAGTAAAGGGTATGAACAATGGAACTATCCGCTTTGACAATGCTATTCAGAGAGGGTATGTGTGGGACAAAAAGAGAGCATCACTTCTTATTGATAGCGTACTCAGGGAATATCCTGTACCGCCTATTTTCACAATCAAGACAGAGGAAAAAATCAAGGTTAAGAGTAAGGAAGTTTCTGTCTATGACTGCATAGACGGAAAGCAGAGGTCAACTACATTCAAGTTGTTTATGGAAAATGCTTTTAAACTGGAAGGACTTGAACCAATTATTCAGTCAGACGGTTCGGAAATTGATATAAATGGACTGACCTTTGAAGAACTTGACGAGGAAATGCAGGATGCTATTAAATCATATACGTTGACAGTTTATTACTTCTCAGACATTACCGATGATGAAGTTGCGGAAATGATGTCAAGACTGAATAATGGTAAGGTACTGACTGGAACGGAAAATGCACGTATCAAAGCAAAGCAGCTTGACACTATTAAGGAACTTGCAAGTCATAATCTGCTGACAAACTACCTTACGGAAAAAGCCATTAAGGGATATGTCAATGAGGACATCGTAATCAAGTTCGCACTTCTTCTTAGCGAACAGACGGAACTTTCAAATAAGAATGTTCGTGAAGCATATGAAACTTATAGTTTTGGAGAAACCATTTGTAAGAGTATCAATGATACTATGGACTTTGTTCTTGAAGCTATCGAGGATAGCACTGATGACAGGAAGATTATCAAGCGTATGACTTCAAAGGCAAATCTGATAACTATTCTGTATGTGGCTCACGAATATCTTATCAATGGAAATTCTGATGTGAGTGAGTTCGCTGATAGACTGGCTGAGTTCTTCAATGGAACTGAGGGAGCTACTATTTCGGAAGATTATAACGATGCTTGCACCAATGGAACAATGCGTAGTGCAAATGTACTTACAAGGAATGACGAGTTCTACAAGTATGTAATAGGAGAATAATATAACATT